GAGTCATCTTTGACGAAGCTCATCACCTTCGCAACCGCAAAACTGGCAGATTTTTGGGTGCCAAAATGCTCAAAGCTAAGATCCGTTGGCTTGTTTCTGGAACACCTGTGCAGAACAAAAAAGACGACTTCTATGCTCTTTGCAGTTTACTCAAGATCCCTTCTAGTTTCTATGCTGAACCAGAAAATATTCCTATTATTAAAAAAAACTTTATTTTGAAACGAACCAAGAGAGAAGTTGGCATTCAAATTCCTGACGTCACCAACTTCAACATGATCATACCTTGGGCCAGCAAAATTGAAGAAAGATTCAGCGCCAATATTCATTCCCATCTTGCCTTTAGTGGTACTCAAATGGGAGAGAAAGAACCTGCACTCTTATTCAAAAATTACCAAGTTATTCAATTACTTACAAGGGCTAAGCAATCATGTATTTTGCCAAGTATGGTTCAAAAATCTTTGAGTCAGGATCCTGTTGAAATTAGAACGGCTAGCAAAATGGATGCCGTTGTTGAGACCATTATTGACCGCAAAAATAATGGCAATGGTAAGCTCGTCTTCTCTCATTACAAAGAAGAGATTGATACTCTTATTCGACGTTTGAGAGAAGGAGGGATTGAGAGAGTAGCTAGTTTGGATGGACGCAACTCTATGGCTTCTCGATCTGATATTCTCAACGAAAAATATGAAGTATTAATTCTGCAGATTCAAACAGGATGTGAAGGTTTGAATTTGCAAGACAATTATAGTGAGATTTATTTTGTTACTCCTCATTGGAATCCTAGCGTTGAAGATCAAGCTGTTGGTAGATGTCACCGCATTGGTCAAACACGACGGGTCTCCGTCTTTAGATTTGAAATGGACGGATTTCAACCACAAAATGCAGATCATAATTTGGCACCAGGCATTTCATTTGACAATTATGTATCTTTTGTACAAAATAAAAAGAGAGAGCTTGTAAAAGAAATTATTCAACAATAAGCAACTTTTGGGAAAAGTTGCGCAAAATTATAAAAGCAAAACATAAATATCGCAATGATTCACCATAGAATCAAACCCCCACCCCTTTTTTACCTTTTCATTTGGGATCCTAGAGAGAAAAAGTAATTGAAATTGCACTATGGAATCTATACTATGGAATCTATACCATGCAATTTACCCTATAATATACCCTACAATTTTGAATATTTTTCTCTCTAGCCTTATTTTTCAAAAAGGTTAGAATGAAGTTATGTACCCTAGGAACTAAGAAATGAGTGACAAAATCAAGAAATGAGTGACAAAACGTAGAAATGAGTAACAATTTTTTTCCGCTGGCGCGGCCGGGGCTTTAAACCCTTTTAACATATATATTATATATGCGTCCACCTACTTAAAGGACGGGCATCTATTTACTTTCATTGAGAGAAAAAGTATTTAAATATATACTACCATTTAATATCGGATTACAAGAAATGAGTGACAAAACGCAGAAATGAGTCACAAAAATATACATGAAAAAAGAGGCACAAAACGGCCCTTTTTCTTTTATTTAATTTAGGATTACAAGTTAAAATTCAAATACAATCTATACTAGGCTATCTACTTTTTATTTTTTATTTTTTTTTTTACTCGTCATCGGACTCATACTCCTCCTCTTCCTCTTCCTCATCCACTGCCTTGAACTCGATCTCCTTGGTCTCTTCATTCCAAGTTCCGACCTCATCCTGCTCCATGTTGTAGACCACTCCGTTCGAAGACTTTAGGTACTTGGTTCCCTTGTACTCAAACTTTTTCACCTTCAACACCGCAGGAGCTGGAGCTGCTTCCTCCTCCTTCTTGGCTGCCTTTGGCTTTGACTCCTTCTCAGCCACAGGCTTCGACTCCTTCTCAGCCTTCTTGGCCTCCAGAGCAGCCTTCTTCTCGGCCTTCTCCTTCTCAGCTGCGGCTTTCTTGGCCTCCTTTTCAGCCTTCAACTGATCGGCTGCGGCCTTCTTCTCGGCCTTATCCTTATCAGCTGCCGCCTTCTTCTCAGCCTTCTCCTTATCAGCCGCGGCCTTCTTCTCCTCCTTAGCCTTCTCAGCTGCGGCCTTCTTCTCCTCCTTGGCCTTTTCAGCAGCGGCTTTCTTGGCTTCCTTATCAGCCTCTGCCATCTGCTTCTTCTCAGCCTTCTCGGCATCAGTTAGCTTCGACTTCTTCGGCTTGCTAGAGGTTGAGGTCTCAGAACCGGAAATCGAACTCGTTTCAGACGCGTCCTCTTCACTGGCTTGGGCTTCAGAAACCAAATTGGCAAACAGATCATCCACCTCTTCAGGCTTCACGTCCTTGGGTTGCTTCTTTGGTCTGCCACGCTTCTTCGACTCCACCGAAGCAGAGTTATCATCACCGGACTTCTTCGAAGGACGGCCACGTTTGGTCTGAGTCGCAGGTGCAACAAAGTGCTCCTCATCGATCTCAATTCCGAACTTGCCCGCCTCTTCAAGGACCTGCTCTTTGGTCAGCTTCAGCTTCTTCATGACCGCGGTGTAATGCTTGGGGGCATCACCCTTGGGACCCTTGAAATCGCTCTTGACACGATCTTCAATTGTCCCGTTATCCGGCTTTCCTGACTCATTTTTCTCACATTGTTTGATGCATCCCTTGCAGAAAGAGTTGCCCTCGACTGGAGCACCGGGGCACTGAGTGTACAGGCCGTGGTTCTGTTTCAATCCGTTGCAAAGAGCTGGGTTGCAGGTTGTAAAAGGAAGAGCGAATGAAGGCATTGCTACCTTCTTCACACCAGCCTTCTTCTCCTTCGTACCCTTTACCGAGATCGTTACCGAATCCACGCCCAGACGCATCAATGCCTCTGCGCTATCGAAACCATACTGCTCGCTACAAGATAACACCGCATTACGCATCGCATCCTTATACAAGGACTCCACCGACTTCATGCACATTGACGAAATTACGATTTGACTTGACATTTTTAATATCTTGATTCACTTTATTTACTTTCATCTACACCACCACAATTCATTTCAATTTTTTTTTACACACTCTATTTTTTTTATTTACTGAAAATCCACCTTTAAAAAAGGTGGAGCCAAATTTCCGGTCAAATTTTGGTTACATTTTGACCCGAAGGTTGGACTGACACTTTTTTAGTAGACCCGGTTTTTGGCCGTGAGTCCAAAAAAAATTGATTAGGGTTACTAACCCATAATGTTTCATTGAAGTGCTCGGTTAGCTCAGTGGTTAGAGCATCAGTCTTATGAGCTGAGGGTCGTGGGTTCAACCCCCACACCGAGCAACGAGTTGCAAGACTCCCAAAACTTGCAAATAAACCCGGTTAGCTCAGTCGGTAGAGCGCCAGCCTTTTAAGCTGGTGGCCGAGGGTTCAAGTCCCTCATCGGGTGTATGAGTTTGCAGGCACTCATAAAAAACTTGCAAAAGGCTCTATGGTGTAGTGGTTAGCACACTTCCTTTACACGGAAGAAATATGGGTTCGATTCCCATTAGGGTCACCAAATCCGATATAGTCTAGTTGGTTAGGATCGAGGGTTTTCACCCCTCTGGCCGGGGTTCGAGTCCCCGTATCGGAAACCGAGTTGTCAGAACTCCGAAAACTGACCATTATGCCCGGCTGGCTCAATTGGATAGAGCGCAAGACTTCTAATCTTGAGGTTCTGGGTTCGAGTCCCAGGTCGGGTGTTCGGGGTCCACTACCCCAAAAATGAGTTGCAAGATCTCCTAAAATTTGCACAGCTCTCATAGTGTAGCGGTTAGCACCACAGACTTTGAATCTGTTATCCTGGGTTCAAATCCCGGTGAGAGCTAAAAATGTCTTCATACAGCAATTCAACCAAAATTCATATTAAGAATCCAAATGAAGACAGCACATATCCGATATAGTCTAGTTGGTTAGGATCGAGGGTTTTCACCCCTCTGGCCGGGGTTCGAGCCCCCGTATCGGAATCTGAGTTGGTAGAACTCACAAAACTGCCATTAAGCAAGTATGGCCGAGTGGTTTAAGGCGACGGACTTAAGACCCGTTATCTATGATGCGTGGGTTCGAACCCCACTGCTTGCAACGAGTTGTTAGACTCTAAAACTAATACCCCAAAACCCGGTTAGCTCAGTCGGTAGAGCGCCAGCCTTTTAAGCTGGTGGTCGAGGGTTCAAGTCCCTCATCGGGTGAAAAAGCACATTGGTACTCGTGCTATTTTTTTTAGAATTATTTTATTTTAATTATTTTTTATTTCAATTTCCAAAAAAAATTGAAATGAAAAAAGTGTATTATGTTTTATTTAAACCAACCATCATGGAGCAAGAACAAATTCAAGAACAAAAAAAACCTAAATACTCTTACATTAAAGAGATTGGAAAAATTGCGGCAATATACTTGTTGTGGATTCTTATCCACTACTTATCTGCCCATTTATATGTTTACTGGTGCACATCATCTTCCCTTATTGGGTTTATCCTGTCACCCTTTTTGACGCCTGCGCCTCATTGCCAAGCCCTGCGTTGGGGTATCAATCAAGGTGCCAATCAAATTGTACTTATGTGGTCGACGGCCGGCACGTGGCTGCTTATGAAAATTGCAATCAAAGAGGACTAAGGCAAATCCCACCAATATTTGTCAATAATTCTTTTATGCTCTAATGGAATAAGAGCCGCATCATTATTATTTCGAATATCAGTTTCAAGATAACCAGGTTTAGGTGATTTATAAAAAGTTTGATTCTTTGTGTTTGTCTCATTTAACGCCAATAAAGTTTCATTCTTTTTTTTTAATTCTTCCTTTTCCAACTCTTCCTTTCTAATAATAAAATCTAACTCGCTGTTTGTATTTTCTTCGTCATAAATTTCCAAAATTCTAGAAACTATTGGACTTCTCTCTACATCAGAACTTTCCAACTCAACTAATTTTATTCCCATTTGATGATTAGATTCTTTATATGTTTCATTGTACGTTACTTCAATTTCTTGTTTTTTATTAAACAATTTCTCATAAACATTAAACTTTTTTATAAAATCTAATAACCCACTATAACTTCCCTTATCAGATTGCTTTAAGTCACCTGTAACAACCATTTTACTACCAATTCCAAGGCGAGTTGTTAACATCATCATTTGGTTTGGCGAACTATTTTGCATCTCATCAGCTATTATAAAAGCTTTTTTAAATGTTCTTCCTCTCATATATGCCAACGGAGAGATTTCAATAACACCATTTTGCAACATCATGTCAATATCTCTCTGAGAATAAAATTCTAAAAATATATCAAATATAGGTCTAGTCCAAGGATCCATTTTTTTATTTATGTTTCCAGGAAGAAATCCAATGTCTTCTTCTACTGGAACGACAGGACGCGTAATTATTATTTTTTCAATTAAACCTTGTTTCAAGTCGCTAATGGCTTGATTACAAGCCAACAATGTTTTTCCTGTCCCAGCCGGTCCAATTGCAAAAATCAAACGAATTTTTGAATCGCACAAGTATTTAGTATATCTTCTTTGATTTTCTGATTTGGGTTTATATACTGGAAACATACTTCTAGAGTCTCCAAAATCCTTTTTCATTCTTAAAGCTTTTGCAAAACCTCTTGTGGTGTGTTTTAAATGAAAAGACTGAGTTCGTAAAAGCAACATTGTAGCGACTAAATTAACAAATAACTTCATTTATAACATATATAAACATTATGTTTAAACTAAAACATCACATTTATTATTAAAACTATTAATAATAAAAATCATACTTTATTTCAGTTAATATCTGGAGGAACACTTGGAATATTATTTGCATATACATCTTTTACAATCATAAATGCATTTTTTTAATAACAAAATAACGTTTATATTTTTTCACGCCATTTGGTGAATAACCATCACTTTTGCGAACAGGCTCCATCTCCATTTTATAAACGTTTAATAATTGACGAACAATATTTAAAAGAGGCCATTTTTGTTTTGCATCTGCACCATTTTGCAGGCCAGTTAAAGAAGACGAACTATATAATTTTTTCAAATCTATAATTCTTTCCTTTAATTCATCGTACTTTATAGGGTTTAATAACAACTCTCTTGGTATCATTTGCCCATCTAGATCTTCTAAATTTTCAAAATTTATACCTGCATCATTCAAAAACTTTTTGCTAGTTTCATCCATTTTTACTAACAAGTGCTTTTATATTTTTTTATTTATTACTTATTTACAATATTTTTCATATTATTTTTTACCAATCTTGTTCCACTAGCCGGCGGTCTGTTAAGTCTTGCATTTCGTTCGTGTATTAATGCATTTATTCTATTTACTCTTGCTTGCATTATTCTATTTTTATTATCAATTACATTTTTTATTTCATTTACTGCTCCATTATGTATAATTTTTTCAGTTATTTTCTCTCCACGCAAAGCTTTTGATAATAATTTTGCTCTTTTTGCTGAACATGCAACACATAAACATCCAATATCAATATAATGTTCAACTTGAATTATATTTTGACTTTGATTTTCTAAACATAATTGTGCATAGAAAACATATTCTTCATAAGTGTAAGAAGTAAAGAAATTTGTTTTTTTTAATTCCCAAGAATTGAAATACTCTTCTCTCTCGATTTCATTATAATAATATGCCAAACTACTACAATTTTTAACACTTTCTAAAAAGTTTTCTGGTATTTTGTATGCATTTTTAAAATTCTTAAACAACTCTGCTATAGGTTTTTTATCAGTTTCATAATCATTTACTATTGTAATTGGTGTTCCCAAAATTTCTGTTAATATATTTCCCCACAAGTTGGCATCTTTTAGTCTTAGTTTAATATATTTTATACCATTATTTTCACACAATAAATATTTTTTTTCAAAATCAAAAGCTTCAGGAATGTTTGCAAGATTATATCTCTCTTTAAAGTAGTCCGAATTACTTAAAAAAGGATATAGGTTATTAAATCTATAAATAACTTTGTCAAGATTATACAAGTTAATATTTTTTTCAGAATTATTAAAGTGTAAAGAAGAAATTTGTTCAAAAAATTCAGATATCTTTCTCTCTATCGGAGATCTAAATATGTCAATAACATAGACATTTTTACCTAAACTTTTATTGTATAAAATAATATCATCTACACTTATTTTATTCATATTTTCATTGTCGGATATTGCCGAAAAAAGCGTTTCATCATGAACATGGATAACAGTAAATTTTCTTGCTGCAGATAAACGTAGTGAGGAGACTAACGTTGTTGAGCCAACTTTAGGTGGACAATAAGCAAATATAATATTATTATTTGGCGAAGGGTTCTTATTCAATAATTTTGAATTTAATTCTTCTAATGCTGCTATTTTTTCCGGTGGAAAAGTATTCAAAAATTCCATATATATAATGTAATAATACTATTTGCAAAATGTAACACAAATGGTATTATATTTCAGAGTTTAAGTCTAGATTCTTTTTAATAAAATGTTTATTCATGTATTTTTGAAGAGTAAAATAACTCAAAGAAGGTTCATTATCCTTAATACCCAATAAAACCTTTAATTTATCATCTGGAATAATTATTTGTTTGTTTGTATTATTTTGAAGATTATTTTTTGTTATATATTCAATTAAAGCCTTTGTTACATCAGTTCTAGCTATTTCACTTCCTTCTGATTTATTTAAAAATTCACACAATTCTTTTGAAACAATTGTTGGTTTTGCAAATCCAGAAGGTTTTCTATTTCCTTTATTTTTATTTTTTTCTACCTCCTTAGAAAGTTTTTTATATTCCTTTTTAACATTTTTTTCTAATATCTTTACTTTATTTTGTATATTAGAAAAATAACCTTTCAAACTTGTCAAGTCTTCAAAAACTGAATCAAATTGTTTAAATATATTTTCATACATCTCTATAGAATTTTCCTGCAAGTTTTTTTCCATGTTATACCTACAATTATCAAATATACTTTAAATAAGTTTTTTAACTATCAGTTATTATAAAAATAGAAAATTTTTATAATACATTTATATTAAATTAGTCCTTCTTGGCCTCAGGAGCAGAACGGGGAGGTCTACCGCGTCCACGACCCGATGCAGGGGCAGGGGCAGCACCACCTCTACCTCCAGTACCTCTTCCACCGGCAGAACGCTCTCTAGAAGGCTTTACAACCTGCCACTCACCACCATCGCGAGGTCCAGATCCTCGAACTCTAGGAGTCTTAGACTCTTCATCACGAGGAACTCTTACAGACCTAGGGGGCTTTACAGGCTCAACCTCCTCGCCATTCTCAGACGAAGGGTTATAAGAGGAACGAGCAATTCTAAACTCACGTCTCGTTTCACACATCAACTTTCCTCCTTTAATACCACTAACATCGGCTGCTTGCACATCATGCGCACCTCCTTCAGTTGCAGTCAACTTAAACTCAACATACTCGCCTTGAACGAGATACTTGTATTGTTGACTAGACACTTGCACTGCACTATGGTGCACAAAAATATCTCCACCGGTGCGAGGACCATCCGTAACAGTAATAAAACCATAACCGGATTTGTTATTAAACCACTTTACGCGACCAGTTATGCGCTCCGCCGAGCTTGTACCAGGGGTGTTTGTTTCAACAGGATCACTAAACGACATCTGAATTATAATATACATACGAGCCTTAGCTTTATATTATTTTTTAAGATTATTATTAATTTAAGTTTTACATAATGAAGGGGGGTAATTTTTAAATTTTTAAATCAAAAAAAATTTTAATTTTCTTCAAAAACTTTAATTTTCTTACATTATAACCTTTAAACAATGTTTTTTTTATAATATACAAAATTATCAAACTTACTACCCAATATAATACGTAAAAATACAAATAAAAATTACTGTAAGATCTTGAATAAACATTTTTGTTGCACAATATATTCACATTTAAATCTTCAAGTTTATTATTTACATCCTCTATATTGACTCTTCTTCCAGGTTCGTACGAAACATATTTATTTATTTTTTCCCAAGGCGCTAAATCCATCATACCAATTTTATAATGCAAATCATTATACATCAAAATATAATGACAAAAAGTAGCATAGTCAATAATTGTTGGAAACTTTGATAAATTATACAAAACAGGATTTATTAAATTTTGCATTAAAAAAGATTTTGATGATTGAACTATTACCAATTTCGAAAAATGTTGATTGAATGTTTCTTCATCTGGAAAAACTTCAAATACCTGTAGTAAACGCCTGTCCCCTATTTTATTATAATTAACACCACGATGATGCATATTTGAATGAAATACAAGAATGTCTCCTCTTTGAACATCCAAAACAACTTTTTTACTATAAGTATCTACACTCCATCCACTATTATTGTATTTATGACTTCCTGGAATAACCTCTAATTGAGCATTGTCAAAATAGCATAAACAAGTAAAAATAGGTAACAATTCGGTGTTAGTATGATTATAAATATCTCCATGAAATGTTGACGCATCTGTTGAATTATTGTTATTGCTAAATCTAAATTTAACGTAGTTTGGTTTTGTTATTGTATTATCATTTTTTTGAATTACCGGGAAAAATATAGTGTCAATAAATTGTTTCATTAATGAATAATTAACTTTATTATCATTTTGAATGCAAGATAAACCAAAATTCAATTCTTCCTCTGTTAATACATTTTTTAACAAAATATATCCAAAATTTTTAATATCGGGGTTTTGATAATTCAAATTCATTCGTTTTATATCTATATATAACGAATGCATTTAATTTTTTCAACATATTAAATTTCAAATATGTAAATAATGTAAAATATATTCATAATTTGGTATTTGATCAAACGCTAAACTTCTAACATAATAAAGCATATCTTTAAATATTTCTGGAACATTATTGTTTTCTAATAAATTTTCCTTCATTTTTTTTATATCATCTATATTCTTACAATCGTCCCAATCCAACTTTTCAAAATATAAATACAATAATACATAAATCATTGACTCCAAATCATCTCTTCTACTTGGCTCATTCAAATTGTGAATATTAACACTTACAAATGACGCAGTTCCCAGTATTTTATTAATTCTCTTATTTTCTATATGAACATCATCTTTCAAATACTTTTTGCATAAACCAAAATCTATTATATATACCTTATTTTCATTACCCATTAAAAAATTATCCGGTTTAACATCTCTATGAATTAGCCCCATAGTATGTATAAACTGCAATCTTTGTAACATTTGTTTACCTATCTGCAGAACAACTTTGAGAGAAAAAGTATTGTATTTTTTCTTCAAAGTTAATAAGGAGTCACCGAGCAAAGTTACAACCATGTAATTATTTTTATCATCAACACCAAACCATTTTATTTGTGGTATTCCTTCGCCAGAAGCCAAATATTGATATATTTTTGTTTCATTTTTGAGTAATTTTGTTTCATTTGCTATAGGTTCCACCTTTACTGCAACATTTTCGCCAGTTCTTATGTTTCTACCTTTATATATTTTTCCAAAACCACCTTCCCCTATTTGTTCTAATATTTCATACTTATTTGATATAATCATTATTATATATTATATCAAAATATCTATGTTATTTTTTATTTAATACTTTCAAATGATACAGAAGATTGATTCCTTTTTGTTTTATTCTGTTTAATTTTATTACATCTTTTTGTTCTTGGATTTAAAATTTTACCTTCTGGACATTTTTTATGTTTTAATATTGTTGACAATTTTTCTCTCATTGAAGTATTAGCCTCAGATGTATCTCTCGGGGTTACAGGAGTTACCTCTTTAAAAACACCATAATTTTCTAAAGCATACTTTTTTGATAATAATTCAAAATCATCCTTTTTACCTTTTTTTCGCAACTCACCTTTTACCTTTTTTAACTCTTCATCCAAGTTAAATTTTTTTGAAGTAATCATATATGTTTCTAACTTAATTAGTTCAAGTAATGCCACTTTTATATTATAAATTTCATCATGATTTGTATCATAATTTTCATACCAATTATTTATTTTTTCTGTAGTTATTTCTTCTCCCATCACAATAGTTAAATATTTGTTCACCTTTTCATCTATAATAAATGTATAACCACGAATAACCTTTCGCAAATAATCTTCAATGTTTGTTTTATCTTTAAAATAATCAAACACAATTTCAAATAATTTTTTGCTTTCAATACTTGGATTTGCCAAACATAGTTCAGTAAAAAACATATTCCATGGAACGCAATAACCAGTAGATTCCGCAGTATTAGAAATTAATTTACTTTCGCATTCAAGTGATTGTAAACCATCTAGTGTTGGACAAACTTGATCCGAAGGTATAAACTTTAATTCATCTTTTTTATTTTCAACCAAAAGTTTATTAACCTTATTAACAAAAGATTTTATTGGGGTTTGTATTTTTTTTGCTCGTTTTTCATCTCCCATATATAAAGATCCATGGGGTTCAAAATGCTCAATTTGATTAAATTTTTTACGATACATTAAAATATTTGCATGATTAATATCTTTATTATCATAAATTGTCAAAGGAACTATTATTGTTTTAACGCCACGCATTAAACACTCTACAAATACTGACGCAATAATATTAATATGTTCTTTTAACAATTTCTCCTTTGCTTTTGAAACTCTAGTCATAATATTAATATTCAAACCAAATCCTCTAAACTCTTCATTTTCACTGTACAAAAAACAATCACTCTTATATTTTTTAAATAAATATAAATAAAATATTGTTTCTATTTCTGGATAACCTAGAAAGCTTTTTAACATTTTTTCTCCATTTTTATTTAAATCCTCAAATTTTTGAGTAATTTTTTTTTCATATTTATAAGGTTTTGGTAATATTACTTTTTCTTCAATTGACATCTTTATTATAAGAAAAGAATAATAAAAAAAAAATGAATTAAATTTTGTAAAATATAATGTATTATACAAAATGCAAGCAGAAGAAGAGAGCGAAGTGTCAATTATTAATAATAGACACATAACAATTGTCGCTTTTCAAATTTTTGAAAAAATACCGGAAAAAGAAAAAGCTTTCAAAGAAACCATGAAAAATTTTATTTATAATGATATGCCTTATAGGTCCCCAGAAGTATTAAATGATTTGTCTATGTGGAATAAATTTGAATTAATAATGCATAGATATATTACATCGGGCGATGAACCATGGAAACAAGAATGTATAGACATTTACACAGGTAAAACTTAAACTACCTTCCTGTCCATATCTTTGTCATTTCTAATCCTCGATCAATATTGTTTGTTATATCAAATATATACTCTTCAAATCTATATCCATCTCTTGTATACGTCATAATATTATTAAATATTGAAGCATTTTCATTTTGTATTTTTTTTTCATAACTACAAACTAATGCATATACTCTCTCAAAACACATTCTTTGGTCCCTATTATTTATATGATCAAGTAAAATAAAAAAATTATATTTTTCAGCCAATATTTTTACAAAACTATAGTCAATTACAGACATTCCCCCAAAACAACCCTTCCATTGTGATTTATTGTCATAATAATTTACCAACTCATCACTATAATTTAATAAACTCAGCAAATTTTTTTCATCAATATCTTTATCCCAAAAATGTTCAAAATGCCATACAAATTTAACATCATTTATCGATGAGAAATCAATATATTTATTTATAAAAACTGAATCATGAATTACAACAGCTTTATCAAATAAATGATTCTTATAGTAATAATAGTATGGCAGAAGTTCACCAGCTCCACTATACTCGCCTTGAATAAAGAAACAATTTTTTATTAGTTCACCAGAGAAATTTTTAATATATTTATAATCACTATTATCATCAACGATAATAATAATATTTTTAGGATAAAATTGCCTAATTTTTGAAATGCAAATTATCCAATACAAATTTGTCATTTCATTTGTAACATGTCTTGTTATTATAAAACCCAAACTTTCTGTCATATAATTGTATTTTATATATATTTAAATGATTTAAACTCAAAAACCAATTTTAATATATGGTCGATCCTATAATAAAAGAAACTACAAAGAAACCTAAACGTAAAAAGAAAAAGGATAAATCTAAAAGATGGAGTATTGTATTTGTAGATGACTCTGATGACGAACGCGAAGAAATTAAAAACATTGGAAAAACGTTATTAGACAAACAAAAAGATCAAATATATAATGATTGATTTGTTGCTACAAATTTCAAAGTAATTGTAGGTATTTCCCTCAACTTACTTAAAAATGCTATAGCCCCCATGTTTTCTGCTATTTTTTCCATTTCACTAGAAACATTATTTATTTTTAAAAGCGCCTTCACAAATTCTCCCAAAAATATTTCTTTTTCTTTTGCCATTTTTTGCAATACTAATTTGCATTCCTGTACATTTTCAGCCTCGCACCATTCCATAACATAGTTTATTAAATCAAAATGCATATTATAATCTGTTCCGGTATCCATATTTTTATCTAATTCTATTTTCATATAAGACTCGTACATTTTTCTCAATTCTAAAATCATATTCTGGACTTTTTTATCTTCAGAATATGGTACAAGTGCTTTATTTTCATCACTTGTTGTTATATTTGTGAAACAACTAAAAATTGCAACCAGTTGTTTTGCTTCAAACTCCTCCAATTTCTTTTGTTCCAAAATATTTGCAAATGCCAAACAATGGATTTCACGTAAGTGACTAGCTAACGATCCTTTAAAGGTCAACTTTACATCGTCTTCATCAGTAATAAAACTTTCACTTTTCAAAAAATCATAAATAATCATCACATTTTTACTCAAAAACTGCTCCGCATTTGAAAACCTGTCCTGCAGCTCAACCAATTCTTTTTCCTTTGAAAGATATTTTTGAGCAGACAATAAATCTTTGTCTAAAGAAAAATGTTCTGATCTAATTTCTTGCATGCGTTTTTCAATATCTTTTCTCTTTTTGTTTGTACTCATTGGACGTTTAGAAGTTAAATCAATATATTCAAGTAAAACATTTTTAGGAGTCTTTAAATAACTTAATGACTCGAGTGATTTTTCAATTTCATTACTCAACTCAGAAATTTTATAATAAATAGTTCCTAACTCTTTGTCAATATCATCTTGAATCATTGAACGTTTTGCAAAATCAGTAAAATTTTTATCACCAATATCTACCAAATTCAAAATCAAGTTGTATGAAATTTTAAATTTTGACACAAGAGTTTGTGGTTTACCGCACATCATTTTTTTATAATCTGTTAAATTCATATTTTTAAAAAGATTATTCAAATGTATAACGTTTCCTATAGTATCAATGCCTCTCCTACCCGCTCTTCCGGCCATTTGCGTGTATTCGTGAGAATACAGCATTCTCATTCCATTTCCATCAAATTTCTCCAAGCTTGTGAATATTGTTGTTTTTGTTGGCATATTAATTCCTACCGCAAATGTTTCTGTTGCAAACAGCAACTTAATATAACCTTTTGCGTATAACAACTCAACCATCTCACGCAAAACTGGCATAACTCCTGCGTGATGAATTGCAACCCCCTTTTCCAAAAGAGATACCATATTAAGATACTCTGGCAACTCCAAATACTCTTGAAAATTGGGCAATTTTCTTATAATTTGCTCACATTCTCGGCGAACAACATATGCTACCTTAGAATCAAACTCAAGAAGCGGATGTGTTACCTCTTTCGCGCATATTTCTAATTGCTTCCGCGAAAGAACAAAACACAAAGCAGGTAACATGTCATTTTCAACCATATATTTACACACTTGATTCAAAACATGAGATCTTTTAACAAACACCCTTTTATTTTCAAATAGATCTAACATTTTCTTCATTTTGTGGTAATGAACCTCATCAAAAACTCCTTTAGAATTTTGAATAGTGAAAATTTTATTTGTTGAGTCTTTTATTTGTTTCTCCAAGTCCTTATCCTTAATAGCTTTAAAAATTCCAGTATTTGTAGTAACAAATGAATAATGTGTTAATGGAACAACTCGCTCATAAGTTGTTGTCAAATAAACATTTTTATTTTGATTTGATTCACTCTTATTACCTCTTGTTTGACACCAAAGTGCAAACTTCTCTGGTTGATCAATTGTCGCCGAAAGCATAACCATCTGAATTTTTAAAGGTAACATCATAATGCTTTGTTCCCAAACTTTACCTCTATCTGCATCATTAATATAGTGAACTTCGTCAAAAATTACACAAGCCAATTCATTATCAATGTCCATATCAAAAGATACATTTGATGTTGGCATTTTTGATCCACTATTATTTTGATACAATTTATTTAAAAGAATCTCGGTCGTCATAATTAAAACGTCCGCTTCAGGATTGCACTTGATATCTCCTGTAATAACTCCAAAGGAAATATGTGGGAATTTTTTTGTGAATTCATAAAATTTTTGATTTGATAGTGCTTTGATCGGACTTGTGTAAATAACTTTTTTTCCAAGACCAACAAAATGTTCTATAGCAAACTCTGCAGGTAATGTCTTACCAGACCCTGTATGTGCTGTAACTAGAATGTGATCTCCTTCGACAATTGCCTCAATTGCATATTTTTGAAAACTACTTAAAGGAAATGAGTATTTTTCAAAATGTTCCATATATTTTTCCTCTTGTTGCTTAGGATACGTGTTAGAGCAAATTTTAACCATGATAATCTATATAATATATCGATTTTTCTTTAAGTTGTTTATAATATCTTATATCGGTTGCTAAACTTCTCTCATAAGAAAAATATGAAACGTCATTCCAGATACCATAACAAATTTTTTAATATTGCAACACAACTTTATCGCTAGATACAGCCGAAGGATCTACTAAACTTGGCATAACCCCCCCTCGCAAAGTATTCTGCATTACGGGTGTTGAAGTTGCTCCTCCTCACCCACCTCGCATTTTACGAGTTTTTCTACCTTTTCTGCAAACTTTGCATTTACATCTGCAATACTTCATTTTGCACGTGCCACTTGTTTTTTTTCCTGGATGTTTGCACATCGTTCTACGCCTTCTTGTAATAGACATTTATATATAATGCATTTATAAAAAAATCGGTAAAATTTAGATAAAAAAATAAATTAATTATTAAATGCGAGGGGTTTTCTACGTTTTGCAGTTATTTCTTTTTTACGCGGGGGTTTTAAGTTTTACAAAACATAACTTTAGAAATAGAGTTGCAAGTATAAAAAATATGAAAACTGATAGATTTTATGGTCCTTTTGGAAAAAAATATTATGAAGACTATCTTCGTAAACTAAACTCTAGAAATATTAGTATTCAAAATGATGCTATATTAAATAATAATTTAAAGGATAATACTGATGAAGAATGCAATGAAATAGAACAATTTTTTGAAAACCAAGACGAAAAAGAATTTGAGGATATTATGTCTTCTATTTTTAAATCTGGTAATCGAACTGAAAATAACTCAAATAAAAATGATGTTAAAATGCAAGGAAATCGCAAAAAAATACTCATTATTACTAATGGTAACATGAATATTCCAATTCCTATTCAAAATAATGAAGACGACGAAGAAGATGAAGGACATTATTATGACATGCATGGAAATCTAATAAGAACAAGACGAAATCCAGGAGGAAACAAACCCAAAAAAACAGAAAATTTTGAGGTTATTACAAAGTCACCAATTACTTTTAAAGACATTGGTGGTTACGAAAATATTAAATTGGAATTGAACCAGTGCGTTGATATTCTTACAAATTACAAAAAATATAGTGACTACAATGTTCGCATTCCAAAAGGTCTTATACTTGAAGGGCCTCCAGGCAATGGTAAAACTCTACTAGCAAAAGGTTTCGCAGGAGAGACAAAAACTGCGTTTATACCAGTATCAGGTGCGCAATTTCAAGATAAATATGTGGGCGTTGGGTCAAGTAGAGTGAGAGAGTTATTTGAATTGGCAAAAAAGAACACGCCATGTATTGTATTTATTGATGAAATTGACGCTGTTGGAAGAAAACGTTCAAATGATGGTGAAACTTCTGGAAATGAACGAGATAGTACATTAAATGAGTTATTAATTGCACTTGACGGCTTTAAAACTTCAAGTGGTGTTTTTTTAATGGGAGCAACAAATAGAGCAGATTTGCTTGATCCTGCATTAATTCGCCCAGGAAGAATAGATAAACGCATTTTTATAGGACCTCCAGACTCTACAACGAGAGAAGCAATTATTAATATTCATCTTACTGGCAAACCTTACGATAAGTCAATAAATGTTAAGGATTTAGTAGACATGACTGCTGGTCTTTCCGGTGCTCAAATTGAAAATATTTTAAATGAAGCTATGTTGAACGCATTGAGACATAATCGAGTTTTAATGGAATATCGTGACATTGATGCAATTATTGGTAAAATGATGGTTGGTTGGCAACCAACGGAACATCAATTCTCAAATGACATTATCAAAAGAATTGCTATCCATGAAATGGGTCATGCTATTGTTGGTTTTCTTTCAAAACATCATTCAAAAGTAACCAAAGTAATTATTAATCTTTCTTCACCAAATAGTCCTGGATATACAATGTTTGAAACTTCTACAAGCAATATATACACACGGGAATCTCTTTTTGAACATCTTATGATTCTTTTGGCTGGAAGGATTGCAGAAGAATCATTCTATGACGTCAGCGTAACAACTGGAGCTATTAATGATTTTGAAGAAGCTTTCAAATTAGCAGAAAAAATGATTATTTATTATGGAATGGGAAAAAATATTATATATCCTAATTCAAGTGATAAATATAAAGAAATAATAGATTCGGAGGTCATTCGTCTTATTAATGATGCGTATGCCATGGCAAGAATTTTAGTTAATAAGTCTAAAGACCTTATTCATGAATGTGCCGATATTTTACAAAGAGATAAGTTATTAAAAATTGACAGACTTACAGAAATTATAAATGAAAAATATCCTGAAATTAATCAATTAAAAATAGAAAACTAAATTTTTATATAATAATGCATTTACATATTTAAAATGTATTATTTAATCAACAAAGTATTTTTTATTTTTAACAAACAAATGATGGGAATTTAATAATAATTATTCCGGTACCACCACCACCGCCAGCACCAATGTCATCCGCTCTCATTCCTCCTCCACCACTTCCTGTGTTTAGTGTACCCGGGTTTGGATATGGAAGACCACCGCTACCACTTCCTTTTCCACCAATAATAGTACCAGCTGGAGTACTTCCACCTTCCCAATTTACTGCACTATCACCACCACCGCCTCCGCCCGCAGCATACCCTGTAAATGTACCACTTATCCTGCTAGCAATTCCATAACCTCCACTATTAACAGATGCACCAGTAGTTGCGTCCGTTGCTATTCCAAAACCAGAAGCACCTCCACCACCACCTCCAGGATTTGTACCATTTGCGCCGTTGGCCGGGCCTAAACCACCTAAAAATCCATTTCCTGAGACTCCTCCGAACCCTGCAGTTCCTGCTGGATTCCACGATGATACTGTATTTGTTCCACCATTTCCACCAGCGCCGCCACTAGCAGCCAAACCAAACGCCGAACTAGGAACCCCATTTGTTGTTAAATTATAATATACTGTATCACCGCCCGCCACAGGACTTCCCGAAGCACCATTTGCATCCATAACTCCGCCACTACCAACTAAAATTGTATAATTTGTACCTGTGGAAATAGAAGTAGTTCCAGCTAAAACCTGTCCAGCACCACCCCCACCTCCATACGTTTTAGCACCTGTTCCTTTTGCACCTGTTCCACCTCCACCAACTATTAAGTACTCAACCTGTGCTGGAAATGGGCTTGTTGCGTTAAAAGTAAAAAGTGTTTGGTTGGCATAATAAAGTACTTGATTCCCTGCTGCGGCTGCTCGAGGGTTATTAGGACTGGGATAAGTATAATTAGCAACTGGTGTTGTTGTAGTAAAAGTAACTATTGTATAACCACCCGAGTACGCGCCAGAACTCCATGCTCTTGGATTTGAACCGGTCGAATCTACGTACGTAACTACGGCAGTTCCGGCAGTCGTATTTGCTCCAGTATTGTATCCAGCATATGTATTGTAAGTTCCAGAAATTGCAGTTCCACTATACGTTGAGCCGTTAATGGTAAATGATGATGCAACACTAGAAGAAATTATGTTGGATAAATGTCGTAAAATAACTATTCCTGAGCCTCCATTTCCACCAGCTATACCAGGTCCTGTAGTAGCAGAACCAGTCGTAGAGCCTCCTCCTCCTCCTCCTGTATTTGCCGTACCTGCAGTTCCAACAACAGAGTATACACTAGTAACAACTGCTCCAGTAGATCCAGAACCGCTACCTCCTCCACCTGAACCGCCAACACCAAGTAACCTATCATAACCACCAGAACCACCTCCACCAGAATAAAAAACGTTACCGGTTCCTCTTAAATTATTTGACAAACCAGAACCGCCTGTTCCACCTGGACCAACTGAATAATTTGCATTATTTTGACTATTTCCGTTACCTCCGGCTCCTGCAGCTAAAGCACCTCCACCACCACCACCTCTTCCTACACCTCCAGCAACCCCGTACATTGTGTTACCTCCAGCATTTCCCTGACTCGGAATTGTTGATGGAGTGTTTCCAGAACCACCAGGATATACACTGGATGAGTCCGCTCCTCTAAGACCGCCACCACCACCAGAACCTCCATTACTTCCAGCAGCAAAGTTTGGTGCTCCACCGCCACCTCCAGAAGCAGTTAAACTGATAGATGTACCGGATATACTAGACGAAGATCCATTTCCTCCTTGCGCTCCGGCAGAACCGGTACCTCCACTACCAACATTAATTGTATACGCAGTGTTCGCTGCAATTGCAGTATATCCAGTTAAATAACCACCAGCACCTCCACCTCCACCTCCACTTCCACCGGCGTTGCCTGCTCCCCCGGCTCCTCCACCGCCAACAATTAAATAACTTACATAAGGTGGAAAATAGTTAGTTGTTGTAAAAGTAATAGACGATCCTGCTGTAAAAACATAAACAGTATATCCGTTTAAATAAGGAGAGCTTTGCGTAAAATTATTACCACTTGAATCTGTATATCCAACTAGTGACGTGCCTCCACTTATAGTAGCAATTGGAATACTTACACTAAATCTAAAAGTTCTTGTTATGCCTAATGCACCAAGCGAATCTGTTGCAATAGCAGTAAAATCGTAAGTGCTTGATACACTCGTTGTTATTGTTGGCATTGTTCCATAGAGAATACCTGAAGCATCTAAAATGACCCCACTAGCTCCAACTGGATTGCCTCCACTTGTATAAGCAAAAGTTATTGGGTAGTTACCACCTGTATCATTTGCACTCAAATCTGTAAATGGTTTATTTAACTTTGTGTATGTAATTGAACTTATACCAGTACCCAAATTTGTTAACGCATTTGTAACCCAAATAGGTCCCGCGTTAAAACTTAATATAGCTGTTGAACTAATTCCTGTGGAACCACTACTTGCATTTGTTACTTTAACAAAAAACCCAGTATTATTACTTGCATCCGACATTGTTAAGGTGTTCCTTGCTTGTAACGAGGTTGAACTATTAAAATTTGTTGGTCCAAATGCTGCATAAGTAATATTGTCCACATTGCCAATAAATGAAACTGAAGAACCAGTTTCAAAATTTGTACCAGTTATTGTAAAGTTTGAACTTGAATCTTCTGATACATAGTTTGGACTAATAGCAACAACTGTTGGCGATAAAGCACTTATATTTGTCCAAGTAGACGTACCAGCATTCCAATATTCAATTATATTAAATGTTGTATTATATCTTATATACCCCGTTTTTCCAGGAGGTCTATTGTTTGAATCGTTTGCTGGAATTTTTATTGCAGAAACGGCATCTGAAAAATAAGTTCCATAAACGTTCATGTTTGCTAGATTATTTGAAGTATCTGTTGTCCCAACGTTAAAAACACATGTGTTCAAAATAGCATTTCCAGAAGCTATATTAGAGCCAATTATAGCTTTATTAATAGAATTTGTATTAATATACAAGTTGTTATTTCCTGAAACATCTAAAGTTAAATTTGTTGTAGGCCCTGTGTATATTTTAGATGCTTTAACAATAAAATTTTTCGATGGATCTAAGGATGTTAAATTCAATTCTGTTGCCATTATATAAAATTTAAATATTAAAATAATAAGATTTAAAATATAAATCTAACAAAATTTAAAATGCTAAATCCTTAAATTTATATTTCAAGGTCTTAACTTAGTATTAGTATTATTAATACGTTCAAGTTTATAGATTTTTCAAAAAATAAAATTATTTGCGTTTTATGTAATTAACCCTATAAAAATTAGCAAACAACCCTATTAAAAACGTTACATAACATGAAAAAAGAATAATTATTGACTTATTAATGTAACTTTCATTTTGATAAAAATATATTGCAAGTGGTAGTTGCATTAATTGAACAAGTTGCATAGATGTAATGTATGGTTTAAATATGCAAATTATTTTTATTTTAAATAAAGAAGCCAAATAATAAGAATACATAAACGTATGAACAAAAGAATTCAATAAACTAGCAACTATAAAGCCATCAACCTTACAATAATAACCCAAATGCCAACAAATAACTGCTCCAACGTGATGATATTTTTGTAAAAAACATGGTTCTTTCCCATTCAAATATAAAATAAATGTATCTATATACTCATAATATTTTGACAAATAAAAATAAAATATAACTTTGTCAAAATGTGGTATTTTAAAATAATAATTTCCTTCAAAAATTACACCATTGTCATATATAATTTTAAATAAAGATAAAAATGTCCATGCACTAAAAACAATAAGCGCAAAATTATGAATAATAGATATACAAAATAACAAATAAGAATTTATACGTAAATTTTTTGGATACTTTAAATAAATTATAGTTCCAATTACAGGTACAATGTGATTCATTGTATAAAATTATCAACACCATTTTATATAGGTTTAAAATATATTGTAATTTAAAATACTTAAGAAAATATTAAGATATTTGCATATAGTACAATGGAAAAGTTTAATATGCTTAACAACGTTCCAAACATTTGGAAAAATCCACTCAACCATGTTTTTGAAAATTTGCAACTGAAACAAAAAGAAGACACATTGTGGCTAGAGTTTGGTGTTGGTGGTGGAAGTACAATAAATTATATTGCTAGCCAAACACCTGGTATAGTTTATGGGTTTGATAGTTTTTACGGAAATCCAGAAAAATGTAGGGAAGGTTTTGAAGCTGGACATTACAACCGAGATGGGGTGCCTCCTCCAGTTGCAAGCAATGTGATTTTAGTTCAAGGGCTTTTTCAAGATACACTAAAAGACTTTTTAGTATCACAAAATAAAAAGATATCTTTTATTCATTTTGATTGTGACTTATATAGCTCAACAAAATTTGTTTTAGATTCCATAAAAGATTATATAGATGATGGTTGCATTATTGTATTTGACGAATTTGTAAATTTTGTTGGTTTTGGAGAAGCTGAGTACCAAGCATTTTACGATTTTTTATCCGAAAATAACGTTGAATATGAATTAATTGGTATGAATGGTTCGCCAAAATGGATTTGGGGGGAACATCCAAATTCATCTGATGGTGTACCACACGAACAAATTGTTTTAATAATACATAAGGTAATGTTACCTTGGTGTTGGGATTAAAATTAATTTACAAAAAATAAATAATATAACAAATATATTATTTATAAAGCATCTTTCGCCTTGTTAAATATTGATTATCAAATAAAAGAAAAAAATTGGGGTTTTCGCAATAAATTATATATTTTAAAAGTAACTTAAAGAAAAAATATTGATTTTCAAAACTTTTTTTGACTTTTCATTTTTGGACATTTATTTTTGTCCATTTTTGAAAACCCAAAATACTTTTGACTTTTTTATTTTCACTTTTTTATAAAAAGTCGAATCTTAGCATAATGCTCTGTATTTCATTTATTTCTTTTTAAAAACGTTATTGTAATTTTTTTTGAAAAAATATATTTTCAATGAAAACAATTTAGGGGATTTTTATCTATTTCCAATATAGGAAATAATGGAAATAAATTTGTCCCAAAAAATCCCCAAAAATTTTGAGTGTTGTTTTTGTAACTATTCATGTAGCAATAAAAAAGATTATTCAAAACATTTAATGACACGTAAACATAAAAAAAATGAAAATGGAAACCAAATGGAAACTTTGGAAACCAAATTAGATTTACAAAAATCCCAAAAATCCCAAAAATCCCCACATGGTTATAAGTGTGAGTTTTGCTTAAGAGAATATAAAAATAAAAGTGGTTTATGGAAGCACAATAAAAAATGTCAAGAGTTTAAAATAGAATCAAAAATAGAAGCAAAAACAGACCAAAAAGATAATGAAATTATTGGAAAACTTATTCAACAAAACATGGATCTTGTTAGTCAAAATCAAGAATTCAAACAAATGATGATTGAACAAAATAAAACAATTATTGAATTAGCAAACAAAACAACTATTGTTAATAATAATAATAATACTACAAACAATAATAAATTCAATCTCAACATATTTTTAAACGAAAAATGCAAAGATGCATTAAATATTATGGATTTTGTTAATTCTCTCCAACTTCAATTAGAAGATCTTGAAGAGACAGGTAGATTGGGTTATGTTCAAGGAATTTCGCGAATTTTTATAAATGGTTTGAAACAGCTTGATGTTTGTAAAAGACCCATTCATTGCAGCGATGTTAAAAGAGAGACGCTCTATGTAAAAGATAATAATGCATGGGAAAAAGAAGATGAAGATAAAAAGAAAATAACGCGTGCGATTAGACACGTTTCTATAAGAAATGCAAAACAAATCGGTGACTGGACAAAAGAAAATAAAGGTTATAATGACTCTGCTAGCAAAAAGAGCGACAAGTATTTGAAACTTGTATCAGAAGCAAATGGCGGAGAACCAGAAGAAATTAATAAAATTATTAAATCAATCTCAACAAAAGTAACAATTGATAAAGAAACAATTTAATTTTGCATTTGCAACCTTATTTTCTTTTTAAAGTTATCTTCATCAAAAAACAAGTACAACTTAAAACTACACTTTTGGTAATTTTCTATATTTTCGCGCAATGTTATTCTTGATGCAAGTTTTAATTCGGGCAAATAAACAATGTATTGATACAATCCATCATTTCTATGAATTTTATCAAAAGCATATCCATCATATATTTTTTCCATTACTTCGGGATTATTAGTACATAAATCAAGCAATGAACAATCGCATTGTACTTTGCGAATAGCTCGCATAGTAACATTAATATATTCTAATTCGTTTATCCAGTTATCGTAAAATTTTGACGCATTTTCTGAAAGAGAAACCATACTTGTGTTTTGTTGAAACTTAATGATATTCAACAAATCAACTAAACGACGAATTGGACTAGTAATATGAATATAAGCATCTACTTCCAGAATTTCGTGTCTTGTGTTAACTTCCACTTCACTTCCATCAATGTATTGACCAGAAGCACTATTCCAAATTTTAATATGTTTGCTAACATCTTCAGGAACATTTTCAGGAATAGAAATCTCTTTTTTCATTATAGTTGAACGAAAAATTCCATTTTTATTTTTCATTAATTCTTTTGCACAATTATAATTCATTAAAATCATCAAATAACAAACAAGATCGTGGCTATTTTTAACATTTGATATATACTTGAATTTTTTAGATAATCTTTTTGTAACATCAAATAAATAATTATAGTCTGGGTTTTCAAGAAGTTTTGGTTCCTCATATGTATAATTTTTTGTCACGCGAATCATACAATTTTTGTACTCAATATTTTTAATTTCATCTTCTTCAATAATAATATCCATTACAAATGCAATACGAGTATTATTTTGTTGAAGACTGCATAAACAATCAGAAAGAATTGTAGGAAGCATTGGGCGTTTTCTATCTGGTAAGTAAATAGTAGAAATACGTCTGGAGAAAGATTCCCATAAATTTAAAACGTCCATCCAAATAGTTACATTTGCAATATAAATACTTAAATGGTGCCTCCCTTCTCCCATATATTTTATACTAAAAGCATCATCATAATCAGCACTAGTTGGCGGATCAATAGTAAATATCTTCCACTCAGATTGATTCGTTCGATCTTCAATGGAAGGATATTTCTTACTGATATTTTCAATAAATGCGTCGTGTGATTTAGTTTTAAGCGCTTTAGATGTATCCTTTGTAAATTTTTGAATAGATGCGTTCAAACTTTTACAATACAACTGATATTCATAAAAATTATCAAGAACATCAACATTACCAATTGTCTGGTTTAGTACTCCATGTGGATGTTTATCATTCCATTCAGTGTATGAAAATGTTACGTACATATTCATAAAAACCTTTGAAAATCCAACATGTTTCATTTCATATGGAATTAAAAAAGAAGGTAATCGCATATCATCTGGTATACATTTATAAAGAAGTTTACCATTTTTTCTACCATAAGTTTTATTACTTTTTAATACTAGAACACCTGGTATTGAAGCTACTACTCTAACACTAGAATGCTCAATTTTAACAATTCCAGAATCATTAACACTAAAAACGTCATTAGAAAATAATTTATTTTTTGCCGGATCAACATCCAAATTATTCACTTGATAATTAAGAATATCATAAAATGACCAACCCGAATATGCTCTGTCATGAATGTGTACCTTGTATAGAGTCATGCGAATGGTGGTATTAGATATACTATGCTTATTTCTTTAACTCCTAATCTAAATGTTTAATCACCAAAAGTTATCAATTAAACGCACTACGTCTAAAGGTAAAATGGTATCTCCTATTATGTCTTCTAATTTTTGAATACTTTTAATCCATTGAAAAGGCATTATATGCAAATATTCTCTTTTACTTAAATTTGTTGTAGTGTCCTCGTAATCATAAACTCTTAGATGTTTACAAACTATATCAATATAATTTGCGCGAAAATACATATCAAAACGTGTATTATCGCAATATCTTATAAACAAATATCTTTGTTTTTTAACTAATTTTGTCATGTCAATAATATTTTGTAAAATAATGTAAGCATTGTGAATATACAACAAAAAATTTAACTTGTATGAAAGTTCATTGTTTGACACAATATTCAAATAAAGAAGAAAGAAAAAAAGAATTTAAATATTATTGTTGAGAAATGTGATTTTGGAACTTACGCAGAAATATTATTTACACGACATTGCGAAACAAAGAAACATAATGATATTACGCCATCCCAATTATAGTAAAATCCTTTACATTTTGTTCTCCCAAACTTTTACAATATTTTATAATTCCATCTGGCAATATTCTTATAGATATTGCGTATTTTTCAAGTTGTATTACATTGTGTCCGTTGAATGGTTCAATCCCCATTAATTCATATCTTTCACGAATATAAGCAAAACATTTTAGACATCTTTGTTTGTCATTTTTACTAATTTTATTATTTCTAATCAAATCCTCAATGTTATTAATATTAAATTTATCAATCACAATTTTTTCATCGCTTGTAAAATTATTTTCACAATCAACAATTATATCACTACATATTGAAATATCGGTTTCACTTGTTTCACAGGCAATCATTTTAGTAGTATCTGGAAAATTAGGAGCAAATATTGATACTTGTTCAGTTATAAATTTGTATTTGTTTTTTTGGATATTTTCAAACATATTTTGTATTGCTTTATTAGCATCATCAATTAAACATTTCTCGCATTTTTCACATCTTATACAATTTATTATTAATGGTTCATTGTTTGTATTAACCAATGTTAATAATGAATTCGCATCAATTTCAACCCAAGGTTCTGGTCTATCTTCACTACAAGTTTTATGTGTATTACATATTTCATATATACCCTTAATTTCACCATTAAGTGTATGTGCTATATCAGCAATTCTTAATTCATCTTCATAATTAAACCGATGTTCTAATGTGATGATTGAACCTTCGGTTATTTCAGGAAGGGTAATTTCGGCACTTATTTTACACGATACACATTCTCTTATAAATTGAATATTTGTTTTGTTTTCTAAAAGAGTTTTCATTAACATTTTTGCATCTTTATGGATTTGACTTTCCGTAGGTTTGCTATAATGATGACACGGATTGATACTATCTACTTTATGACGAAAATGATGAACTCTTATTTCACCTTGCACTAAAATTAAATCTTTATTACATTCAGGACAAATATATTCATCTTTTTTATTTGCTATTTTAGGATAAACATATTCACCAGTAAGTTTATTAATTGCTCCAAGAGATAATAATTGCGACATTGTTGTATAAGTTGTTATATCTATTTTATGTGTTCTTAATTTTATAATCAATTTTATTTCAATTTTTTCACAAATCAGAAATTTCCGTGGTTTGTATAACCTCATTTGCGGCCATTATTCCATCATTTTCCAAATGTTGTTGATTATTATTATCATTGTCATTTTCATTGTTTGTTTCATTTATATCTGTTATAATTTCTTGTGATGATGTTTTAGTTTTTAATTCATCTAAACTAGCTTTTTTGGCAACATTTCGTTTTACATTTTGAATTTGTAACCCATACATTGCTATTTGAGGTAAAATCGCCAAATTATTCATATAAGTTCTATATCTAAAACATGATATGCTTGCATTTTTATTAAATTGAATACTATACCACCAATATGCAGGTATATATAAAGTTTTGCCAGCATTTAAAGTAAATTCTAGACATTTAATTTTATCAAAATCTGCTGTGTATTGTGGTTGAGTTTTCCAAGGGTTGACAGGACTACGAAATTCAAAGTTTTCATAATCGTTTGCTGGATGTAAATATCTAGCGCTTTTGGGAGGCGCTAGTTTAACTTGAACACTACCTTGAGTAACTAAAAAATAGTTTCTGTAATTTATCTCATAACGGAAGGGGGTTTGTGTTCCTTGTGATGCCGACATTATGTCATAATTGCAATTTGAAACCATATATGGTCTTAAATATTCATCGTTATATTGCAAATTTTTAAAAACAGCGGTTTCTTGTAAAAAATCTGTATTATTTTCTGTAAAATAGCTAGAATTTTTATCATCATTGAACAATTTAACGGCTGCATGAAGAGGTAAAGGCATATAAATTTCAGAAGCATAGTCCTGATCTTTTGAATTTCTGATTTTAATCTCAAATGCGTTATAATTTGACGCTAAATAATCAAGTGATGATGTTTGAACAATTTTATAATTATCAAAATCAAATAAAACAGGCTGCCTTAAGTTACAAATTTCTTCAAATTTATCTTTAGATGCAGAATCTATTTCATACATTTCCAAATCGTCACTTGTTTTGAGATGAAACTGAATGTGCAAATACAAAAATAATACGAGGCAAAAAATAAAAAATCCAAATATTGCTTTCATAACTAATAACAAATTATACTAATTTTTTGTTATTTGTACTCAATGCTTCTTTATTGGATTTTTGGAGCCAAGTAAAATAATAATTGACTTCCTGCTCCTAAATCGTACGCTATTTTCATTGGATAGTCTTTACTTATAGAAATATTAACATCGTTTGATAACTTAGTTGTCAAACACATTTTGTGAACAAATGTAAGACTATATAATAAGTCAATGACTTCATCTTCCGCAATACTATATTCATTCAAATCATCAATAGGTATTGTCACTAACATATCTCCTAATTCTCCTTCTGTGCTCAAGTTAACTTTTTCGTCGCTACAATTGATTCGTAGATCTGCACCAAAAGTAATCATTTGTGATGTTATTTCGCATATTTTTTTTGCATCTATTGAAAATTCGGCATCGTAATCTGTATCGGGAACTTCTAATATATCGCTTTCAAATTCTGTTAAAGGAATAGAAAAATACTTGTTATAGTTGATAGAAGAAACAGATACCAATTCAATGTTTAATTTATCTGCATCTCCTTCATAAAAAATAGAAATATCTTGACCATCTTTTGCAATGCCCAATATAGTGTGCAATGTGGAAGAATCAAATGATATGCTTTTATTATCGTCATTACAAAATTCGTAACTATCAAACCATGCGTCCATTATTTTCATATCAAACAAGCAAACGTGCGACTTATCCATTCCTTGAATATAAATATGATTATCATTAAAAATAATTGTTACTATATTTGTGCAACCCTTTAAAACTTGAAATATAGCAAGAAATTGTTCTTTCTTTTGTTTATCTGAAATTATAAGTTTCATATACATTATTAAGTAATGTTGATTTAATATTGTTTAAAAAAATAATATTAAATTAAAACAATGTTCGAACTAATTGTTGCCCACGATAGTGAACGCGGTATAGCAAAAAATAGAACAATTCCGTGGAATATAAAAGATGATATGAAATTTTTTAGAGAGAAAACAACAAATAATGCAATAATAATGGGTAAAAATACTTTCTTCTCTCTACCTGACCAACAACCTCTTCCAAAAAGATTGAATGTTGTACTAACTAGAAACCCGGAAATGTATAAAAGTTATGAAGAAATGTTTCCCAACATTTTTTTTACATCAGATGAAAATATTCATTTTGTTTTGGAAAACAATAGAGAGACTTTCTCAAAAAAATATAACTTAAACCCTGAATTTTCTATATTTTTTATTGGCGGTAATGAAATATATAAAAAGTATTCTTCAATTTGCGATGTATTATGGATAACTACTATTAATAATTCATATAATTGTGATTTATTTTTATCATTAGATGTTGATGAAAAATATTATGATTCAGAAATAATAATAAATTGTAAAGATTTTATGATTACTAAATTTGAAAGGAGGTAGTTTTATCAACTAATTGTAACTTTTTTTGGGTTTTTTTATCAATAAAAACAGATATAATAGAAATAATTTGAGAGAAAACAAAAGGTGCGTGATAAATAAAACATATGTCCAATTTGTCTGGAAATTCATTTTTAAAAATAGTGCAAACTTTTGTAATGTAGTTATAATGTTTATCAAGTTCTGTTAGTGTTAAAGATTTTAAAGATAAATGAATTGTGAAAAAATTGTGATTCTTTAAAATACTTTTAAGACAATCGATAACAAATAAAGTGATAGTATCATAATTTGATTCATTTGCAAAGTATTTGAATATCTGGTAATCCATAAATATTGATTTTTCTTTAATATTGCAAAATTTATTTAAAAATACTTCTGTTAAATTAGTTTCTGCTGATATCATTATATATATTTTGCAAATATATATGATAATATAACATATTTATATTATTCCACTTACATTTTCTTCCTCTTCTTCTTCTTCATCTACATTAACTTTTGCCAATTCATCCTCAATAATTTGTTTTAAACTGACACCATTCTCGTCTGAGCTTTCTTCTTCAAAAACCTCTTCGTTTGCTGCAGAATTCAACAAAGTTTCTTGTTTTTCTTGTTTCAAAACAATGGAAATAATTTTTTGATTTGTTTCCATAGAAAATGATTGCAACTTCATAAGCATTTCTTTTGTATCTCTCAATTCATCTTTTAATAAAGTCATTTGATGATGTAAGTCGCTGGTTCTTTGTGTAACAATTTTGGAAACTTCATCGACACTAATTCCACCATCTACTTTAGGTTGGTTTGAAAGTTTTGTTTGTCCCTTTTCTAAGTCGCCTAATCTTGCAATAATATTTCTAATGACTGTATCATCTACAAGACGCATATTTTCATCATGTTCCATTACACCTTCCGAACCTTGATTATGTTGAGCATTAGGACCAATAACTCCTTCAGCTTCTAATTTTTGAATAATACTTTCGACTCTACCTAAACGAATTGTAACTAAGGCAAAAGCATCTCCAACGGATAGTTTTCCAACGGGAACTTGAGGGGCTTGAGGAGGAAGTTGGTTAGGGTTGTTTTGTTGCATTTGTTGTTGCGCAAAAGCTTGTTGGGAGTTAATTGATGTACCAGGGCCTCTTTGTTGACCAACTGGAGGTGCCTCGCCGGCACGTCTTTGTCTAGCTGCAGCAATTGAACGTGAACTACTCATTAATACAATTTATACACATATTGTTTTTAAGTTATTGACGCATTTACTAAATATTCTAGGCTACCATCTTCATTTTAATCGGGTCGTGACTTTGATAGTTATGAATTTCAAAATCTTCTAGTTGGTAATCATTTATATTCTTTCTTAACTCTTTAATTGAGATTGTTGGAAAAGGGTATGGTTCTCTTTTAAATTGTTCTTTTATTGGCTCTACATGATCTTCATATATGTGACAATTACCAACAAAATGAACAAATTCATAAGCTTCTAATCCACAATGTTTTGCTATAAGATGGGTTAAAAAACTATATGAAGCAATGTTAAATGGAATTCCGAGTGGAAAATCTCCACTTCTTTGATAAAGAGCGCAAGATAGTTTATTACCATCGTGAACATTAAAATGACACATAACATGACAAGGGGGTAGAGCCATTTGATCCAGTTGTTTAGGATTCCAAGCAGTCATAATAAGACGTCGACTATTTCTAGTTTCAGGATTTTTTAGTTGATGAATGATTTCTTCTAGTTGATCAATTCCATTAAAAGGATAGTCACCTGTTAGTGTTTTACCGGTAAAACAATTGTAATTAGCACCAAAATTTCTCCATTGATACCCGTAAATAGGTCCGGCCATACCTTCGGGATAAAGTTTAAGCCCTCTAGAGTCTAAAAATTCGCGCGACGTATTAGCATCCCATATATGAACTCCTTGATCCTTAAGTATTTTTGTATTTGTTTCTCCTTTTATAAACCATAAAAGTTCCTTTAGACAAGTTTTCCAAGCTACTTTTTTGGTTGTTAAAATAGGTATTTTCCCATCCTTTAGAGAGAAGCGCATAGATCTTCCAAAAATGCTTATTGTTTCTCCATTTCGTCCAACTTCTTTGAATCCATTATTAATAATTTCTTGAAGTAAATCCAAATATTGTTGCTCTTCTTTATTTTCAGTCATTAAAATAATATTCTATTTTACCTTTATCTCTCTTTTTATAAATATTAATTTCTTTTTATAAAACATATGGATATCGACGGAGGTGAATCAAAATCAACGAAAACTTTTATAAAATACGTTTTTAATTTTGATGAAGATGGAAAGGCTGAATTTTTAAACGTAATTCAATATGCTTTATTGGCTATTATTCCTATTATTGCATTAAATAAAGCAATGCAAAAATTTGTTCCTGAGGCAGATGATCAAAAAGTTAGTTTTGAGATTTTAGCAGAAGTCTTAGCGCAAATTATTGTTTTATTTGTTGGATTAGTTTTTATTAATAGAATTGTTACATATGTACCAACATACAGCGGAATTAAATATCCAGATCATAATATTATATTTGTTGTAAGCGCATCATTAATGATATTATTAAGTTTGCAAACTAAATTAGGTGATAAGGTGAGTATACTTGTAGAGAGATTGACTGAATTATGGGAAGGCAAAAGTGCCGACGACAAAAAGAAGAAAAATAAAGGAAAACAAGGAAATGGTACAATCAAAGTCTCGCAACCTATTTCTCAAAACCCCAATCAAATGTCTGGTCAAATGATAATGAGAGAAGCATATACAGATGGAACTGCAATTAATAGTTTGCCATCAGGTAATGCTGAACAACAATTACCAGACTACAATACAATGTATAAAGGACCGCAAACACCTTTAGTAAACGCAGCTACACCTAGTATGGAACAAATGATGTCCGGACCTATGGCTGCAAATGAGGCTCTTGGAGGGTCATTTGGCGGTTCTTCTTGGTAACCACTTTTATAAAAGTGGTGCAAAAACGCCAATTATTCTATTAATATATATATTATAAATGATTGGTACACACTTTATTTTGGATTTATTTGATATAAAAGATGAAATATTTTCTAATAACTTGTCGAAGTCAAACTATCATTTATTTGATAATTATATAAGAGCTTCTCTCATAAAAAATAAAATGACAATATTGAATGACCAAGTGCATCAATTCGGAAACTTAGAAGGCGCATTTACATCATTATATTTATTATCAGAATCTCATTTGAGCATTCACACATGGCCCGAAAATAATTTTATAGCAGTTGATATTTTTACATGCGGCGATTGCAAAACAAAAAATATTGTTGATGACATTATTTCATACTTAAAACCTGGAAAACATATAGTAAAAAATATTTCTAGAGGTTCAGAACCTATCATTAAATCACAATAAATAATATAAAATTAAAAGAATATATTATTTATGGACGTTCCAAAATTATTAAAAGCCTTAGACAACGAAGAAAACGAAGGATTATTTAATTTTACAAGTGAAAAATTAAAAGAAATGAATTTTAACGTGTTAAAAGAATTACATTTAACAAAATCCGTTTTTCTAGATTACATGCAAAAATTAAAAACATATAAATACATTGATGAAATGAACGAACTTAAATATGGCGCTTTTTTGAGATGGATACCAATCACTAATCCAAAAGATCTTCCGCTGAAAAAAGGCGGCGTTCTTTGTGATATAAAAGTAACAGATAATGGTGTTATGATAATTTGTAAAGGATTTATGAATAATCATTTTCAATTCAAAATGGATGAGTGTTTAATATTTCAAAAATTAAGCGACCAAGAATTAGTTTTATTAAGTGCATTAGATCATTTAGCAAAGTAAGTATTCACGCGGCTATCTTCTATGTTTCATAGTTTTTTTATTGCATCCACAATCCTTAAATAATCCAGGAATGAATTTTCCAATTTTAATTAAAGAAACTTCTCCACTTTTTAGAGCTTTTTTTGCAGTGAATATATGTTTTCCGCGTTTATAATGAGAAACACTTTTATGACCCTTGCCGCCCTTAATATGAACTTTACGCACAACTTTAGTTCCATCCCCAAGAACTTTAGTTTCTTTGTTTTGATAATGATGCATTTTATATAAAAGAATAAAAAAAATCACGGGTTTTCTTATTTCAAATACTAAATTTTTCTAAAAACATATTCAATGATAATGGGTACCACATCAAAAATGTCCCTTCACCATATGTGCTGAAACATTCAGTATAATATTGGAAATGTATTCCATCTTTATTATTCAATTCTGTATAAAATAAATATGCTTCTTTCATTTGTTCATGACTCATTACTTCAATATATTTTTCTTCAAATAATATATTAGAACATTCGTCATCATTAAAGTTATATATTCTTATACCGAAAATAGTACCATTATTATAAATTCCCATTAGTATAATTAATATAATTATATATTTATTATACTTATTTGACAAAGTATACTTATTTGACAAAGTAATAAAAAATGTATGGTTTCTTCTCTAACATTTCCAATCTATCCATTGTTTTGTAACAACTGCGTTTACACTTTCCAATGCACCTTCAGTCCAACCTTGTTTTCTGCTTATCATTTCACCAACAATAAGCATTCCAGGCATGGGATACTGTGCAGCCTTAATAAACTGATTTCTATCTTTAAAAAGTTCGCGCAATGGTTCATAATAATGAGTACCGATTGGCCAATAAAAATCCAGTATTGCTTTTAAATGAAGTGAATTACTTGGTAAACCTAGTGATTTTTCAAGCAAACCACAAAAGAATTCTCTATTCTTTTCATTATTTTCAAGTTTATCTTTTAATTGTTTTGCCCCATCATTGTCTGTGTATGCAATCATATAGACACCTTTATTTTCATTCATAGGAATAATTCTATGCAATGGCCCAGGAACAATTGTTTGTGTTGGCACTTCTCGCTTCATAATTTCATTTGACGCTTTATCAAATTTGCCGTAGACGCGCAAAAATGTTTGGCCATGAATTTGTTGGTAAATGCTATTTGGGTTATCTGCACCGGGTACAAGTTTTTTAACACTGCTTATTGTTGTTGCAATAATTGTTTTTAAACAAGTGAACTTTTTTCCATTTGAAAGTTCTACTAAAAACCCGCATTCACATTCATCCATTTTATGAATGCCCACAACATTTGAGCTTGTTTTAATATTTTCCATTCCTACTTTATGTGCAAGTTTTTCAACTAACTTGTGCCATGGAATTCCCAATGCTATCCACGACTTATAATTGTCATCAAAACCATAATAATACAACGTTTCATATGCGTCTTCGTTCTCATAATCAGTATAAGCAGAACAAATAAGTAAATTTTTATAAACGTCTTTACCTAAAATTGGCTCAGCAAATTCTTTAAATGTTTTTTGCGAGTCTCTTACCTTATTGTATTTACTTTTTAAATGACTTATTATTTTTCCAATATCAATAGGAATCAAAGTTTTCGAATAATGTTTTTTAACAGGAAATTCATTATATGTTATTTTTAATTTATTACATAAGTCAATCAAAAGGTGATCTTTATTTTTTCTTCCGACTCCGGCTCCAGTTACAACAGAAACGCCTTGAAAGTCAACATTATTCATTCTACCACCCAACCAAGATCTCTTATCTCTCTCTAAAATTAATATAGAAGTTTTTGGGGATAATTTTTTAATTTGATATGCACTATACAAACCGGCAATCCCCCCTCCAACAATAATAACATCATAATATGCGTAATTAGTCATATATAATACAATAATAATATAAAACTTTTTATATTTTATGATATTTATTAGTTTTGTAAAAAAATATATGCCCACAATTTTTCCATTCCATAACCAGCAGCAGGAGCTTTTTCTTGAAAACTTTTAAATAAGTCAATCCAAAAAGATTTTGGATATTTCAATATTTTTTGTTTTGAAACAATAAACATAGCTCCAGACCCATAATGATAACCATGTTTTATCCATGGAAGAATGCGTGAAAAATTAAACTTTGAAAATAATTCATCGCGAAATTTATTTCCATTTTCATTATCCATAAAGTAAGGAATTTTTGTAATAATTTCTGAAAATTCATAAAGTTCTATAGTTTCTTTTATTTTTGATAAATCAATTAATATATTTTTTAAAGTAATCATTTCTTCATGAAATGGATGACTAGTCATTAAAATATTAAAATAAGTAATTAATATTTCGGTTTTCATGGGTAACCCCAAAGAAATTGGTGTGCTAGGTATACCAGAAGTATATTTACTAATTTCATCTTCATTTACTTTTACCATCCAAGTACTAATATATTTAAAATCATAATTTTTATTTTCATTCAAAATATCACTAAGAAGTTGCTCGCTTTTTTCTTTATTATACAAATCTATATGATCAAATGGATGACCTTGTAAAAATGCAATATGATTTGATAAATTTTCATAATTATCAATAATATGTTTAATATACGTTCCTCCTTCTTTTCCAACATTATCTAAAGGAATTATAACTTCATTGTCAAGATAATCTAAGTCGGCATTCCCTTTATTATAAACTATACAATTTTTGGCAAAAGGTTTTGTCCAACGCACATCCTCATTGTATCTTGAAACCACAATACAAAATTCTTCTTTAGTAAATTTTTGCATATATTTTTATGAGTAATTGTATTTATACTTTTATTAATATAATTACTTATTTATGTTTCATTGTTTTACTTTTACCAAATTTAATTTGTTTTTTTGTTTTTTTAAAAGAAACTGATCTTTTTTTTAAACATTTAAATTTACCGCGAGTTAAATTTTTATTATTAAAAACACTTTTGGTACATATTCCAATAGCCCGTGGTTCATTTTTTTTAGTAAGAATAGGATTAATTTTTTTTATACAACTGCATAATTTTAAAGCCATTATATCTTCCGCGGCGTCTTTTAATTCGGACCTTTTTGTTGGAACTGGTTTATCATAAAAACGCAATATATTTTTGTAATCAGTATCAGTTATTTTATAGTTCATCTATTTTTTATTACATTATACCTATAAAATAAATATGTATAGACGATTTTTAATAAAGTACATTTTTTGAAATACTTTTTATAAAAGTATATAATAACACAAATGAAGCCAATAAAAATCGTTGTTTTTGATTTAGATGAAACATTAGGATACTTTGTTGAACTAAGTATATTTTGGGAATCACTAAATTCTTATATTAAAAATGAAAAAATAAACTATGAGTTAGATCAAAACGATTTTAATGAAGTGTTAGATCTATTCGAAGAATTTATAAGACCAAATATAATATCTGTTCTAAATTATCTTAAATATAAAAAACAAACAAAAGTTTGCAACTCTGTTTTAATTTACACAAATAACCAAGGAACAAAAGATTGGGCTTTGCGCATACAAAAATTTTTTGAAATAAAAATAAATTTTCCTTTATTTGATCAAATAATAGGAGCTTTTAAAATAAATGGAAAAAAATATGAATTGTGTAGAACTACTCATGAAAAAACAATTCATGATTTATTAAAATGTTCTAAACTCCCTGCCAATACAGAAGTGTGTTTTTTAGATGATGTTTTATACCCAGAAATGAGCGGAAAAAATATTTACTATATTAAAGTTAATCCATACACATATAACATTCCATTTGATACGATGATACAAAGATTTTTAACATCTGAAATAGGTAAAAAAATAATAACTGATAAAAAAAATTTTACAAGTTATATGTCAACTTATATGAGTCAGTATGCATATACATATGTAAAAAAATCTGCAGATGAATATGAAATAGATAAAATTATAACAAAAAAGACAATGTTCCATTTACAAACATTTTTTAACAAGCATTGGAAAGATTCTGATATTAATAAAAATTATACAAGTAAAAAAAAATTGCATACTAGAAGTAAAACTTTAAAATTGCGAAATGTTTTGTAACTTTGATTTAATGTTGTCTAAGTAATTTAAAACAATTTTATTGATTGCAGTTGTAGTTAATATAAATAAACCCGCGCTAAAAACAATTTTTCTATCTAATTCTGTAAATTCAATCTTATTTCTTAGAGGATTAAATCTATAGATCAAAAATAAACATATATATATTTTTACATAGCTATCTAATGTTTGAATATACGTCGGAGCATTTCTTGATAAACCAATTATTGAAATGCCATACAAAATATAACTAATAATAATAAATAAAGTGAATGCTTTATTTTGAAAATCATATATAGCTTTTTTCTCGTTCATATATTTATTAAATATTAAATTTTAAGCGCACAAATCTAGTTCTTTTTTTTCAGCTGTTTGCATTTCATTATATATATCCAATGTTCTTGCGCTAGCATCAGTGGCATTTACATACTTTGGCATCCAATAATATGGAACTATGTTAGAAGCATGAGGATAATGTTGTTCAAAAATATACTTATAATACTTTTGCTCTTTTGTTACAGCGGGAACACCAGATTGACTAGTTTCAAAAACTGGTAATGTATCAATATATTCTTCTATAATTGTAAAAAGCGATCTAGTTGTTTTACTAACACCATCACTGAAAGCTTCTTTGCGTCTCCATAAAATTGAGTCGGGTAAAAGTGGATTATTATCCGTAGTCATAAAATTAACGCGGGAAAATGCAGAGCGTAACAAATATTTTTCACATTGTGAGTTCCCAGGATGATATCTAATTCTAGGATCAATTGATAAATAATATTGAACCCACGATCTATCCAAAAATGGCGTTCTAGGTTCAAGACCATGAGATGATATACACTTGTCAGACCTTAAAACATCAAATATATGAATATCTTTTAATAATCTTCTGGTTTCTCGATCAAACTCGACTGCTTCTGGGCATTTATGCATATATAAATACCCACCACATAATTCATCAGAACCATCACCATTAAAAATTACCTTTGCTTCACTATTCTTAGTAATATATTTTCCTAATAAATAATTTCCAATGCTAGCTCTTACAGAAGTTGTATCATAACTTTCAATTGCATAAATCACTTCAGGTATAGCATCAATAAAATCACGTTCTGTTAAAATAATTTCAGTATGTTTTGTTCCCAAATAATTTGCAACAATTTTTGCATACTTTAAATCTTCAGAGTCTGCCAATCCTATACTATAAGTTTCAAGAGGTTCACAATTTGGTAAATTGTCTTTTCGAAATTTATTTACTAATGCAGTTACAAGACTGCTGTCCAAACCACCAGATAATAAACATGCAATAGGTCTTTCAGTAGTTGTACACCTTTTTTCAACGGCTTTTATAAAATAATTTTTGATTCCTAATAAAATATCATCAATTGCGGGGTCCCTCAACATATTTTGTGAAAGTACAATACTATTAAATCCGGTTGAATGATAAGGATAATTTTCTTTAATAGAAACCCAGTCAGCCAAAGCCATAAAAGGCAATTCATAAGATGAAAATGTTCCGGGTTGAAAATGTTTAATGTAATAATTATTGTCGGTAGACTGAAATTCTGATAAACATTTTAACTCTGAAGCAAAACCCACAATTTTACAAGTCGAATCATTGTGTTTCAATACATATAGAGGTCTAACACCATAAGGATCTCTAGCAATGTATAATTTATTTGATTGTGTTATTTCATTAGATTTAGAATCAACAATAGTATTGTCACAAAGAATAAATGAAAACACACCATCTAACATTTGCAAAGTGTGTTCAATGCCATATTTTAGATACAAATGAATAATAACCTCGCAATCAGAGTCAGTTTTAGGTTCAATATTCATTAAAGAATATAGCTCTTTGTAGTTATAAATTTCTCCATTGCAGATCAAAGTAATATATCCAATATTAATAGGTTGATTAGATTCATCATTTAGACCATTTATAGCTAATCTGTGAAAACCTAGTTTTAATTTAAGACCTCCAGTTGTTAGTTTAGAAAATTCGGGACCTCTATTTTTCCCTTTATTAAATTGTTCATATATAAAGTGGTTAGAAAGACTTGTGTCATTTAATATTGCAAAAATTCCACACATAAAGACGTATACTTAATTAATATTTGTTTTTCCTTTATATCAATTTTACAACCCTTTTAATAAAAGTTAAGAATAAAGAATAAATTTTATTGTTAACCTATATTAATGAGTAATCAAAATTGCGACAACAATCTTTCTGCGATAATTCATAATGAAACGAACACAAGAATTTATGATAGAAATATTCCATCGCAAGTACTTCAACCTTATTTTACGCCTCGATCTGTTTCAACTAAATACTCTTTGATGCCAATTGTTGACCCAAGAAAAGAAAATTCAGTAAAAGCGATGCAATATCCTGTTTTTAGTACTAATGGTATTTTTAATCCTGGAAATTCTCAATCGCCTTGGTCTGGGTTTTCATCAAATATAAACGTAGAGTCTGAGCTAAGAAATCAAATTTTTGCATTGCAAAAATGTAGTCAAGCTGTATATGTTCCTGATAGTTCAAGCGATCTGTATCAATATAATTTTCAACCGCAACAACAAGTATATCAACCATTTTCTGGGTTATTCAGAGAAGAAAAATTTGACGCATTTAATCCAAATCCTGAAAATTTAGCGCCAGGCGTGTTTTTGAATTCAACGCGAACTCAAGTAAAAGATATTTCTAATGGCGGGTGCAATTGAGTATTTTTAAATTTATAATTATCGTATATAATTATAAATGTCCGATAATTTAGTAAATCAAATAACATTAGATTGTTTAACAAATAAAGAACAATACAATAGATGCCTGCAAAATAAAATTTCAAAAATTGTTTGTAGACAAGAAAAAAAATTCTATAAAAAAAGACTTGTTGATTTAACAAAAGATTTGTTATCAAAGCCAAGCGTTTATGAAAAAACAATATTTCCAGATGTTAAATATGCTTTTGATGTTTATATTAAAACCTGCGTTGAATATTTTAAGTCACTAGACAATAACGATATTTTACAAGAAGAATATAAAAATATAGAGCCAGTGTTGGTTTCACAAGAAGAAGAAAAAGTTATTCAAAAAACGCAACAAGAAGCAGATAAGTTATTGATGCGTAGTATTAACATAGTAAAACCATTAGATAAATTTGTAAAAAGAACTTCAACAAAAAAGGAAGAGGAAGTAATTATACCAAAACAAAAAGAGATTGATTTAGCTGATCCAGCTTTGAAAAATAAAGGTATAATTAAGAAAAAGAAAAAAGAAAATATCCTTTAATATTAGGATGAAAAATACTAGAAGACGCAAATTATCATTTAATAAGACAAAAAAAATTAAAAAACAAAGAGGTGGAAGCAAGCTCATGAAACAACAAATAAAAGCGTTAAAGTCGATTAGTATGAAAAAACTTCAATGTAGTCCTTCACATAAAAAAAACAAAGGTGAATTTAGTTGCTTTTCAAATGATGATCTCTACAAGTTAAGAGATCTTTGGAACGTGAGACATCCAGATGCAATAATTAAAACAAATGAGCCAAAAGAAATATGGGAATCTTTAAAAAAATATATGGGAAGTGTTTGCAACAAAGAGTCGTGTTGGTTGAAACAAAATTTTGTTGGTGATGCTAAAACGCGAAAAGAATTAGAGGATGCTTTTGCACCAAAATCACCTAACGAATGGAAAAAAAACCCAAATGAGTGGTTATCAAGTGTAGATATATTAGACGTCATGAAACAATATGAAAAAGCGTATAAATGTTTTGACTTTATAGGTCCTTCACCAATTGACTATGATGCAAAAAAATTATATGGAGAGTGCGTTTGGAATGAACTTTGTAACTTTAATTTAAAAGATGAAATTAAAAATGGAAAAACAAAAATAGGAGTAATATTTAACACGGATCCACACTATTTGGGTGGAAGTCATTGGGTAAGTTTATTTATTAACGTAAAACGTAAGAAAATTTTCTACTTTGATAGCGCTGGTGATGAAATACCAAAAAGAATTAAACATTTTGTAGATGATGTTACTGAACAAGGTAAATCTTTGAAACAAAGAATTGATTTTGAGTTTGATCAGAATTATCCTGTGGAGCATCAATATGGAAATACAGAATGTGGTATTTATGGGTTGTATTTTATTGTTCATATGTTAGAAGACAAAATAAATGAACATTACTTGAAAACACATATCTTGAAAGATGAATACATGTCAAAATTCAGAAAAATTTATTTTAATGATGATTTGTAAAGAATCTTTATAAAATTAAAAATAGAAAAAAGTATATAAATAATGTGTAGTTTATTTATATACAAATGTCATATGAAAATCAAAATCACTTTTTAAGTGATAACAATGTTAAAATGCTTTGGGAAATAATATTAGACGATGACATTGTTGTAAATAAAAACAGAGATGAAATAACTCAAATAAATAGAATATTTTTGAGCGTGGCTCAACAATTTTATGATAAAGAAAAAAATTTACATCAAACTTTAATTGGAATGAACAAAAAATTTATTTCAGTAATTGTTAATATTTTAAATCAAAATTTTCCAAAACCTAAACCATTAGTTATACACGAAAAAGAAACAATTCCAATAACTGCAGAAGAAATACAAAAAAGTAGAGAAAACGAATTTGAACAAGAATTTAAAAGAAAACAAAACGAATTTACGCGTGCAATGTCTTTACCTGTTCCCGAAACACCAAAATTTTCTGATAATGCGCGAGATGAACCTATCTCAGAATTAGATGTAATTATAAAACGAACAATTGCCGAAAGAAATTTAGAAATGCAACAAATAACAAATAATTTTAATAAATCTGAAGTCGAAAATTGGATAAAAAGTTCAGAAACATCTGTTCGTGTTGAAAAACTGAGAGAAAATGAAAATGCTACAAAAAAAATAAAATTGGGGAATTTAATGGATTATGACGTTCCAAGTGATGAAAATATTAAACAAAAAAATGTTTCATGGGCAGATGATTTAACGGAAAATAATATTTTACCGGGGTTAAAATTAAAAATTACAGAAATTGAACCTAAAGAAATAAATAATACTACATCTATTGATGAAAAAATAGATAAACTTGAAAAAAAAGTGGATGTAATTTTTAGTATGATTGAAAAACTATTATTAGAAAAAAATAAAAATTGATTTTGAGTCGTATGATTAATATGTTTGTAAAATTTAGAACAATGAAAGCAATTCAAATCGTTATTATTGCTTTGGCAACAATTCGTGCGTCTGCATTACTATTCAAATGCAATTTGATGCCAGTTAAAACTAAAGGAAATAAAAAAACAATATATGTACCAATAGAAGAAATAGAATACGTGGAAGAAACGTGGGACGATGGTGAAGTTGCTTGGGAGTTAGATCCTCAATACACTTTAAAAAATATTACTCAAATTGTTTCTGTAACAACATATGAACCAAAAGTTATTTCAAATCGTGAAAAATTATGGGGTCTTGTTGAAGAGTTAAGAATGCAAGGTGCAATATCTGGCTTTTTAAATGTCGCTTATTACAATACTGCGGTAAGCGACAATATAGTTAATGATATACAAAATTATCAAGTTAAATCAAACATGAATCTAGAAAATATTATCATTTATAATTTCAACAATGAAATTGATATTATTTTGACGCTATTTACAATTTATGGATATAGAAAATATAAAGAAAGTCGAATAGTGGAATTTATTCAATACTGGGAAGAAAAATATAAAAATAATTATTACCTAGAAGAATACAGAAATATTAGAAAAATTTCAACATCATTTGCTTTAATGATACTTATTATATTTTGCAAAAGTGTAAAAAGCGTATCATAGAACCAATGTTTTAAAAATCTTCTCTCCGTTAGAATTTATTTCCAAAGTGCCAACTAAAAGTGGGTTGTCTCCAGTTTTTTTTGCATTTTCATAGCTAGTTAAATCATAAATATTATAGAGTTGTTCATTCATTTTGCGCGCGGCATATTGAACCCCATAAATTTTAACAGGTTTTGCAGACCACTCTATTTTCTTCTTATTAAGTTTAGCAACTACGTCAGTTTGGTCAGAAGAAATAGAGGGATTGTATGCAAAGGTATTATTAGATGGTTCGTCAAAATTCAAACAATGCAAATTTTCTTTTGAGTTATGCGAATAAATAGCACAATCAATAGCTGATTCTTTAACGGCGGTTATTAATTGTGTATTCACCTCTTCTTTAATAGAAGATATTTCATAAAGAGCTTCATCACTAGTTAATGGAATTTTTGGGTCTCTTTTACTAAGATCTTTTAATTTTAACTCAATTGAGTCTCCACTTTTAATTTGTTCAGGAGTAAATGTCATCAAGTACAAAAATACTTCCACTGATTGTAATGCAGGAGGAAGATCTTTATGACTGCAAATTCTTCTAGCGCGTCCAATTACTTGTTCAACTCTTACTGGGTGCCAATAAGGTTCCATGATGTGTACATATCTTGTGTTTCGCAAGTTAATACCTTCAGAACCAGAAGACGTAATCATAAAAATTTTGATTATTTCACCCATATTATTGTTATTTGATATCTCTCGAAGTTGTGCAGCTATGTTTGTTGGAATTGTGTCCCAGTCACCATTATAAATATTTCTTATGATTTCTTTTTCTTCTGCGGTTTCAGTTCCAGTATATAAAGCGAATGTAGGTTTTCCGACGTCTGACTCTTTCATTTTAATTTCCCAAACGCCTGTTGGACTTTTAATAATTTTAAATTGAGCGTATCCATTTGCTTCTAAAACCATAGTAAAAAGTCCAATCCCTTCTAATGTTCGAAATTGACTATAAACTAAGTGTAAACCTTTATAATCTGGGTCGTTAATATTGTCAAGAATGTGCAAAAACTTGGGGCTGTATGTTTGTAATCCTTCGGGGCTTAAAAATTCATCGGCGTGTTCGCGGATTTCTTTAATAGCATTATCTATTCTTTGTGTATAAGTTGCATCTCCAAGAGCATTTAATGCAACATCGCCTTCTAATTCACCTTCATTTTCAGCGTCTAAGTCTTGTTTATCTTCTTCTTTGTCTGCGTCTTTTAATAGTTCACCCAAATCTTGAACCTCTCCAGTGTCTCTTGGCATAGGTCTTCCTGGAGGAACAGGCATGACAAAATTGCAAAATAAGCGTGAAAAAATGCGATAAGTGGATGTTGCATCTTTGAAAACTCCATCCTTATCAACTGCTCCCTGTTTCTTCTTTGAACTTTTTTCCATTTTTCTCTCTTCTTTTCGCGCCGCTTCATAAACTTTGAACTGGTAGTCACTCATTGGAATTTTAACGACGTGGTAATAATCTGGGTTTTTTTCATATTTTGGTAACAAGTCTTCTTGTGCACTTCTAAAATAAGAAGTAAGTCCGACAATTCGTTTTTTGAATGATTCGACATTTTTAACATTTTTTGTAACAGGGTCAATAAATCTTGTAATAAATGAGTCTAATTTATCTGGTAATGCTGTATAGTTGTGAATTTTTACACTATTTGGTAAAACATCAATGTCGTTTTTTCGCAAGTAACCAATTAATTTTCTCTCAAAATCGTCATCTGAAACAAATTCTGGGTCAATAATATTTCTCCCAGATGGATCCTTTTTTTCGTTTGTTACACCCAAATATCCAGAAGACTCCTTAATTTTATTTTTAAACCCTAAAGGATTTCTGGTTACATAAAGTTTCCCACTTGTAGGAGAATATTCAAGATAATCTAATACTTTATCTCTTAAAAGGAGTTCTCTCAATGATTCGGTCGTTACTTTTTTATTTGTTTTTACGTCTAATTGAATTTCCCAAGTTTTAATGTATCCGCGCAAAATATTAAATAAAACCCCTATTTCGTTTGGATAGTTAATAATAGGCGTACCACTCAATAAAACAACGCGAGCATTTTTTGCATCTTGTAAATAATGATATAGTTTGAGAGAAAGTGCTTTGGGCAAATATTCCTTCTCTCCACGAACATTTGTTTCAACTTCCTTTTCTTTTCCAATTTTATTCACAATTCTACTAATAAAGTTGTGAGCTTCGTCAATAATAACAACGGCATCATCAAATAGATTTTTTTCAAAATTATTAGTCAATTCTTTTAACCGATTTGCGCGCAAACCATTATAATTAATAAAGGTGTATTTTGTTTGAATCATTTCATCTAGCTGATCATCAAGACTTTTCTTATCTTGACTTGAGAGAGATGTATAATTAGGGGCTTGTTTAATATTAATTAGCCATGCTCCATGCTTTCTTTTAATATACTCTACAGGAAGACTTAAAAGTGCGGATAGTGTATCAATTTGATCTGGATGAGTGTCGGTTGATATCCAACTCCAAAATTGATTTTTTTTATAAATGAAATCGCCAGCTTTCTTTAATTCTTCCATATAGTTTCTTCTCAAAGATGCTGGCGTCATAACAATAATTTTTTTACTACTTTTCATTCCTTCAGCAATAGCAATACTACTTGCAGTTTTTCCACTACCCAAACCATGATATAAAAGAAGGCCTCTGTACGGCGTATATAAATTAATGTAATCTCTAACGATCTTCTGGTGAGTTAAAAGAGAGAAACTTTCAGAACCTCGTCCAATCGTATCACAACTAATATCAGCTGAATCATCTTCAAGTTCTTGTTTATATGGTTCAAATAAGGAGTTAATAAAGTTGACAAATATCTCTCTGTTATTCATGTAGTAGCTAGAAACTTTGTACTTAATAGGAGCTTCTTTTGGATAAATACGATCGGTTATTGGTACATCACCAATTTTAACATATTCCTCTGGACCTAATATAGCAACTCCTTTTTTAACTTTTTCAGTTCTTCTACCACGTTTTTTAGGAGGAGCCTCTTCTACAAGTTCTTTTTCACCTTCTTCACCTTCTTCACCTTCTTCTTCAACTACTAAGGTAAGTTTTTGAGGAATTTTCTTTGCTTTTGTTTGAATAGGAAAAGCTGGTGCACTAGATGGTTTTTCTATAACTTCCTTTACAGGAATTTTTATGGTAACTTTTGATAATTTACTTGTCTTTAATTTTTCCTTTAATGCATCTCTTTTGTAGTCTTTATTAATATCTTCGCGAATAGTAATATTTCTTATAGTCAATTCCTCTTGTTTTGGCGCGCCAACAACAACTTCCACTAATTCACGTTCCTCTAATGTTGGTTTTACTTTTAATTTATCTTTTAATGTGTCTAAAGGATTCATTTACTATATATAAAATAAATATATAAAACTTTTAATGTTTTAGTTTAAAACTTTTCATATAATAATGTTCAATAATTATATGAAATTTGATAATATAATACCATTAGGGGATCATTGTGCAGCGGCATTTATATTAAAAGATTTGGGATTAAGAAAAAAAGCCTACCCATTTGATTGGACAAATCACGCAGGAGGTATTATGAAAACAAGCATTCACAAAAATATATTTTTATTAAGAAGATTACTAAGGTATGGAAATCCAAAAAAATGTTCTGAATTTTATATCGGAAATGCTATTGAATATGGAAATCATAAAACAAATCATGGTATTCAATTTCCTCATGAATTAGAAAACGCGCAAATAACAAATGAAAAATATAAAAGAAGATTTGACAGATTATACAATGATATCATTTGTGGATTTAAAAACTTGTATATTATTATTACTAGAAAAGGTGACGTAGATCAAGATTTTGTTAATGATCTTGAACACTTATTAGTATTTCATAACAGCGAAAGTAAAATATTATTTATTTCTGGTAACGAAAATACTATTGCAACATCAACAGATAACTTTATTTTTAAATACATTAAATATGATTATTTAGAAGAAATACATGGAAATAAATGGTACCAATATGATGAATTTTTTCATAAAGATATTAAAAATTATCTTATAGAGTTTTTACAATAATTTTTCTATTAGTTTCAACGCCTCAAAGCATGCTTCTTGTTCTGCTTTTCGCTTTATTTTGTGCTGTCCTTCTCCAAGAAATAAAAATATTTTACCATTTTCTGTAACATAATCTTGCACATCCTTGAATGTTTTAAGATTATTTGTTCCTAAACATAAAGCATTTTGATGCGTTAAATTATGAACTTGTTGTCCTAAGCACAAGTATACGCCCATTTTATATCCAAGTTCTGGATCGTGTTCCATTTCCAAATAATGCGGCGTAACCTTGAACTCTTTTTGTATTTTTACTTGAAGAATATTTTTATAGTTATCATCATTTTGAATCAATGCAATCCAATCTATATGTTTTTCAAAAATGTTCTCAACAAATTTTTGCGCCATTTGAAAGCCAGGACCAGTAACAAAGATATTTGCGAACCATCCCTCCTCATCCTTCACGTTAATTTTATTCAAATCTAAAAATAATGCCCCCAAAAAAGACTCGAACAAACATCCTAATTTTTTCAAGTTCGTTCGTATTTTTTTCTCCTCAGCATGTTTCGATAAAATAAGCCATTTATTCAGACGCATTTCCATAGCAATTTTACCAATGGCTTCATTTTTGACGATTGAAATTTTCTTTTCTGTCATGAATCCTTCATTTTCTTTAGGAAATCTACGATATAAATAATATTTTGTTACCAATTCCAAAATACCATCACCTAAAAATTCAAGTCGCTCATTTGATTTAGTACTAAGAGGCATACAATCATCCGGTTTTTCAACAATGGTTATATTCTGTGCTATATTTTCAAAGCTAGGACGCTTAGTATACGACCTGTGAACAAATGCTCTTTTATAAAGATTCATATTATGTACGATTCCTGGCACGCCATATTTAGTAAGAATAGATTGAACTTCATTCAATGTAATCTCTACATTCAATGGATTGTAGGGATTAAATATTAAGCCTTCATCGGTTTTAATAACGTCGTCGTCGTGTAGTATATTTTTTGTTTCAGCCATTTGCTTATATTTAATATATTTAGATGACTTTAAGCCAAATTTTTATATTTATTATCTTGTATAAAAAAAAATATTTAGAGTATATATAATATGGTTTACTACTCAGGTACTCGTATTGCTGCATCTACTGCAATGACAAATCAACCTACATGCGGAGGCCCAAAAAAGGCTGGATTATCCTGCAGAATTGGGTTTTTCTTATCCTCCAACCCTAACCTTATCCGCGGTGTTAACACACAATACATTAATGGCCGCCCCAATCTCTGCATTCCTAGCAGAACTATCCAAACCCAACAATATGGCTACAGAGCTACAATTGGTGGAAATATGGGTTAATCAATATAATATTATATTTGATTAAAATAATTTAATAACTTCTCTATTAAATTATTTATAATGAACGTGAAAATTGATGTACGTGAGAGCGATCTCATTGAACAAGTGAAATATTTTATAGGAATTTTACCAATTTATAAGGATATAAATGTTATTGTTGAAACGCTTCCATTGGGAGACATTATTTTAGAAAATTCTGGTTCTGAAAAACTTATTATTGAGCGCAAGTCTCTTCGAGATTTGGGAGCTAGTATTAAAGATGGACGTTACAATGAACAATCATATAGATTAAATGGTATAGAAATACCAAATCACAATATTATTTATTTAATTGAGGGTGACATCAATAAGATAAATAAATTTGTTGATAAAACAGACAAGATCACTATTTTTTCTGCCATTTTCTCTCTTAATTACTACAAAGGTTTTTCGGTAATAAGAACAATGAATATGGAAGAAACAGCTCTTTTTATTTGCAATTGTGCCAATAAATTAAGAAAGGGTGGGGCTGAACAAAAATTGCCATATTATCAAATACAAACATTTAAAAAAGTTGAGCAAAACAATGAGTCAACTAATGAAGAACATACAATGAGTCAAACTTGCATAAAAGTTGAAGATTCAGACGAAAAAGATTATGTTGGAGTTGTTAAAAAAGTTAAAAAGGAAAACATAACACCCCAAAATATTGACGAAATTATGTTATCGCAAATTCCAGGTGTAAGTTCTACAACTGCAATCGCAATTATTAAAGAATTTCAAAGCATTTGCAATTTAATAAAGCAACTAGAAGAAAAAGGTGCAGATAGTTTAAAAAACATAAGTTATACAACAACAAAAGGTCAAAGCAGAAAAATTAATAAAACAAGTGTAGCAAATATTGCAAAATTTTTATTGAAAGTATAATATATATGTCTGAAACTTTTTTTAAAACTTTGGTTGTTATAGCTATAATTGTTGTATTATTTTATTTAGTATTTAGCCCATTAAAAAAATCAAGCATTTTCGAAGGTTTAGATAATCAAACACCTATTGGAAGTGATGGTGAAGCAGGTAATGCAGCGAGTTATGCTACAAGCATAAAAGCAGAAGTTATTAAATTGCAAGATAGTCTATTAATAACTAAATATCGAAAAGATTATGAAAATGCAATAATAAATTTAGAGGATTTAATAAATTTTGCAATGTTAAAGGTTACATTAAATCTTACAACTGATCCAGTAAAGGATATTAAAAATATAGAAGCTTTAAATACATTAAATAGCGCAAAAGTGAGTTTGAATGGAGTTATGAAATTTGTAGATAGTCAATAATAATTTGATTATATTTAGAGAATTATATTTTTTGAGTTTAATATTATAATCTTTTATAATATAAAATGCCCGCTTTTAGTGCTACTATTCGCATCCGCAATAACAACCAAGCTCCTTCGGGACCCGTTGCTGTGCCTTATGGTGTATTGAGCCAAATTATTAATGGTCCTAACTGCCGTAAATCCATTGTTGCTTACAATTTATTAGCCGCAGGTTGGCAAAACAACCGCGTTGCTAAATGGAACCAAAAAAATGGTATTAACTACAACTGCTAAAATACTTTTATAAAAGTACTACAAAATTAGTAACAAATAAATTTAGATGTTAATTAATTCTAAATTTATTTTTTTTCATAAAATGGTAAATAGAATAACAAATAAAATGCAAGATATATTGATACACCATTTACAAGCCAACACCAAAGTGATGATGATGTTTTATCATAATGATATTTATACAATATAAGTATTAATGTTATCAAACCAATTAAAAAATATAACCATTTTTGTTCATAAAAAAAACTAAACAAAAAGAAAAATGTCCAACCCGCAAAAAGTATATTTCCAATATTTAAATTCCAATTTAAATGGCCGCACTGACTAATAAGCGTTTTAAAGTCATAAGTTACAAACTGATAAATTGCGTAAGGAATGGCTGCTGCTAAATATATGCATAATAAAATATTCCGAATTGTATGATCTGAAATAATCATAAGGCTACAAATGGGTTGGATTAATATTATTAAAAAAATTAATTTTGAAAATAATTTGTTGTAAGAAGGATTTTTTATATTTCTCCAAACAAGAAACTCGGCAAGTTGCATTGATATAACAGACATAAATAGCAAATACCACCAAACATTTTTAAACTCTTTAATTTTATATTGAGTATATGTATTGTTATAAGCAACTAATCCCAATACAAAAGTACTAAATAAAAATGTATTTAATGAAACTTCTTGGTTCCAGCACATATAATATATTTATACTTTTAAATGGAGAAATTGTTATATTTTAAAGATTCAAAATAAATCATTAACTGAAATATATACATTGCACTTCTCGCGATAACTAAATGAAGTATAATGAATACTATCAAAGTGTTCATATCGGTATGAAATCGTGCAGTCTTCACTATCGTGATCCTGTTTCCCATTTATAAACGCAGTAATAATTTTCATGTCGGCGGCTTTAATTGCAGCGTAGGTGCATTGAACATTCAAAATTGTTTTGGTATCAGGTAATTCAATAACATATTTTTTTCCTGTTTTAATAAAATTATACACATCTTCCATCTTATTACATTTTACCATATTTATTCCATCAGTTTCTGGAACATATACCATTGTAAAATTGGGATTAATAACTTCTTGAGCTTCGGCCATGGTTTTATTTTTAAGTATTAATTAAAAATAAAATACGTTTTCAATTTTATGGTAAAATGAAAAATATGTGAATACATAATTAAACGCGCAACTTGACTTCATTTCCGGCATAATAACCTTGGTCTACCAATGATTGGGTATATTCTGCGCCGCCCCAGTTAGGATCCATTGGATCTGGACTAATTCCTTGTGCCTCTTGTTTAGCGTTCATTCCATCTAATGGAGTTGTTGTACCTACATAATAAGACGAATTATCAAAAGCAGGATAAGAGTTAATATTATAAGGGCGATCTGTTTGAGTTGCGTCTACTAATAATGTTGGATTGGGTGGTTTTGAATAAGGTGCGCTAGGAGGAAGACCTCCTTGCAAGTCATTTGGACTGGGTCTAACTTTATAGACCGGATTTCCTTGCGCGTCATAAGTTTGTTGCAAATATAAAACGGGACATCTAATCCCTTGACTTCTTTGCCAATCTAAAAATTCAGTATACTCTTCTAAATTGTTAAATTCGACAGGATTAACACCGGGTACTTTGGCTAATTTAGAATTATACAAATAAAATTTAGTGTCTTTTTGTATTAAAATATTTGGGCATCGATTTAAGTTAATATCGCTAGTAAATCCTTCACTAGATTTGGCGCAAAAATAAATTCCTGCTAAAAATACAATAATTATGAGTAATGTAAGTGATGACATAAATATATATTACACAAGGATTAAAATAATATAATTTATTATTTTCTAGCAATAAATTATATGGTAAATCAAGAATTAACTGAAAAGGAAAGAGTAGAAAAACTTAAAGACGGGGTCAGCGATAATAAACACGTTTTTCTTTTAATTTTTATGAATGGTTGCGGACCATGCAATGATACTAAGCCTAAATGGTTTGAGTTTGAAAAAACCCACCAAAATGATGATAATATTGTTATTGTCCATATTGAACAAGAATCCATTCCAGAAGTTGCAAGTTTAATTGGTGAATCTCCTGGAGGATTTCCTTGCATGCGATACCTTCACAATGGTAAAGTAGAAGAATATGAAAATTGTGAAAAATTAGATAAAAGTGATTTGCGAAGTGTTGAATCTTTTGACAAATGGTTGAAAATAAAAGCGAGTAAAGATCATGCAAGTCATGAAAAAAGTCAACAAGGTGGAAAAAGAAAGCGCACTTTAAAACGTGGAAAAAAATCTAAACGCGGAGGAAAATGGTCTTTAAAATATAAAAAAAGTATTAACTGCAAACATCCCAAAGGTTTCTCTCAAAGACAACATTGCAAATATGGAAGAAAGAATTGGAAGAAATAAAATCAACAACCAAAATTATTTTTTGAATAACCAATAACAGCACACGCAATTCGCTCGCCAGCGTGACCAGTTTTTAAACTATCATCAAACCCGCCTTGCCCACAATCATCTTCATCTGCGTGAATAATTAAACCACGGCCAATGATATTAGCTTTATTACCTCGTAATTTAATCACGTTGTCTCTCATTCGATAATGAGAGACACCTTGAGCATCCGTATGCAAATTTCCCAAATCACCTACATGTCTCTCTTTCATTCCAGGACAGCCATGTGTTTTTCCATAAGGGTTAAAATGTGCGCACATACTTTTACAATTTTCGCTTAAATCTCCAGATTCGTGTACATGAAAACCATGTTTGCTATTTTTTTTAAGACCAACAATGTGAATATCTATGATAATATCATTTTGTTTTAAATCTTCTGTAAAGGTAACAATACCTTTAATTTTTTTATCATTAAAAAATGCTATTGCTTGAATTGGTTTTTTCTCCATATATTAAGTTTTTATAAAAAGTAATAATTTATTTTTATATTCTTTTGATAGATTTTTAATAAAAATATAATAAAATTGAATTAGATAATTAGCTTGATATATAAATTATCAAACAATAATGGAACAAGTTTTCAGACTTTTCGACTTTAACGTTTATAATGAAAATAACTCAGAAACAAAAAGCAGTGATGGAAGTGAAAATGGAAAACCGAATTATAAAGATTCAAACCAATTTGTTATTCAAATGTTTGGTCTTGACGAACAAGGTAAAACGTGTTCAATCATCATTGACGACTTTAAACCATTCTTTTATGTAAAAGTTGCAGATAATTGGTCAATTGATAAGAAACAATCATTTCTGCTTCATATCAAAAGCAAAATTGGTAAATATTATGAAAATTCTATAACAGAATGTAAAATTATAAAAAGAAAAAAATTGTATGGGTTTGATGATGGAAAAGAATATAAATTTATAAAATTTGAATTTAAAAATTTGTCTGCGTTAAATAAAGTTAAAAATCTCTGGTATAGTGGTGGTGGATTTGGACCTGGAGCACAAGAACGTAAGCTTATAAAAGATGGTTATGTATTTGATGGAACGCACACCTATTTATATGAGGCAAATATTCCTCCATTGCTAAGATTCTTTCATATTCAAGATATTAGTCCTTCAGGTTGGGTAGCTCTTCCAAACAACAAAACAACTTTTGTTGAAATTGAAGACAAAAAAACAACATGCGATTTTGAATTTGAAATTAGCTATAAAAATATTATTCCACTTAACAATAAGGAAACGCGCGTTCCTTATAAAATCTGCAGTTTTGATATAGAGGCTAGTAGTAGTCATGGCGATTTTCCCGTGCCTATAAAGTCTTATAAGAAGCTCGCAACAAATATTATTGAATATTTTGATGACATTGATCCTGATGTTTCAAAAGAACAATGCAAAGACCTTTTGAGAAAAATGATAATCAATGCATTTGGTTATGCGACAGAATCTGATAAAATGTCTGAGATTGATTTAGTTTATCCCAAAACAATGCCTGATTTGGCGGCTCTAGAAAAAATGATTTCAAAATGGTTAACAAATCCTGTTCGCGATATGAAAACAACAGATAATAATGACGCAACAATTGAAGCCATGTTTGAAAAAATGCAACAAAACGTGGAGGATGATAATGAAGAGGATTTTAATTATATTAAAAAGGCAAAAACATACACAGACAAAAAGGCAACAATTGTTGACATTTTATTTGATAAGAAATTTGAGCGAGACAATAAAGTAAACGAGCTTAATATCTCGCTCAAATCGGTATTCCCAAAATTGGAGGGTGATAAAGTAACATTTATTGGTTCAACATTTCTGAAATACGGAGAATCAGAACCATATTTAAATCATTGTGCTGTTTTGAATAGTTGTGATAAAATGCCACTAGAAAATAGTATTGTGCAAACGTGTAAAAGTGAGCGCGATCTTTTGATGGCTTGGCGTAAGTTGATTAAAGAGGAAAACCCTGATATTATTATTGGATATAATATATTTGGTTTTGATTATGAGTTTATGTTTCGCCGTGCGCAAGAAAATGATTGTCAAGAAGAGTTCTTGCAACTTTCCAGAAATATTGGTGAAATATGTGCAAATAAGGATCGCGATTCTGGTGCATTAAAAATTGAAGAAAGTACAATTCAAATTGCAAGTGGTCAACATGATTTAAAATTTATTAAAATGAATGGAAGACTTCAAGTTGATTTGTACAATTTCTTTAGACGCGAAGAAAACTTGACATCTTACAAATTGGATTATGTTGCTGGTCATTTCATTGGAGATTATGTGAGTAAAATTGAAAAATTTGAAAACAAAACAAAAATTGTAACAAAGAATATGACTGGTCTGTTGGAAGGAAGTTTTATTCATATTGAAGAAATTGGCCACACAACAGATTATTATGATGGCGGTGCCAAGTATAAAGTGTTAAGCGTTGATAAATCTGGCGGAACATTTGTGATTGATTCGATAATTGATCCTGATTTTAAAACAAAAAAAGTAAGATGGTGTATGGCAAAAGATGATGTTACCCCTAAAGATATTTTCAGAATGACAAATGGCACTTCTGCAGATCGAGCAGTTATTGCCAAGTATTGTATTCAAGATTGTAACTTGGTTCATTATTTAATGAATAAAGTAGATACAATTACTGGTTTTATTGAGATGGCAAAGATTTGCAGTGTACCGATGAATTTCTTGGTCATGAGAGGACAAGGTATTAAATTAACAAGTTATATTGCAAAAAAATGCAGGGAAAAGCGTACATTGATGCCAGTAATAGAAAAAGGAAATTTGGATGAAGGTTATGAAGGTGCAATTGTTTTGGATCCAAAGTGTGATCTTTACTTGGATAATCCCGTTGCGTGTGTGGATTATGCATCTCTGTATCCTAGTTCAATGATTAGTGAGAATCTTTCACATGATTCAAAAGTTTGGACAAGAGAATATGATTTGGCTGGAAATTTAATTGATGAAACTGGTGAAAAAGATGAAAATGGAAACTTTATTTATGATAATTTGCCAAATTATGAGTATGTAAATATAGAATATGATACTTATCGATATGTGCGAAAAACGCCAAGTTCAGCTGCTGAAAAAGTAATAAATGGTAGAAAGATTTGTCGTTTTGCACAATTTCCTCAAGGCAAAGCTATTATGCCTTCCATTTTGGAGGAATTATTAAAGGCGCGTAAGACGACAAGAAAGCAAATTCCATTGCAAACGGATGATTTCATGAAAAATGTTTTGGACAAGCGTCAGTTGGGTTACAAGGTGACAGCAAATTCACTTTATGGACAATGTGGTGCAAAGACAAGTACATTTTATGAAAAAGATATTGCAGCTTGTACAACTGCAACAGGTCGTTTGCTTTTGACTTATGCTAAAAAAATTATTGAAAAGTGTTATGGTGACGCAGTTGTAAATACTGAAAACCATGGTCCAGTTTTAACCAAAGCCGAATACATCTATGGCGATAGTGTAACAAATTACACTCCTGTTTATATTAGGTCAAATGGTGTATTTGATATTTGCACAATTGAGGAGCTTGGTAACAAATACGGAAATAATACTTGGATAAAGTGTTTTGAGGAAGGAAAACAAGCAAAAGAATTTTGTGAATTGACAAATGTGGAAACGTGGACTGAAAAAGGATGGACAAGATTACATAGAATTATCAGGCATGAATTAGCCAAACACAAAAAAATTATTAGAATTCTAACGCATACTGGTTTAGTAGATGTTACCGATGATCATTCTCTATTGAAAACGGATTCAACAGAGATTTCTCCAAAGGATGTAAAAATTGGAACAGAACTATTGCATAATAATTTACCAATAATAGAAAATTTTACAGATTTAATTTCCAAAGAGGAAGCGCAAGTAATGGGATTCTTCTTTGGAGATGGGAGTTGTGGAAGTTATGATTGTTTATCTGGGAAAAAAAGTAGTTGGGCCTTAAATAATGCGTCAGTGGACATCATTGATAAGTATTTAACTTTATGTAAAATTGCATATCCAAATTTTGAATGGGTTGTAATGCCTACACTTGAAAGTTCGGGTGTATATAAAATATCACCGAGATGCAGTGAATATGGATCAATAGTAAGATTTGTTGATAATTATAGAGAAAAATTGTATCATGGCAAAGCAAAAAAAATTCCACATGAAGTATTATTGGCAAGTAAAGAAATTAGGCAAGCTTTTTGGGATGGTTTATATGATGCCGATGGTGATAAAGATGTAAATGGTTGTACTAGAATAGATCAAAAAAAACAAATAAGTTCAGCGCAAATATGTTGGTTAGCTCAAAGTCTTGGTTGGAAAACATCGATTAATATTAGAAAGGACAAACAAGAAATATATAGAATTACTATGACAAAAAAAACGCAGAGAAGAAATGCTATAGCGGTAAAAAAAATACAAGAAGTTAAATATGATGGATATGTATATGATCTTACAACAGAAAATCATCATTTTGCAGCTGGGATAGGTAACATGGTTGTACATAATACTGATTCAGTATTCTTTACATTTAATTTGCAGACTCCACAAGGAAAACCTATTCGAGGGAAAGATGCGTTAGAAATTACTATTGAAATAGCGCAACAAGCAGGGCATCTGGCATCTAGTTTCTTGAAAGGTCCTCATGATTTGGAATATGAGAAAACGTTTATGCCATTCTGTTTGCTGTCGAAGAAACGTTATGTCGGAATGCTTTATGAGCATGATCCAAATAAAGGAAAGCGAAAGGAAATGGGTATTGTCTTAAAGCGTCGTGATAATGCACCAATAGTGAAAGATATTTATGGTGGTATTATTGATATTTTGATGAAAGAAAAAGATCTTCAGAAAGCAATAGATTTCTTGAAATCATGTTTGAAGAATATTGTAGATGAAAAATATCCAATTGAGAAATTAATTATTAGTAAATCGCTGCGTTCAGGATATAAAAATCCAAAATCAATTGCGCACAAGGTTCTTTCTGATAGGATGACAGCAAGAGATCCAGGAAACAAACCTAGTTCTGGTGATAGAATACCTTTTGTGTATATCAATAACCCTGATAAAAAAGCGCTTCAAGGAGAAAAGATTGAGACCCCAACATATATTCTGGAAAACAACTTAAAGATCGATTATTCGTTTTACATTACGAATCAAATTATGAAGCCGGTTCAACAGGTGTTTGCTCTTGTTTTGGAAAAAATATGGGAAATGCAAAAGAAGGCTGCAAAATTAAAGAAATTCCAAAAAGATATTGACATGTTGAAGAAGTCAACACCAGAAGATAAATATGAAGATAAATTGGAACAAATGAGAAATAAGGAGGTAAAGGCAATGTTATTTGATGAGTATTTAAGAGTAACGCAAAATGAAAAGCAAAACAATCAAGCATTGACAAAATTCTTTGGAAAGAAGGTATAAACGACTCTTCTTTAAGTTGTTCTATAAATATTATTTTTTACTTTGAAGAAATTTTTTAAATTGAATTAAATACTAATTATTATTTAATAATAAATGCTAGCAAATCATTTGATTGATTTCAAAAAAAATAATCTTACAAATAAAAGATTGGACTGGGATGAATATTTTATGTCGATTGCTATTTTAGCGTCTTGCAGATCTCCTTGCGAGAGATTAAGTGTTGGAAGTGTAATTGTAAAAAATAATCGACTAATATCAATGGGATACAATGGTTATATTCCAGGTGCACCACATATAAGTAGAGTTGTTGATAGTCATGAGCAATCAATAATTCATAGCGAAATAAATGCAATTACTGACTGCGCAAGAAGGGGTGTTTCCTTAGAAGGTTCAAAAATATATGTAACGCATTATCCATGTCCTAATTGTTTTCGTTCAATAGCTGCATGTGGAATAAAAGAAGTTCTCTATTTGAAAGACTATAATAATAGTGAAATTGTAAAAGAGTTGGCGAGAGATTCGAATATTAGTGTTGTTCAGTTGTTTGCCGGATAATATATATTTCAAATGGGCTTAAAGAAAAAATTTGGATTTCCAAAACTTTTTTTGACTTTTCGATTTTGGACATTTATTTTTGTCCATTTTTGACTTTCCAAAATACTTTTCACTTTTTTATTCTCTCTTTTTTTAAAAAAGTGATTTGTCAGCATAATGCTTTGTTTTCCATTTTTTTATTGAAAAAAATGTTATTGTAATATTTTTTGAAAAATATTCATTTTTTTAAAAAGGATTTAGGCGTTTTTTTAGATTGCTATATATAGCAATGTCTGTCAATGAAAAAAACGCGGATTACACCAAATTACGCCATTGTTATTTTTGTGACTTTTCATGCTCTAAACAAAGTGATTATGAGAGACATATTTTAACACGTAAACATAAAAAAAAGTCGATTAGCAATGATTTGTCAATAGTTGGCAATGAAAAAAACGCGCTTAACGCCGAAAATGAAAAAAAATTTGTTTGCGAATTATGTAATAAAAGTTATAAAGATAATAGTGGACTTTGGCGACATAAAAAAAAATGTAAAGAAGAAAAGTGTGAAGATGAAGAAACCAAAAAAGACAATGATCTTGTATTAATGTTATTAAAAGAAAATCAAGAGTTTAAACAACTTATTATTGAACAAAATAAACAAAATAATGAAATGCAAAAACAAATGTTAGAATTAGTTCAAAAACCAACGACAACTATTCATGGAAATAATAACTGCAATAATAAATTCAATTTAAATGTGTTTTTAAATGAAAAATGCAAAGACGCGATGAATATTATGGATTTTGTCGATTCTCTCAAGTTGACACTTCAAGATCTTGAAAAAACAGGAGAACTTGGTTATGTAAAAGGAATCACAAACATTATTGTGAATGGTTTGAATCAACTAGATGTTTGTAAAAGACCAATTCATTGCAGTGATTTAAAGAGAGAAACAATATACATAAAAGATAACAATGCTTGGGAAAAAGAAAATGAAGAAAAACAAAAAATAACACGAGCTATCAAACATATTTCTATTAAAAATGCAAAACAAGTTGGCGAATGGACGAGAGAAAATAAAGGATATAATGATTCTTCTTGTAAAAAGAATGATAAGTATTTGAAAATTATTTCAGAAGCAAATGGTGGTGAGCCAGAAGAAATTAATAAAATAATTTCAAATGTTTCATCAAAAGTGACAATCGATAAACAAATTTTGTAATTTTTATTTTATTATTATAAATAAATGGCAGACGAAGTAATACACCCTTTTCTTCCTGAACAAGATTATGATGATCCGAATGTCATATCAACATATGATTTTATTTATTTTGTTCAGGATTATTCTGCATTTTTAAGAGAATATCTAAATTACATGCTCCGCGAAAACTACATTACAGCTAATGACTACGGTTATTATAGCTCCTATTTAGATATATGCAATGAAATAAATACGGACTACGGAGACGATGGCACATTTGAGGAATATCGTGAGGAAGTTGAACCCTTAATGGAATGGATCACGGATGAGTGTGGTCAAATGAATGTGTATTATGAACAGGAAGCCCAGGCAGCAGTTGCACAACAAAATTTTGCAGAACCTATAGGTATTGCCACTAGAACGCGTTCAAAACGTCCAGCTAGTAAATTTGAAATACCTCCTTCTAAAAAAGGAACAAATATGATAAGCCTAGAACCAACAATACAAGATGCTGTGAGAATAAAACTAAGTGATGGAAAGGAATATACTTATGACGAGATTAAAGATATGTGGCGATTTAGCAAAGAACAAACACCATTGCGTCATCCTTATACACAAGAAGATAAACAAAAAATAAAAGATTTTATAGATTTTGCAACAAAGGGCGGTAAAAGAAAGACAAGAAAAGGTAAAAAAGTGAAAAAAACAAAAAAAATGTGCAAAACAAAAAAGTCGCGCAAAATAAGAAGATCAAGAAAGTAATTGATTTTATATAAGCTCAAAAAACTTATATAAAATTATTAGTTTATTTATTATTTTTTAATAAAGGTAACTACGAAGAGGCTTTCTCTTGGGAGCCGTTTTAACCTTCCTCATAGAAGCAATGACACTCTCCAGCTGCTCGACTCTTTGTTGAAGACGCTTGTTAACTTGAACAAGAGACCCCGAATACTCCTCCTCATCATTATAGTCCTCATCATCAGAATCATCTTCATCAAAACTGGCCTCGGACTCATCATCCGAATCCATGCAAGACTCCATAACTAGGTCACCATTCTTAATGGCCTCTTGAATAAGCTCAGATTGAGCATAACCACGAGCATTCTCCCAACAATCAACAAATCCTTCCGAAACTAACTTACAAACAATAGCATTTACAGAGCGATCGTGTAACTTGGCAATATCGGCCACTGACATTTCCAAAAGTTCGTATTCTCTTTGAAGTCTCAAAACTTCATTTACATTCCAACGCAAAAAGTGTCTACTAGGTTGCTTTGACATTATATAAATATATTACACTTCTTGTCTTTAAATTATTTACACTAATATTTTATTTATGTTGTAGGTGTTATGGAGTGATTTGTATTTGTATAAAACATAATTTGAGAGCAGAGCCAAGTACCCATAATAATCCACATATTATTTATAGCATTAGCTCCATTGTAAACAATCCAACGCAATGCTTGACAATGTGGTGTTGCCATTAAAAATGGTGAAACAATAAAGCCGTATATAGTTTTTGGTACACATAATTCAATGTAAAATTGTGATGCAAAAAAATGCAAAGCAATCCAAACCAAATAAATTCCTGAAATTTTTATAACCCACTCACCTATTTTAAATATTACGCCAAATACTTTTTTGCTGTAACAATAAAATAAAATTATTATTTTATTTTCTTTAATAGTATGTTCTTCAATTTCTTCATTAACATCTTCATTTGGATTATCAAGTATTTGATTCTCCTCATATTCTTTTATTTCATTATCTTGTTGTTTTAATTGTTGTTCAATAAAGCTATCAATATCTTTTACTCGTGACTTCCTATTATGTCTTCTCATTGTAATTATTTTATAAAATGTCTTTATTTGGTTTGTAAAGAAGTTTTATTTAAAGATTTCTTCGTAAAATAGTTTCAAAAAGTAAAATACTATTATTTGAAGGGTCTAATATATTATTAATGGTTCGGTTTCGTGTATTATTATTTCTTAATAAATCTGTCAGCGCCTGTGTTGCAAAATTTATTAATGGATTTCCAGAAATATCAAATGTAATATCGCCATTTTCATTGTATTGAATATTAGAAATATTTGAATTATTTAATAATGGGTTTTCTGCGTTTTCATTAGCATTTTCATTTTCATTTTCGTTTACATTTACATCGTCTTCTTCCTCTTGTTCAAGATTATTAAATTGTGGTGGAGTACCTCTTCTGTTGTATCTACGAATGTCATATCTACAAACTGGACACTTAACATTTGTTTGAAACCAAACGTTCAAATCTGAAGGATTAAAAATATGACCACAATGAATAATTTGACTAACATCTGTAGCATGTTCAAATCTCTCTAATGAAATGGGACAGGAGTTATTAATTGGATTAACAATTGAACCAAAAGTTGTGTTCATTGTAGCGTTTTGAATTTCTTGAGCAGTTGGTCTTACAATAACAGGATCATAAAAATTTCTTACAATATCATTTAAAAATATATTTCCCAAAATATTGTTAGCGTTTCTTTGATTATTTTGTCTTCTGTTTGTTTCAACTCGCGCATCTGGTCTAACATATTCAATTGTATAATATCTACCATTTAAATAAATTCGATTTGGATTAGATTCTAATGGAACACGATCGTTGTTGTACATTCTTCTAGTATTTCGGTTATTAGCGTTATTGTAATTTCTGTTTGTATTTGTGTTTGTGTTTAAATTCATATTTCGATGACTAACTTCTAACGAGCGAATAGAATTTCTAATATCATCCAAATTATCATACAAACGATCAATTTCTCTCAAAGTTGTGTTGTACATATCGATATAAACGTTTAATAAAACCCTGTCAAAATTTTGTTGAATATGAATATTTTGATGAGAGTGATTTGTAGAATTGTTTCCTGACATATTAATAATAAAGAAAATCTGTTTAAATGTATTCTTCTAATATATGAAATATGGAATTTGAAAATTATAAAGGAAAAGGGTTAACTGGATTGGCAAATCTTGGAAATACGTGTTTTGTAAATTCTTGTCTACAAATACTATCACATACGTATGAATTAAATGACTTTTTAAAAAAAGAAACATACAAAAAAAAATTAAATAACAAGTATGAGTCCGCACTTTTAATAGAGTGGGATAATCTTAGAACATTAATGTGGAGCGAAAATTGTATAATTTCGCCTGGTAAATTTCTCAAGACTATTCAAAAATTAGCAGCAATTAAAAAGATAGATATTTTTACTGGATACGCACAAAATGACCTGCCCGAATTTTTATTGTTTTTAATTGATTGTTTTCATGTTTCGTTATCTAGAGAAGTAAATATGACAATTACAGGTAACTCTATAAATGAAACTGATAAAATAGCTGTAGATTGTTTTGAAATGATTAAAAAAATGTATACTAAAGAGTATTCAGAAATTTGGAACATGTTTTATGGAATTCACGTTTCACAAATAGTTTCAATGGAAGATGGAAGTGTACTTGCTAGTAATCCGGAACCATATTTTATGATAAACTTATCAATACCACAAAATAATAAATCCCCTAGTTTATATGATTGTTTTGATTTATATGTAGAAGGAGAAAATTTAGAGGGAGACAATGCATGGTTTAATGAAACTACAAACAAAAAGGAAAATGTTAAAAAACAAATAAGTTATTGGAGTTTTCCAAATATATTAGCAATAGATTTGAAGCGTTTTAATCCAATGAATCCAATGAATAAAAATCAAGTTTTAGTAACTTTTCCATTGGAAAATTTAGATTTATCAAAATATGTTATTGGATACAAAAAAGAGTCATATGTATATGACTTGTATGGAATAGCAAATCATATGGGAGGAACGATGGGAGGACATTATACAGCATTTATCAAAAATGCAAATGGTAAGTGGTATCATTGCAATGATACAGACGTAAAAGAAATAACAAATGAACACGAGTTAGTATCGCCAAGAGCGTATTGTTTATTTTACAGAAAAAGGCAAATAATATAAATTGGCTTGTTAAGTTTTTATTAACTAACTATATATTAATGGAAGTGTCACCTAATTCAACAACTCAACCTTTAAACATGTATGATTATATTAATAGTTATTTTATGAATCCAATGGTATTTACTACTTTAGTTTTAATAATAATCATAATTGTTTTGATATCTGTATCTTTAGGAAATAGTTCAAACCAGGCAACAAGCAATACAAGTGATTCTGGAAATGATAATAGTATACAAATTTATGGAATAATAGGAATTTCTTTATTTATTGTTCTTATCATTGTAAATGGATTGCAATACTTTTTTGGAATGGATATTTACGCATCTATTAAAAATATATTTTATGGAACACCAGAAATTGATATTAAAGTAATCCCTGACCAACAAATAGTAAATCAAGGTTCTTCTCCAATTCCTGAAATTCAGGCAATCGATCAAGTATTTAACGTTCCTGGAAATTACTATGGATACAACGATGCAAAAGCATTATGCAGTGCGTATGGATCTCGCTTAGCAACTTATAATGAAGTTGAATCAGCATATAATAATGGAGCAGAGTGGTGCAACTATGGTTGGTCAGACGGGCAAATGGCTTTATTTCCTACTCAAAATAAAACATTTAACAACTTGCAAAAAATTAAAGGACACGAACACGATTGTGGTAGACCTGGGGTTAATGGAGGATATATAGCAAATCCTTTAGTAAAATTTGGTGTAAATTGTTATGGTCATAAACCAAAAATAAATCAAGAGGAGCAACACCTAATGGACGTTACTACCCCTTATCCTAAAACAAAAGAAGACATAGTAATGGAACAACGCATTGCGTATTGGAAAAATAAATTAGATGAGATTTTGGTATCTCCATTTAATTATACAACTTGGAGTAAAATATAATTGTAGTCAAATATTTTTCTTCACAATTACAATTACAAAATTACTAACATTAAAAGCAAATGTTAATAATATAAAAAGATAAAGCCCTTTAAAAAAATTTTTAAAAAATTTTGAAATTTTAAAAAAAAACCATGCAGGAATAAAACTTCTTATAAAAAAATATATTGTTTTTTTTTCATCGGGCTTTGCAATTTCATTAAACTTTTCTCTACAAATGGGACACGATTCATTTTTTTTAACCCATTTATTTAAACAATACTGGTGTATGAATGACTCACATAAACATTTTTTTTCTAGACTATCATCCTTTTCATTTTTAATTAATGCATTAGTTAATTTAATAATAGCAAATTTTTTACTAGTTTTTTCTAAACATATTATGCATTCATAAGCATTTATGTCCTTATAAATTTCAACATTGTTACTTTCAGATTCTGAAAAATTATTGTCAGAATCTAAATGATTATATATTTGAAAGTACATCATATATTATTCATTTATTTTTAGTTTGTGGTGTTTTTTTGTATTTTTTTGCTTAGGTATTAGACCAGCTTTTTTAGATTTTCTTTGCTTTCTCTCTTTTGTTTTATTTTCAACACTAGCTAACTTGACTAGTTTTTCATAAAGATCATCATCTACTTCCTCTTCTTCGACAACTTTATTTTTATCTTCACGATATCCTCCAGTTTTATTTGGTTGGAAAAAAATTCCAGAAGGCACTGCTAAATCTTTGAATAAGTCAGAAACATTATTCCCTCCTCCAGTTAAATTTTTATTAATAGTATGCATCGGGCTTTGTTTATGTTTTAATAATATTGAGTTCACGTGAAACCCTCCACTCAAAATTTCTCCATTTCTCTCTATCATGACAAAATCATCATCATCAGTTATAATTTCTTTTTCTTTCATATAAAATGGCTATATAATATTTAATTATTAGAAAACCGCTTTATTTCTGGTACTATTTTGTATTCTCTCTTTTGTTTCAAATAATCAATGATTTGTTTTACCTGTGCATCATTTTTAATAATTTCTCCTAAAGATTTTTCAACGTATTTAAAAGTTAATGGAGGTGTTACCTTTGTATTTGCAAATTTTAATTTACCATCGCTAATTTGTACAACAGCATTTGATAAATTATTAGTTTCTACATAATGATTAATATTTTCACTCAAATTATTTTTTTTATCTCTAATTTCTTTAGCCTTTTCATTTAAAATTTTTAATTGATTATCTAGTGAAACCCATTGTTGTATTTTTTCTTCAAAACTCATTATAATTAAAGTGAATAAAATAAAATAAAATCTTTGCAAAAAATATAAATGATTCCGGCAAACCAATTAAAAGAATATAGCAAAAAAATTAATTCAAAAAAGGGTAAAACACATAATAAAAATTATGGTGAATGCAAAAAAGTTATCCTTTTTACAAATGCTAGAAATGAGAAAAATATAAAAGAATGGGCGGCTCATCATTTATTAATAGGTTTTAGCGCTATTTGTATTTTTGATCATAAATCAGATGTTCCTATTGGTCCTCAATTTATAAATTTTGATAAACGAGTAAAAGTTTTGCGTGTAGAATATGAAAATCCTGTTAAGCTAAAATTAATGAATATGGCTGCAACTATAGCAAATCAAAATGGATTTGATTGGATGTTATATTTGGATGCTGATGAATTTTTAATACTAAATTCATTTGAAGGAGTCAAAAAAATGTTGACGCAATTTAGTAGTGCTCATTCTTTAGCGGTGAACTGGTTATTATTTGGAACAAATAATCATGTAAAAGAACCGAATGGTTTGATTTTAGAAAACTACACGCGATCACAATTAAATCCTGATCAACACGTTAAGTCATTTGTCAGACCTCAGGAAGTTATAAATGCTACTAATCCACATTTTTTTAATATTTATAATCCTGCAAGAATGTTAACAATTACAAATAAACAAATGCCTTACACCCCAAATATGGGTTATACATTTAATCCTTGCAATGCAGAATATAATAAGTTTCACGCGTACATTGCGCATTATATTCATCAGTCTGAGGAAACATTTATAAAAAGAAAGGTCTTATTGGCGGCGGATGATGGTACGGGAGCTAAAAGTGCAAACCCGGAAATTCACAATGTTTACAATGATGTTGAAAATAATGACCCAAAAAATAAGTATGCAGAAAGAGTTAAAGCATTCTTGCAACAATTTAAATAATTCATAAAAATATATTATTATCATTATGAATTAAAATGTATGTTTTACTTATGCTATAATCCTTCTAGAATGACGTCTAGACTTGCGTCCACCTTTTCTAGATTTGCGACCTCCTCTTCTGCGTTTAGAGTAAGTTTGTTGTAATCCTAAAAGTCCAAATGGCACTGCAGCTTGGCTAACAATATCCAATAAATTTCCACCTCTTCGGCTTCTCTTATGGCGTCTCTTTCCTCCTTGCATTAATTTGCCTAAAGAAGGGTCCGCCGGTCTAACACCATTAACATTTTGCGTTAAATCAGCAGACCAAAGGCCGTTTCCAGTGGGAGCATTCATAGTTTGTGGATTATTAAAAACATTATTCCATTGGTTAGTTCCAACAGTATTCATTTCATAAGCAGCCGCTGATTGGCCTCCGCGTCTTCTGCGGCTTCTTCCACCAGCGCGCCCCATAATGACACTTCTCACGCGTCTCTTTCCTCCAGCCATTGCACTTGAAGTTGTTGGTGGTGGTGATGGTGGTGGTGATGGTGGTGGTGATGGTGGTGGTGTTGTTGTTGTTCCATCTTCCTCTTCCTCTTCATTATCCGTAGGTATACTTTTGTCACTAGTTGTTGCGTCTTCCATGTCGTCGTCTTGACCACCGCGTCTGCTTTTTCGTCCTCCTCTTTTATAAGTCATTATATACATTAAAGAGAAAATATTACAAAACTTTGTTAAAGAAAGATTTATTACGCAAAATTAATATTAATAAAATAAGTATTGCTAAAATCATTATAAAAATCATAAACACAAGGGCCACAGTAATATAAATATATGGGTTTATTTCATAAAATATAAAATCGATAACAGGTTTGCATACTAATTTTAATTCATGTTTAACATCGTCTCTTTTTAAAATGTCTAAACATTGTTGAACAATAGAATCTTTCATAAATATTGTATACAAAAATAAAATAATAACTAAACTTTTGCGTGTTAATGCAAGTTAAAAATTCTATAGAAGAATTAATGGATGATATTATAGAACCTAATTCAACTTTTGATTTTACGAAATTGACTTTAGCACAACCAACGGGAATACAAGGAGGAGCATATTTTACAAAACTTTTACACAATTCCAAACCATTATACATTCAAACGCCTAAAAGCTTAACAAAGCAGGGGTTTGTTAAGAATGGTAAAAAAATTTATTGTGATTTAATGTTCGATAATAATGATGAACAATTTATTACATGGATGGAAAATTTAGAAACAAAATGTCACAATCTAATTTTTGAAAAATCAGATGCATGGTTTCAAAATTCATTAGATTTAAACGACATTGAAACAGCTTTTAACTCTGTACTAAAAAGTTATAAGTCTGGAAAAAAGTATTTAGTCAGGACAAACATTAAAGTAAATTCTTTATCGGGAAGTCCTATAATTAAAATCTATAATGAAAATGAGACTCCATTAACTTTGGAAGATGTTAATCATGAAACAAATATTATTTCTATTTTAGAAATACAAGGTATAAAGTTCACATCAAGAAATTTTCAAATAGAAATAGAATTGAAACAAACAATGGTATTAAATACTGACAAAATATTTGAAAATTGTTTAATTAAAAAAAAATCAACTATGATAGATGTAGATGAAACAATAAAAACTTCTCAAAAACTTTCAGATGAAGAATTGATAGAAGAAAGCCAGCCAACAAGTACCATACTAGAAAATTTAGAGGAAGAAAAAGAAGAATTAAATGAAATTGTTGAACCTCTTGAAGATATAAGTTTAAAAATAGAAGAAAAAAATGAGACATTAGAAGAAGAAAACAAAACAAAACAAGAAGATAAACCAAATATAGAATCAGAAACTGAAACTATTGAAAATTTGAATCAAGATAATAATAACATTTTTGATATAGTTCCAATAGAATTAGATTTTAATGACGAAAGTTTAGAAACAATTACATTAAAAAAACCGAATCAAGTTTATTATGAGTTGTATAAAGAAGCAAGAGAAAAAGCAAAACAAGCAAAAAAAGAAGCGGTTTTAGCTTATTTAGAAGCAAAAAACATTAAGAAGACTTATATGTTAGAAGATATTGACTCAAGCGATGATAGTGACGTAGAAAATCTAGATTCAGATTTTGAAGAAGAATAAATAAAAAAATATAAACTTTCATATTTTACAAAAGTCTAGCAAGTTGTAAATGTTTAGAATAAATAATTAGAATTAATTGTGTATTCTAAAAATTATTTTATCGTTTTTATTATATATAATGAGCGTCTCTTTAAAAAAGCTTTGGGCCGATTACGGAATTGGTACAATTGTAGTTCTATTAGTTCTTGCCTATGCAATTAGTACATTCGCCAATTATTTAACATCAAAAGGAGCGTATGGTTCAGAATCATATTCTGGAAGCTATAATACCGCTTACGTTAACAACCTTCCCGAACAAGCTAGTCAACCCGTTGCCTCTATGCCTTTAGGCCAAAATGAGGTTTTTGCTTCTGCCAACGGAATTCAAACTAGCAACCCCGGTGTTCCCGCTTCTTGCGCAAATGCTAATTTGCAAAACCCTGCAGAGCTTTTGCCTAAGGACACAAATAGTCAATGGGCTCAATTAAATCCTTCTGGCAAAGGCGAGTTGTCTAACATCAACTTGTTAAAAGCCGGCTATCACATTGGTATTGACACCATTGGCCAAACTTTGCGAAATGCTAACTTGCAAATTCGTTCTGAGCCCCCTAACCCTCAAGTTTACGTTGGTCCTTGGAACATGAGTACCATTGAACCTGATTTCATGCGCCCTCCTCTTGAAATTGGTGCTGGAAATCAATAAATAAAATATTTACATTTTCGTCTTTAAATAGACGCATTTACATATAAATATTTTATGTAGAATATGTATAATGTCATCACCTTCACAAGAACAAGTAAATGCGCTGGCAGATTTAATTGGAGAGTTAAATGCTGCGTCAGAAATTACTTTAGGTAAAAGAATAGTGCCTGGTCGTGAACCAGGATTTTATTCTACTTTATCAGAAACGGGCGAAGGTCGCCCTATTGGTCCTGGAGGATTGCCAATGGGAAGTAAAGGAGGAAAAAGAAAACGAAGACGTTCTCTAAGAGGTGGAGCAGCGTGTGATAATCAGTATGTCAGTTTAGCTATTGATTCTGCTATTATTTTAGCTGGCGCGGCAGCAATTGCTGGAACTGGTTATGCCGGTTTTGCATCATTACAATATTTTATGGGGGTATACGCTTTAGATGCTTCTGTAGTATCAGTTGTTACAGCATTGTATAACTCATTTAGTGCTACTTTAAGTTTTGCATTAACTAGTGGATCAACTGCCATTTCTGCTGTAGGTCCTATCGCTAGTTCTGCAATGAGCACAACGACCGCTGTTGCAAGTTCTGCGGTTTCTGTTGCCCCTTCCGTTTTAACGACACTTGCAAGACTATCGCCTGGTATATTACTAGGTAGATACATTGGTACAGGTAAAAGTGCAAGAGATGATGCTATGGCTATTTTGAACGGATTAAATGCAAAATATGAGGCTATTTCAAATTATTCTGGCGCGGTTACACGTTCCATTGCAGCCAAAAAGACTGCACTTGAACAACAAATTTCTGAAACAAGAGAAAGAATTAATCAAACTTATCAAGCCGCGGCTGCGGCTGCACAATCCGCCTCACAAAGTGCATCATCTTCATATGGAAGTCTTAAGGGAAAATTGTGTGAATTGGTTGACAAAGTTGCAACAGGAGCTGCAAGTGCTGTTGATATTATGCCAGGTTTAGAAGATGCAGTAATTGTAATTTCTGGAGGTAAAAGAAGAAAAACGAGAAAAAATAGAACTACAAAAAAACACAAAAAACGTGGACACAAAAGTCATCGCCGCCGTTAGATTTTAATAAAATATTTATATTTGCTTATTAATCAACGTATATAAATATTTACAACTATAGAGATAAACTTTAGTTTTTTAAAATTTAAATATAAAAATAATATATATATTATGAGTTTACTAATCAATGTATTTATTTCTTTTATGCATTTAATTTTAACGTATAGCGTTTTTATTACTGCACTGATTTCAAATAAAGTTGACATACTATTCTGGTTGTTAATTTTAATGACAATAATAAAATTTGCTTATTGGTTTTTTGGAAGATGTATTTTAACATTATATGAGTATAACAACTATTTTCCTTCAATGTGCGAAATTATATCGAATATTTTAACATGTAATTTAGACGATAAAAGATGTGAAGAAGTAGTAATTAACATAGGATTATTGATTATTTTGAACAAGCTTTTAGTATTATTATTTTTTAAATATTATAAGATATTATAAAGCAAAATGTTGCATTTGTTTCATAAAGATAAACTTCCCAATATATTCTCAAATCAGTTTATTCCAAATTTTATTACTTTTATTTTTGCTTTTATTTTAACACATAAAAAATACTCCCCTACTTTAACAGGAATATCTATTTTTATTTTATATTTTTATTCTTACTTTATACACAAATTATTACACTATTTACCAAATATGTTAAATCTACATTTAAACAACCATCATGGTAGTAATAAAAATAATGATTTACTCTATAACTTTTTAAATTTATCAATTGAGTTATTTACAAATATTATGTTTTTTGTTATTTTTTATTACATTCAAAAAATATTGCAAATTAATTTTATTCCTGAAATTATAATATTTTATTATGGTTTTATTTATGTGTCAATTCATATAATAAATTATTCTATTTTTCATGCTTCCAAAACACACGTTTTACATCACGAAACCACGAATAAAATACAAAAAAATAAAACTTGCAATTATGGCCCTGACTTAGTGGATCATATTTTCAAAACAAATTATAATAATAAAGTAGAGAATTATAATCATATATTACCAAACATTTTAATGGCTTTTTTGTTAACTTATTATTTTTATAAACCACAAATTTTTTAAATGAGTTTATTTATATTATTCAAACTATAAATAAAATCACACTTAAATATATAACAAATGTTAGACTTTATTAAAAAAGATATTTTAGGATATATTGTTTTGGCTTTTATATTACTTATTTGTCTTAAAATTTATAGCGAATCAGATGCTTATAATTTGAAATGTATTATATCGTCTGTTGATGGAAATAGATATTGTGTAAGAGACAGACAAAAATTAGAGTTAGCTGCAGATTTATTAGCAAAAGTAACAAACAAGTGCAAATTATTAGTTGAATACATGAAAGAAAAGCATCCAACTGATCCGCGCGTTATTAAACTAGTTAAAGGATTTAATCCGAAATCAATAAATGAAACATTGCCAACTAGTGAGTTAACTGCATATAGTGAAAATAAAGGTGAAAAGCTAGCATTTTGTTTAAATACAACAAAAACAGGAGACAAGTTAATTGATATTGACACGTTAACATTTGTTGCAATCCACGAATTATCTCACATTATGACAACATCAATAGGTCATAAACAAGATTTTTGGCAAAATTTCAAGTTTTTATTAGAAAATGCAAAAGCTGCAAATATTTATCAGCCGGTGAACTATAAAAAAGAACCAAAGGAATATTGTGGTATGACTATACACGATAACCCATATTATGATTTATAATTAAAATATTATATTTAGTATTTTAATTATTCAAAATGATAATAATGCTGAATTTATATATAAAATAATAGCTGAGATATATATATGTCAACAAAATTACAAGTGAATCCAATATATAAAGTAAATCATTTAATAAATGAAAATCAAATTAAAGACATTTATGTGTTTTATGGTCGAAACGAAAAGTTAACCGAATTATTTAAGAGAGATCCTGAAAATGAAGCATTTATAGATAAAAGCACTGGAAAACATATTTTTAATGCAGAAGAGATGAAGAATATAAAAGATAAAAATATTTCTGTTCATTTTTCTCAACAACAAATTCATTTTGATGATTCTATTGGAACAATAAAACTAAAAATAGTACGCGAGTTTTCAAATACTTTTTCATATGAAGAAATTTATCTGTTTTGCATGAAAGAAGAAAGCTTTAATCCTGTTTTAATTTATCAAACTTTAACCCAAAATAAACGTTTAGAATTAACAAAAACACGATTGGACCAATTTTTATTGAATATAATAAGAGATGATACCGGAACTCCGGTTCAATTTAATATTCCAGAAAAAGAAATATATGATTACGATGATATTTTGGCGTTGCGACTAGATAATAAAAAATTTTGGGTAAATAAAGTTTTAGGTCAAAAATTTTTAATAATAACAAACGAATATCCTTTTGTAGTAAATCCTTATGACGCTATAGAATATGATAAATTTTTAGAAAAAGCATCTAGGAAGTCGTTATCAACACTAAATAATAACTTATTACTGAATACTGGTGAAATTATAGAAAATAATATTTTTTTATGTCTTGCAAAAGATGTTTTGAAAGAAAACCCTGATGCACATGAATATTCATTGAAAATATATTACCCTTTTCTTTATGCAAAAAATATTCTTTCTCTTGAAGATGTAAATAATAAAAGATTAGAATTAATTGAAGAAAATAAAAAGAAGATGCAAAAAAGTGTTACTGACACATTTGAAAGTATTGATATGTTTTATGACATTTTTAAAAATAAAAAAACAGAATTAAGTTATAAAAATAGTGGTATTAAAAAAATAAAAGCTATTATTCGTCCGGATTATAACATTAAAATTCCTTTGGATATTATTTTTAAGTTAATTCATGCAACTGAAGAAAATCCATTAATCAAATATAATCCATCAAATAGAAAGGAACAAATTTACAGATTGTATACTGATAAAATTTCAAAGGATGGTAGAAAAATTCCTTTTTTATCAAAAGCTTCTATTTTTAAACTTATGAAAAAAATTGGAAAGACTAAATCTGTCGCCGTTTACATTGATTATTACAAAAATGATGTTTTGTATTCGCTTGTTTGCGAATTTGAAGAAAATGGTAATATAGAGATTAATGGAGAATTTGAAAAGGTTCTTCTAGTTAATGATCTTAATGACATAATTAAAAACGCAGTTAATCCTATTATTGACGTCATTAAAACTTATCTAGAACAAAGTGGATATTCTATAAATTTGTTTGAGAGTATAACTAGTTCTAATTTTGAAATAAAACAATTGGATTATGAAACAACTATTGGAATAGACAAACCAATAAAACTAGATAAAATGAGAGGTTGTTTATCATCCGCATTCATTATGGACACATTAAATATAAAAAATGACATTAAAATGCGATTTAAACGCGTTGCAAATTTTAACAAAAGAACTAGTCAAGAAGCTTTTATTTTAGAGAAAAAAGATGAAGGATTGAGAGGAGATGAAATTATTGAAGAAGTTGTTAAAGTTTATCAAATACCTAGAGCTGAAGCTGCTGAATTGTTAGCAAAATTAGCAAGTGAATTAGAAGTACAACGCAATGTTAAAAGAAATGAAATAAGTATAAAAATAAATCCTGGTTTTAAAACTACAATTCATTTAAATCAGATATCAAGTGATATAACAATTCGAGTTGAAAATATTAACGATGTTTTTTATTTAACAACCATTCCAATTTACTTAGACACCTTAGTCAGATTAACTCAAGGAGATTTATCTGCAACAACAACATATCCTGAAAAATTAATAAAAAAAATATGTTCTTCAAAAGAAAAGGAAGATGTTGTTGTAGAGGATTTAGTTTCAGCTTTTGAGGCTCCTTTGGAAGATCAAGAGGTTCCTTATTTGGAAGGAGACAATTTAGAATTTCAACCACTAGATGAATACATAGATGAAGGTTCTTCCGATGAAGCAAAAGTTAAAAATGCAATTTCTCTTTTTTATGGAGATGATGACGAAGAGGAAGAAGAAGATGAATTTGAAGGTGGTAAAAAAGATACCGATAGCAGTGAAAAATCGTTATCCAGTTTTGATTCTGAATCTCCATTAAGCTCTGTAGAGGAACCTGTTAAAAAATCATCCGAAAAATTATTAAGTTCTGAATCAGAAAAATCTTTAAGTTCTATGGAAGCAGCGCCTGAAGAACCAAGCAAAGAAGAAGAAGAATCAGAAAAATCTTTAAGTTCTATAGAAGCAGCGCCTGAAGAACCAAGCAAAGAAGAAGAGTCAGAAAAATCTTTGAGTTCTATAGAAGAAGTTCCACAAAAACAATTAACACCCATTGAAGAAAGTGAATCGTTAAGTTCTGTTCAAGAACCGCAAGTTCCAGAAGTTAAACAAATAAAATCTCCAGCGCCGATAGAAAAACCTAAAATTCAATTAGTAGAAGACTCGGACGAGGAAGAAGAAGAGGAAGAGGAAGAAGAAAAAACTCCCCCAAAAAAAGTTGTAAACAAACCTCTTGCTGTTCCTAGAATAACAAATTTTGTAAGAGACATTAATAATATGTCTCTTCGAAATTACTTTCAAGATAAAATATCTGAAAAAGAGCCTACCTTAATACTTACAGAAAAACAAGGAAAATTTAATGCTTATTCAAGAGTGTGTCCTTCCGCAGATAGACGTCAACCTATTATTTTAACAAAAGAAGAACTCGATAAAATAAATGAAGAGCATCCAGGATTTTTGAAAGATGAAGATGTAATAAATTATGGATCTACAGAAGACAAAAATTTTTACTATGTTTGCCCTAGATATTGGAATTTAAAAACTAATACAATAGTTACTCCCGAGCAAATGGAAAAAGACGGCTTATACAAACATATAATTCCAAAAAAAGGAAAAGAATCAAAAAAGGCCACAAATGAAAAATATATTTATGAATTTTCTCCTTCTGGAAATACGGATAAAGATTTCAAACAATACCCGAGTTTTCAAGTAAACAAACATCCAAATGGGTTTTGTTTGCCGTGTTGTTTTACAAACTGGAACACTCCTGATCAAATCAAAAGAAGGAAATTGTGTTCTGGAGAGAAAAAGGAAAAAAGTAATGAAGAAAAAGAAAAACCAAAACAAGATGACGAGTATGTAAAAGGACCAGAGAAATTTCCCCTAGACACTGGAAGATGGGGTTATTTGCCATTTCAAATTCAAAAATTTTTACATGAAGCAAATGAGGATTGTCAAATTAGTAAAACAAACACAAATGTTAAGTTAAATCATCCATGTTTATTGCGTCATGGTGTTGAAACAAATGATTCTCAATCATTTATTGCTTGCATTGCAGATGCATTGTTTTTTACAAAAAATGACGAAACTAGTAAAGAAGTCATGAAGGGAAATACAATTAAAAAAATGAAAAAGATAATTATTTCCATGTTAAATTTGGATAATTTTATAACATACCAAAATGGTAATTTAGTATCTGATTTTATAGAACCAAAGAGAGAAATAGATACATCAAATCCAAAATATACATCTTCAAAATTGTATACAAAGTTATCTTTAAAAAATAATAGTGATTTGCAATATTTTAAAAATGTGTGCTCGGCATATGAAAATTTTATAAATTTTTTGAAAGATGATAAAATATTTATTGACTACACTTATTTATGGGATATTATTTGCAAGCCAAATGAATATTTATTTTCCTCTGGAATTAATTTGGTCGTTTTAGAAATTCCAGAAAATGATATTACAAACAATGTTGATTTAATTTGTCCCACAAATCATTATTCAAATGAGTTTTATGAATCTAGAAAACCAACATTAATTTTAATGCGAAGAGGTGATTATTTTGAACCTATTTATTCTTATAGAAACACAGAAAAGGCGCTATTTATTGGAAAGTTATTTAGTGAACGCGACCCTCAATTGTCAAGTGCAATGAGAATTGTCTTTAATAAATTGATCAAACCTTATTTCCAAAAGGTTTGCACACCTTTAAGTAGTGTTTCAGAAAATATATATAAGGCAAAAAAACCTTTGATTCTCTCGGAAATCATTGACTTGTTAACAAAAAAAAAATATTCTGTTTTAAAACAAGTTGTTAACTACCAAGGTAAAGTAATTGGGGTTGTTGCCGAAAAAACAAAACAAGGATTTATTCCATGTTATCCCTCATCAATTAACAGCAAACTAGATTACATTTTTATGCTTGATCCAACCATTTGGAGTGAATATAACAATACAATTGAATTTTTGAATGCTGTAAACAAAGACACAAATGGTAAAATTGCGTCAAAACCCGAATTTAAAATAGTTGAAGATGAAATGATTGTTGGTGTATTAACTCAAACAAATCAATTTGTTCAGTTATCAAAACCTTTTTCTCTCGGGGATGCTAGAGATGAAATACCTGTATATGATAATAATAATTTTGTTGTGGATAAAAACGATGATCACCTTGTTTCTATTGATGTTCCTATAGAAACTTCAAATGAAGTTGACCATGAACGCGTAGAATATATTAAAAAAATTAAACTTGAAACTAATTTCTATAATGTTTTCAGAAATACAATACGCATTTTATTAAACGATTATGAGAATCTTAAGTTGAGAGAAACTATAGAAGATGAAATGAACAAGGCTTATGTTATTTATAGCAAAAAACTTGAATCAATACACAAGTATTTGAAGACTTTGGCAAAAGATACAATTATTTTTTCTGACGATTATGATTACAATATTATTTCAGAAGTTTCAACATGTTTGGTAAATAAAAATAAAACAAAATGCGAATCTAAAAAACCTTTGTGTGCTTTTACTACAGAAAACAAATGTCAAATAATTTTACCAAAGAAAAATTTGATAACAAAATTAGACAATGAATTATTATATTTTGGTAAAATGGCTGATGAGTTGATTCGATATAGCAGAATAAAATCATTTATACTAGAACCACAATCTTATTTATCTTTTACAAATTTAAGTTACAATTTAAATGATGATGAAATAATAATGATTCAATCCATGTTAACTCAAGAATATTTTGAAGGCCTTATTCCAGCGGTTTTTAATAAATATGTTAAATATAATAGCTATGATGAAGTTGAACCCATTCAACATCCAGTTTATGAAAACTCATATTCTATAGAAGAAGCAGTAAATCCAAAAAATATTGATGAGTGTGTTACAACTACAAAGGATAAAATATTCTCTCTAACATGGAGAAAACATTTCCCAAAAACATTCAAAGAAAAGGAATATTCCAAAACAAAATATTGCACATTTTATGTTATTATTGACTTGATAAAAGAGAAAACCGGACAAGTATTCGATATAAATGGTATTCGCGATGAATTATACTCTGAATATACAAAATATGTTCCAAAATTGGAGGGACAAATTTTAGATATGATGAGTGCACAAGGTAAAAAAATAGTTGCATCTCAAGTAAAAGGTAAAAAATTAAGTTTTCAAGATATGATCTACTCAGAAAGTTATTACTTAACAACTATTGATTATTACTTATTAGCAAATAAGTTTAAAGTGCCTATTTTTTTTATTAGTGCAAAATATTTATTTGAGACAAACTTTTCAAAACACGAGTTTGTTGCATATGGCGATAGAGATGATAATTTTGCATTTATTGTAGTTCCAGGATTAAGAGCGGAAGAAATTCCAAGTTTTAAAGTAATTCAATCTGACGATAATAAGTTTTTTTTTAGTTTGTCCGATATTAAAAATAATGAAGAGTTAGTTGTTGCATTGACAGATAAAAAAAGTGTTCAAAATTATATTGAATCTTTTACTAAGACTTCAACATATGTATATCAAAAAAAGAAACCAAAACCTGTTTTATTAATAGAAGATAGTGAAAGTCAAAAATCACAACAAAGTGAAGCAAAAAGTGAAGCAAAAAGTGAGGCAAAAAGTGAGGCAACAATTATAATTGCACCCAAAAAGAAACGAACATTAAAGGAGAAAAAAGTTGTAGATAAAAGAAAAAGCAAAAAAAATGTTCCACCATTAAAACCTATATTAGAATTTACAAATAGTTCTGAAGCTTAACTTACAGAGTCATTGTCATTCTCTTCATCATCTTCTTGATTCGATGCATTTATTATTCGATCAATAACACTTTGTGTTCTATTTATTAGATCTTCATCTTGTTCATCATCTTCATTTTCAACGTCACTTTGTAAATTAAAGTTTGGAAAGGTTTCATTATCATGATCATCACCATCATCATCACCATCATCATCTAAAATTGGTGTTTCATTGCTTGATTCATTGCTAGAGCTATCGTCATCTACTTCATTGTTATTAATAATATCATCATTGTCATCATCACGTTCATCATAGTAATCCGCTTCATTTTTAACATGAGAAGTTAAAAATGTATCATTTTCCTTTTCATAAAAATTTACATGCGCGTCATTAAAAATAATTACTTTTTTTTTACATACATTTTTATTAAAAGGATTATCAATAGTTCCTGGAGGCACACATTTTTCAAACTTTATAAATTTCCTTCCAAATTTGGGATTAAATTTAAAAAATCTCCTTATTTTATAACACAATTTATGAAAATATTCGTGTCTTTTTTCAAAACATAAAGAATACGTAGCTATAAAATAATAATGCAAATATGGTTTCATAATTTCATATAGTTTATTTTTAGGAAAATCATCACTTATATTTATTTTTTTTTTGTAATATGTCTTGATCATTGTATAAATATAGTCTTTCGCTTCACTATGTTCTAAGTTATCGACGTAATCGTTGATTGCGTATTCTCGTATGATATAAAGATTTTCTTTGCGGAAATTTTCTAAGTCAAAATTAGCCATGAAAAAATTTTGAATAAGCTCAGGCATTATGTAATTTTTATACCTGATAAAAAAATAAATATTATATAAAGTTGACTTATTAAATGGAATATTAGTGTACGGATTTTTACATTCAGAAGGATCAGAAAAAAAATTAGGAGAATTTGTTAAAGATTTTTTAATTATTTGCATTAAATCATTTATTGTAAATAAATATTTACAAGAATTTTTTGAATCAAAAATGCAAATAACATTTTTATCTGTTTTTTTTATAGGATTTAAAAACATATCTGTCGAAATTTTAATGGGAGCCTTCTTATTTTTATATATATAAGCTAATCTAGAAAATCCATTGTTAATTTTCTGGATTGAACAAAACAAATTTATTATTTTTTCTTTAAATTCATCTGAACAAAAGATATTTTCAATAATAGACTTTAACAAAACAAACTTTCCATTTTTTCTAATGTCAAAAATTACGTAGTAATAAAAAAAATTTTGCAAAAAATAATCTTTACTTTCATCTTTATTTTCAGTTGAAAAAATTCTTAAATCACTCATAAAATCCATTCGTTTTACAAAATCTGTCGTATAAATATAAGGTTCCATATTTGGGTTCATTATTTTTTGACTTATGTAAAAAAATGTTTCCATTATTATTATTATAGTTTTGTATTTAATATTATTCACAAAATTATATTGTAATGAGTTTTAAAATCCTGGATTGTAATTATTGTCCGATCCTAAATTACTTGCACTAATACTTACAACATTATTTTGAATTGCAAGTTTGCTAGTGCTGCACGTATCATTTGAATTTTCAATTCCACCAAACATTTTCTCAATATCTTCTTGTTCGTTGACTCCCTCATATTGTGAAACCTCCTCAAGTTCTTTCATCTCATCAATGTTCAATACTACTTGGAAAGCACTTGTTCCATAAAATCCTTCTTGACCACACATAACATTTGCAGAAATTCCTCGCATTGTGTCCAATTCAGCATGTCTAGCCGCCTTTAAGAACATTTCCGGTGTCTCCTCAAAGGACGCCTTTGCAATGGGACCAATATTATCATTGTTAATACCATGACGGAAAATAGAGATCATTTTACTAGTAAAAGTCATACGATCGCATAACAAACTAAAATTGTGTGAATTGATATAAGTACCATCAAATTCAATAACATCAACTAACTCATTATAAATTGTTTGTCTTGCAGCTTCAATTCCAAGCACATTAAAGACTTCAACAATATCGTTGCTAATAGTTCTATTTGCATCAATATAGTCCAACGCCAAAACACTCATCATATTTGTTCCAACTGTATCCAAAACCCAAATATCTTGTTTCTTGAAAACACCAGATGTTTCTACAACGTTATCCTTGATTTTTCTCATAATGACTTTATTGATTCCCTTGATACCACGCAAGACAATGTTTTGTAAAAGTTGATCTTGAAAATTCTTCAAAATGTAAATTTGATCTGACTGATCAAGTGGATTTACTTTCTTCTTTTGTCCACTTCTTGAACTATTCTGTTTCATAATGTTATTCATTCGAATGCGAAACACAAGTTTATCTGAATTATAATCTGAAAATACACAACTGATTTCATCTCCGTAACTATTATTAAGTGTAAAATTGACGTCATCCATTGTTAAATTTTTTTCCAACATCATAGTTTGATCCATAACCATTCTAATTATCCATTTGGATTTTTCATTGGTATCATCACTTGATGAAACGTTGGCGCATTCATCTATCATACTTTCAAATGCGCGGTACTGGTCCATTGTACTTTTATCTTCTTCAATCATTGTATTCAAATCGTCAGGATCAAAACAAATTTCAATTGACTCAACAATTTCTTCTAAAATTGTGTGTTCCAACATATACATAATTGCGTGTGCTTTATCTTTATCTGTCTCCTCCTCCTTTTTGAGGTATACTGTTAACGAAGGATTCTTTGGTTCACTAGACAATGACAAAATTTCTTCAATGCGCGGTACACCACGAGTTACATTAGACTTGGCTGCAACACCAGCAAAATGAAAAGTGTTAAGAGTCATTTGTGTTGACACTTCACCAATAGATTGTGCGGCAAGCATACCAACCATTTCACCTGGAGTAACAATTGCGCGTTTATAAGTCAATTGAATTGTGTTAAGCAATACTGAAAGAGCAGTTTTATTAAATCTTTTCACAAAAAGCAAGTCCTTGGGAGATAAGTAATAATAGTAAAGAACTTTGAATAACTGCGTAGGAGGAGCGTAGTGAATTTTTTCGAGATTTTCATAAGTTTCCTCAATCATTCCAAATGCTTCAAGTGGAGTAATATCGACAAGGGAATTTGCATTTATATTTTGTTGACCTTGAATATTGTTAATAATATACGAAAATGCAACAGGGCAATTTACAATGCTATCACCCTTATTTTTGAATACATTTTTAATAATTTCTTCGCGTTTTTGAATCATAAAATCAGTATATTTCTTGCATTTATCATTTGTATCCTGCACTTGTTTTTTGAATCGGGTCAATGTATTTTTCAATAACATTATGTTCAACCCTTTAAATTTACCAGTTTCGTCGGGCATATTAAAATGCGCGTAAATGTCTTGAATGCTCATAGAAACAATTGGAATTTGTTGGTTTTCTACGCGAACTGTATCAATTCCATCTTCTCCGTATGCAAATTGCACAATCTTGCTTTTATTTGTTCTTATAGTCATATCATAATTTACCATAAGATCTTCAAGACCCTTGATAATTCGTCTTTGAATATAACCTGTAGTGGAAGTTTTAACTGCAGTATCAATCAAACCAACACGACCACCCATTGCGTGAAAGAACAATTCTTGGGGTGACAAACCATTAATATAAGAACTTTCAACAAATCCACGAGCGCCAGGAGAATCGTCAAACTTGGTGTAATGAGGAAGTGTTCTTTGCTCAAATCCATAAGGAATACGTTTGCCATCTACGTTTTGTTGACCAAGACAAGAAATCATTTGTGAAATATTCAAGTCGCTGCCTTTAGATCCTGCATTGACCATGATGACAAAACGATTATTCTTATCAAGACTCTTTAAACCAATTTTACCCGCCTCTGACGATGCTTGATTCAAAATGTTGTTGACTTGTGTCTCAAACTCTTGCTCGTTTGTTTTACCAGTGTTATTTTCAAAAACACCAATTTGAGTTTGGTCAATCAAATTTTTAACGTCCTGCTTCTTTTTCTCAATAACATTAATAATTTCTTGATTCGTCTTGTCGTCTGAAATCAAATCACTAATTCCGACACTAAATGAACTTGACTTCATGTACTCGGTAATAATATTTTGCAAATCATCAATAAAGTTAGAAGCGGCCATATTTCCAAAATCATTGCATGAACGTTGAATGAGACCTTTTGTGCCCGCACCCAATACGTCTTTATCAATCTGACCTCGAAGATATTTTCCATTACGAATTTCAAGAATATGATTTGAAGTCTTGGGATTTTCATCGTCTTTATACGCTTTTGTCTTGTAACTTAAAGACAATGGGTTCATAATTTGCGAAAGCAAATCAAAACTTGAAATCTGTTCACCCTTTGACAACAATTCCTCTTCATTCACTCTTTGAAACATCATTAGCAAGTTCATTGCTTCACGAGGAGTAAAATTTATATTTTCTCTTGTGAAACGATAACAACCAAGCATCGAATCTTGGTAAATGCCAATAATAGGTTTGTTATTTGCCGGACTAATTAGTTGATATGGAACTGCAGCAAGATTTTTTAATTCCGATTCAGATTCGACATCTTGCGGCATATGAAGATTCATTTCATCACCATCAAAATCAGCATTGTATGGCTTGGTGTCAGCAACATTCATGCGAAAAGTGTCTCCTATTTTCATGATTTTTGCAATATGACACATCATGCTCATTCTATGAAGAGTAGGTTGACGATTGAAAAGGATAGGATCACCATCCATCATGTGTCTGTGCACAATATCGCCTTCTTCAAGAATAATTGATTTTCGATCAACATATCGCAACGTAATTGATTCGCCATTTTTCTTTTCCAAAATTTTAGCACCAGGCCATTCATCCGGACCATTCAACACCAGTTTTGTCAAAAAGGCTTTATTTATTTTATTAACAACCACTGGTTTAGTAATATTTTTAGCAATTTTCATAGGAATTCCTAAATCACGAATAGAAATGTTAGGATCTGCAGTAATAACCGAACGTGCACTAAAATCAACGCGCTTGGCCATAAGATTTCCTCTCATGCGTCCACCCTTACCATTTAAGCGATCCTTAATTGATTTAAGAGGTCTGCCTGAACGCTGTGCGACCGATGCTACACCTGGAATCTTGTTATCTACTTGAGTTGCAACATAATATTGCAATACTGTAGTCCAATCATCAATAACATTAGCGGGAGAATTATTTTGAATTTTCTCCTGCAATGTTTTATTAGTCTTAATAATATTTACCAAGATGTGACTCAAATCATCCTCGCTTCGTTGTTGAGCATCATGCTTTACAGATGGTCTAACTGCAGGAGGAGGAACCGCCATTACTTGACAAACCATCCAATCTGGTCTTGACCAAATAGGACTAAAGCCCATAAAAGATACGTCTTCGTCGGAAATTCTCTTAAATATCTTAAGAACCATCTCAGGAACTAATTTAATTACAATATTTTCTCCATCCTCACTTTCATTTTTCCATTCAGCAAATATTGTCGCAAGTCCTTCTTTTCTAATTTTATTTGGTTGCAAACATCCACAACCATCTTCGGTATCTTCGCCGCAACGCTTCATCTTACTAGCCAATGAAAATACATACTTCCATCTAGCATCTCCCGTAATTTTTAATGCTTGCTTGTATTTTTCTTTACTAATAAGAAGCTTGCTACATTTAAAACAAACACATCGCAAAAGTTTTTGTATTGTGCTCAAATATTGAATATAAAACACTGGACGGGCCAATTCAATATGCCCAAAATAACCAGGGGTTTGCATGTAGTCTAAACCATCTGTAGGACAAATTAGTCCTGGTTCAAGTACACCCATTCTTGGATCAAATAGTCCTCCAATAACAGGTTTATTATTTATATATGTATCACGACTGGTAATTTCAGCAACAGATCCTTTGCGTATTTCATCCGGAGACAAAATGCTGAATTGAATACCAATAATTTTAGAGGGATTATTCATTTTGAAACTGTTGTTTTTAGACATCTCCTTATATTACCACAATAATATTTAGATTGTTTTAAAATCAATTTTTTTAATTATTGTTTAAATCATTTTGTTAAACTATTATTTTTAAAATAAAATAAAAATTGATTTGAATATAAAACGAAAAATAATAAATACATAAAACAAGAATGCCGCGCGACGCTCAAACTAAATATTCAAAAAAGGACATTAAACGTTCCAAAAAATCTGAGGAATTAGCTAAGAAAAAAAAGCGTAATAATGACTCAGACGATGATGACAATAGCATTTTCACCAGCGATGATGAAGATGAAATGGACGTTCATGAATATAGAAAGTTTTTGAAAAAAATTTTCCCATCTAAACATTTAGATAAAAAGATTGCCTCTGGAGAAAAGTTGAAAGCTTTGGCTAAAAAACGAATTGTTGAAGAGGAGGATGAAGATTCTGAGGAAGAAGAGAAAGAAATTGTTTCAAAACATTCTAAAAAGATTTTGAAAAAGCGCGTTTCCAATAAAAAGAAAAAGGTTGAGGAAACTGAGGATGAAGATGAGGAAGAAGAAGAAATTATGCGAAAACCTTCTAAAAAGACTTCAAAAAATAAAAAAATAATTGTTGAAGAAGATGACGAGGATGAAGATGAAGAAGTTTGGGAAACTGATGAAGATGAAGATGAAGGCGAAGAAGATGAACTCGGAGTTAGAAAACCAGGAAAATTCAATATTATCTTTACCATTGGTGGAAAGGGTGAAGATGATGATGAAGATGAATGGGATGACGAGGATGAATGGGATGATGATGAAGATGATGATGAAGAAACTGAAGATGAGAACGAATCAGTTTCATCTGACTCCGATTCAGATGAAGATGAAGATGAAGAAGAGGAGGAACAAGATAGCCAATTATTAAAAATTAAAAATAGAAAGAATAAGTCTAAAAAGGAGAAAAATGTAGAATCAAAGGATAATGATGTAAGTGTAGAAAAAGATAAGACAGACGAAAATCCCGAGGAATTTCTTACTCAGCTAAAGGAAATTTATGAGAAAACCAAGTCTTCGACTACATTAGACTGCATAAAAATGTGCGAAGAAAAAATTAAACAAAATAAAATTAGAAGGGAAAAAAAGTGTAAGAAGCAAAAGGAAAAACATTGCAGAATCTTTAAAAAGATTATCAAAGACAAAAACACTATGAATGACTCTAGCTTCTTTGAAAAGTTGGAAGTCGATCAACAAAGAAAAGTTTTGGCCGAAGTTCGTGAAATTAATAAAATTACTCGCGTCGAGAAACCTTATCGCATGACTTTGCTAGAAGCAAATATTCCTGTGAATTTCAAGGCCGACGCAATCAAAAAGATTAATTCTCTTCGATACATGGAACCCGGCTCCGGTGAATATTATAAAATCAAGAACTGGGTTGATACATTCATGCGTATTCCATTTGGAAAGATGGAAAATTTACCAGTAAATATTTCACATGGTGTTGAACCTTGTCATGACTTTATGGAAGCCGCAAAGAACACATTGGACTCAGCTGTTTATGGTTTGAATGACGCAAAAATGCAAATTATGCAAATGATGGGTCAACTTATCACAAATCCTAATGCAATTGGCACTGCAATTGCAATTCAAGGTCCTCCTGGTACTGGTAAGACTTCATTGGTAAAGGAAGGTATTAGCAAAATCTTGAACCGACCTTTTGCGTTTATTGCTCTTGGTGGTGCTACTGATAGCAGTTTCTTGGAAGGGCACTCCTACACTTATGAAGGTAGTACCTGGGGTAAGATTGTGCAAATTTTAATTGATAGCAAGGTGATGAATCCAGTGATTTACTTTGACGAGTTGGATAAAATTAGTGACACGCCAAAGGGTGAAGAAATTGCAGGAATTTTGACTCACTTGACCGATACATCTCAAAATAATGAATTTCACGATAAATATTTTGCAGAAGTCAATTTTGATTTGAGCAAGTGTCTCTTTATCTTCAGTTACAATGATGAAAGTAAAATCAATCCTATTTTGAGGGACAGAATGTATAAAATTCATACAAAAGGGTATGACCGCAAACAAAAGATTATTATTTGCAATCAGTATCTTCTTCCAAAGATTCGCGAACAAGTTAAATTTGATGAAGGAGAAATTATTATTCCAGATGAGACTATTGGTTACATTATTGAAACACATTGCAATAAAGAGGATGGTGTAAGAAATATGAAGCGTTGCTTGGAAATTATTCACACTAAGCTTAACTTGTATCGTCTTATGAAGCCAGGATCAAATCTTTTTGAAGAGGACATGTCTCTTAAGGTGGAGTTTCCCTTTACAATTACACCAGCTATTGTGGATAAACTTATCAAGAAGCCTGATATTAATATGTCATATCAAAGCATGTATCTATAAAAAATTAACAGAAAAATTATAATAATTTTTACAGATTAAAAATTTATTTTTTTTAATAAAATAAAAACACTTAAATATAACTCACCTTGCTATACATCATGAAATTTATAACAACAATTATAAAAAAATTTATGCCAAAAGAACTACCAAAACCTGTTGGTAGATGGAATATAGAAAATTGCAATTCAAAAATTAACTATAAGGTTGATTTATCGAATGAAGATCATTGCGGACCTTGCGGTCAATATGCTTTAACAAAAATAGACATTGAAAAACACGTAAATAAAAATAGTACAATTAAAAAAAATAATACTACTTAAATGTTTCGTGTAAATATATTAAAATGAAAAAGGTTTTACTAGAAAAAATAAAACAAGAAAAAATTTTTTCTCATGATCAACAAATTTGTGATCATGAGATTGTAAGAGATTTAATTGATGTAGATCCGGATAGAAGTCAAACTATATTTTATTGTGAAAAATGTATGGCTGATTTTACACATTTAAAATTACCAAAATCTATTGATAAATAAATTATTGCGTTATTATATGGAAGATTCAATTGAAATTTCAACAGAAAAACAAAGATTAAAAGATTTAGCTATTCAAGGATTAACTCAACAATATCCCAGAATACCAGAAGCAGATATACGTGAAATTTTTGGTTATTTGGAAAGATTTTGCAAACTTACTAATAATGGAAATGTGCCTTTACAAGTTTTTAAAAGCTCGGGGAATTGTTCTATATTTTGGATGAAAGGAAAAGTAGATTTGTTTTTTTTAAATTGCGCTAGGACGTATACAAGAATGAATCCAAAACAAGTAATTGTTAAAATGTTAGGACAAGAGGGTTACGATGCAGGTTTAGAAGCTTATTCTAGAAGCCCTATTTCAAAAATTGACGATGACGATGATGAAATAGATGTTGCACTTTTAGAAGGAGAAACGCCAAAACAAATTCATAGGAATATGGAAGATGTTGACGGAGGATCTAGACGAACACGTAAAACTAAAACAAGCAAACGCAAAACAAAAACAAAGAAAACCAAAAAGCAAAGGCGTGGGTCAAAGAAATTCCGTAAAACACGTAAATAAAATGTGCAAGGTATTAAAAATCTTACTATTATCATTTTTAATTCCAAAATCTCGTTTATTATTAAAACGCATTATTGCTTCCTCAAAATGTTTAATATCTCTTTCTCTAATTTGAAAATTATGTAAGTCTATTATTTGTTCAGATGTAAAGTTATGTCTAAAGTTCTTTTTTTTAAGTAAAATAATTAAGCTTTTTTTACATTCATAACTTTGTTTTTTTATGTCAATTAAAATTCCAGGTTTTTCATTGTTAATATGGATTTTTTTTAGTGAAAGTGGAAAAGTGGGAAGTTTTTTTATTCTATTAGAACTAAAAGTTAATATTTTAAGTTTATTAGGCAACTTTGGTAATTCTAAAAATTCATTATCATCTATAAAAAGATATTCAAGTTTTTTTGGAAGCGCATCTTCTATGCTAACTATTTTATTATATTTGATATTAAATTTTTTTAAATTGGGGAATGGTATTTTTAAAATTTTTCCATAAATAAAATTTGACGCGCAATTAAATACTTTTATATTATCTTTGTCTTCAATTGAATTTATCTTTCGAATATATTCATCCATATCTAATCCAACATTAGTAATATAAATGTTATCGCCCGTTCTGTACATTATTAATTTTTATTAATATTAAAAATGTATAAAATAATTTAATCTAGTAATTCGTTAGAACTAATACCAAAATCAGAATCTAGTTCTATTAGTCTTTCAAATCTTTTTTTGTATTTTAAATAATAAAATTTATAAAAAAATGCTGCAGCTAATATGAATCCAAAACTTGCACTACAAATTGATATTATTATTGTTTCGTTTAATCCATTACTATTATTTTTTGAAAAACTAGGTTGAATAGTTATTGTGGATGGACACATTGTTGTAAATTTTTGTGATGGAATTGATTTTGAATGAATTTCTGTTGGTTCAAAAGTACGATCATTATTTGAAAAAATTTTTGAATGAGGAAATGATCCATAGGTATACAAAGATGTTGCCGATTGTCTAGAAAAAGATTTTATATCTTTATTTAAAAGATAGTAATTTGGATTAAAGTTTGACATATTTATATAAAATCTTATATAAATATTTGCGATTAAATTAATACTCAGAATAGGGAACGTTATTTCCTCCGCGTGTAATTAAATAGTTGTATTGGTCAACTGTCATACAAGCGCATCCAGAACTATTTGAGTAAGCATTGGGGCAACATTCTGGTTTGAAAGGTGTAGTTTCAAACATATTTAATTCTCCTTCAGGAAGAGGAACAGGTTGTTTTTCGCGATTCAAAATATTTTGAACGCCTTGACTCAAAGGTTTTCCTGGAACAACTGTTAAGTTGGGACGTCCCCATTTTGAAGTGGGCATGATAACGCCATTGTAACTTCCTAAAGTGTAAGCAGATGACTCTCCGTCGTTAATAAGACCTACAAATCCTTCTTTCTTTTTATCTTTATCTGATGTAGATGTGGACGTGGATGTAGAAGTAACAGCATCAGTTACAGCTTTAGTAATGTCCGAGGCGACTTCCATACCTTCCATTAAAGGAAATGTTGCACAGGAACATAATAAATGTCCTGCCATGATCCAATAAACAATAACAATCAAGATCAATATTTCTAGTCTGAATTTAAATCCAAAAATCGAAATTTCCATTTATACATATTTCACAGATAATAATTTTTAACGATATGGGCGTTTTGTTAAACTTGCTCTAAAATAATAAATCAACGCAAGAATTATAATCATTAAATATTAAATTGCCAACTTTAAATGTTCCTTTATCTGTAACTAAATGATACAATTTTTCAGAATTATTAATTCTTGTTATACAATTTTTATTATTTAATTGCAAAGTTGAAGTTTGCCCTAAATTTGTGTCAGTAAAGTTTAATTTTGGTCCTCCTACAAAATATTTATTTTCACCTAAATTACAAATCATTTGTTTATTAACATTTGTTCCATCAATTTCTACTAAAGCATAAACTCTCTCACCATTTTCTAAAATATCATTAATTTGTATTTCATTAATTAATTTGTCTGTTCCGTCATTTAAAACAATTTGTGTATTTGTGTCAAAACCGCCATCTAAATATTTGTGTATGTCGCTATCTTTAACATTAAATATATTCAACAAAAATTTTTTCCCAATAATTTCTTTCATTCTAATTAATTTGACTCCACATATTTCATCCCAGTCTGAAAAAACAAGATTATTTATATTAATTGTTTTTGATGTTGTGTTTAAACAATAAACATATGGTTTATCGTATTTTTCTATTTTTTGGCTTAGATCGTGTGTAGAGACCGGTATCCAATCATATTCACTTTTCTTAATAATGTGGCATCCACTTACAATAACGTCATCAATTAAATACATATCTAGGTTGGCCGCATCTACTTTCATTTTTGCAGTTACAATATTTCCATTAGCCAATTTGTCTCCTATTTTGATATTTATAATTGCAATCTTGCTATTATCTGCCATTTCTAAAAGCGTATTTTCATCAAAACATCTTAGTTGAGGTACAGCAGAACTTTGTACTCCCAACACTTGAGTTAAAAATACAACTATTATTGTTAATGGTATCGCAATTGCCAAAAATATTGCAGAATTTACTGCAGCAAACGGCCACGTAAATGGTAAAATCCATAATATAATAATTAAAGCCAGTAAAACTAACAAAATAATTACAATAAATTCAACTATTGCACCCATTAAACTTTTAAGAGCGTAATAACTACCTAAACTTGTAAATAAAGCTGCGGTTAATATACCTTGTATTTTTCCCATTGCATCTTTCATTCCAATAATAATTTGTTGCAAAGGAATCATCATATTCATAATTCTGCCCATTACTTCTTTTGCTAGAGCTGACATACTATTTCTAACATTGTTTATCATATCACGCACACCTTGTATTTGTTTCAAAATTTCCAAATATAAACTCTGCAACATACTTGTAATATATGTCAAAGGTTGCACTGCATAACCAGTAATAGATTTTAATATATTTTGAACGCAATAGGTGAAATTTTCTTGAGTAAAATCTCTAATACTTTTTCCTGGTGGTTTATTTATAAATCCAGCAAATGGCATAACCTTTGGGTTGCATCTTTGATTTGCCCAGTCATCCTTAATGGGCTGAACATTTAACATGACAGCACAATAAGAATAAACTAAAAGTACAATAATTGATAAAACGATAAACAAAAAAACTTGACTTCCATATTGATCAAAATAAGTTAGTTTATCATACATATTTTTTACTTTATTTGCGCTTTCTTGAATATTATTCATATATAGTAATTGGATAATATTCAAAATGAAAAACCATAATTATAAGGAAACCTAATTTCTCTTAAGTCCTTGAAGTTTTATAATATAATCTTCCCAATCCCAAAAAATTTCTTTTCCTATTTTGATTTTATGTGTATTTGTTATCAAACAACTAAACCAATCTAATTTCTTATCTTTTTCGGGAACATGGATAGCTTTTGGATGATCTTTTACACAAATAAATTTTCCATTAAAGTGAATTAAATGAGATCCAGTAACATAAATAGGTTCGTCATTTACACCAGATTTATCAAAACAATATAATTCCTCTTTTTTATCATTATCAATTTTCATTACTGCAGTGACTTTGCTTCCGTCTTCTAAAATATCCCCTAAATTTATATCTTTCATTTTAACAATTTCGCCACTTTTTAATTTTATAGATGTAAATGGATCAAAACAATGACCTAGTGCTCTAACTAGTTGACCTGGAGGACCATTCCAAGTACTTTGCATTGTTTTGACGCTACCATCCATTACATACATTAAAGTTACCATAATACCTATCATTTTTCCAATCATGTCTTTTATTCCAATTGTTATTTTTTGAAATTCAATAACTAAATTTAAAAACACTCCAAATACACTTTGAATAATAGATGTAATGAAATTTCTAATTTTATTAAACATCTCTCTAACGTTGTTTACTATCACCATAAACTCGCCGCCTAAAGATGATAACAATGTTGTTACATATGTTAAAGGTTGTAATAAATAACCCATAAAACTTGATTGCATATTTTGAACACAATAAACAAAATCTTGCTGAATATTTTTAGAAAGAGGCATGTATAAAGGATTACATCTATAAAGCGGCCAATTATCTTGGATTTGTTTTAATGATATAAAATAATAAATGGCCAATATTTGAACAACAAATATTACTTGTACATATATGAAATTCAACCAATTTTTTCCAGTAGGCATTATTATATTATTGCTATATAATTCTTTGTTCATTTTAATTCTTAAACACTTATTTTCTTGATTTGCGGTGTTTTCTAGATTTTCTCGATTTTCTTGACTTTGATTTTCTTTTTGTTTTACCACCACTATAACACGGCCATTCTAAAAAACGTCTCACTTTTCTTTTTCTAGAACCTCCTTTAACAACAGAAGCCTGATTATCATAAACAGCATTAGCATTATTCTGGTTTGATGTAGATACCAAATTTGAAAGAATTCCTCCAGATCCATTAATTGCCGGAACAGATTGATCAGAATAGGTTTTAGGAGTTTGAGGAACTACAACTGGCGCTGGAGCGGTTTGACCACCGCGATATCTTCGCTTTCGATGTTTACCTCCAGATAATTTTGCCATATTTGCAGTATCTGTTTGTCCAGATTTAAAACTATTTAACGCAGCATTCTGTTGGCTACTTCCATTAATAGCTTGCACTTGCATTGGTGGAAAAGCATTTGTTGAAGGTTGTGTAGGATCAGCACTCATTTAATATAATTAAATATTAAAAATAAACGTTTAAAAATAAAAATATATAAATTACTTATACTATGGACGATAGAGCGCGATTACAATTAGCAAAAATGATCAAGGCGAATAATGTAGAGGATCAAACTCAACTAATACGCGATTTAAAGCACAGCCATATTCTAAAACAAGATATAAATACTCTAATTCTGTTAAAGGCTAAATATAGAAATGATCCCGATCAATTACTTTTAGAGTCAATGAATGAGTGCAACTTTTTATTTACGTATTACACTGATATTTATAACAAAATTAAGAAAGACGAGATTGATTTGAATATTTTAAGTAATTTTATTGATGTTTTAAGAAAAATTGAAGATGGTGAAATGGACCAACACGAGGGTTCATTTGCTGTTGGAACGCTTTTGAAAAAATTATATGTTGATAGTGCTCTTAAAAAAGCTGAAAAGTTGGATAAAGAACATGAAAATGATAATGAGCCAGTTCAATATAAAGAACCATTGCAAATCAGCTGGAAACAATTCAAAGCTACTCAGGAAACCTTAGGTTCAACGAAGTAAGCGCAAAATCAAATTAAATATAAAAATTGAAACATAAAAAATAAGTAATTTTATTGCAAAAATGACTATTTCAGAAAAGCCAATTTTATTTATTGAAAATGAAAAAGAATTTATTAATTTTGAAGATGATGAAAATATAATTTATATTGGAGACGTCATAGAAAAAAATACAGGAGCAAGAGCAAAATGGATGATAGAATATAAATGCGACAAAAGCATTAAAAAAAAAGAAAATGGCAGAATATACTTAATAGTTGTCGATGGTTTTATATATAAAATAGGTTCTTCAGAGTCTAAGGGGGGTATAAAAAATACTTTTAGTTCTTATGAAGGTGGATTGGGTGGTTCGCCATCATTAAGAACTTTTGGAATTCATTTACTAATACAAGAAGAACTAGACGCTGGTAAGAAAATACAAATTTATGCTTTATTTATAGAACCGATAATTGTCACGATTCGTGGTCTATCCTCTTCGAGTCAAGTGAAAACGTATCCACAAATTAAAGAAATGGAGGATTTGTGCCGTGAAGACTATAAAAAGTATCATGGTAAATATCCCAGATGGAATTTTCAAGAAAATGGAGATGAGTGGTACGAACGAATACAATTGGCATACAAAGAACAAGTGAACAACAGATAGTTAGTTTGAAATAATAATAAAAAAATTTTTTTTTTGACACAACTTCAGAAAAGACTTAAATATATTGTGACAAATAATATATTCAAGATGCCAAAAAAATATGCTAAAACAACTACAACACTTGTTATCGTTGAATCTCCAGCTAAATGCAAAAAAATAGAAGAATATTTAGGCCCAGGTTATAAATGTGTTGCTAGTTTTGGTCATTTGAGGGAACTAAATTCTTTAAAAAACATTGACATTGCAAATAACTTTCAGCCAAAATATACAGATATTGATAATCCTATTAAAATAAAACGTATTACTCAATTAAAAGGTGAAATATCTTCCGCGGATGATGTTATTTTAGCAACTGACGATGATAGAGAGGGCGAAGCAATAGCGTGGCATATTTGTGATATGTTTAATTTGAATGTAGAGAGAACAAAGCGTATTGTTTTTCATGAAATTACCGAAGCAGCTATTCAAAATGCTATTAAAAATCCAAGAACTATTAATATGAACATTGTACATGCACAACAAGCGCGTCAAATTTTAGACTTGTTGGTAGGTTTTAAGGTTTCACCAATTTTGTGGAACTATATAGCAAAAAATGCAGATAATAGTCTCTCAGCTGGTAGATGTCAAACTCCCGCTTTGAGACTTATATATGACAATCAAAAAGAAATTAATGAAAACCCGGGAGTAAAAAAATATAATACGACCGGATATTTTACAAATCAATGCATTCCTTTTGAGCTTTCAAAAAAATACGAAAATGAAAATGAGTTAATAGATTTTTTGGAGGCATCTGCGGATTTTAAACACATATATTCATGCACAAACCCCGCAAAAGTATTCAAATCACAACCCGAACCTTTTACAACATCAAAATTGCAACAAGCATCTAGTAATGATTTGCACATCTCTCCAAAGGAAACAATGAAAATATGTCAAACATTGTATGAGGGTGGTTATATTACATATATGAGAACAGATAGCAAAACCTACAGCAAGGATTTTATTGACAAAACCAAGAAATATATTGAAACTACTTATGATGCAAATTATATTAACAAAGAAATAGATTATTTAACTACAGGAGAAAAAGACGAGAGAGAAGTTTCATCTAAAAAAAAGAAAAAAACTGAAAAAGATAAACCTGTCACGCAAGATAAACCTGCACCCCAAGAAGCTCATGAAGCTATAAGACCCACAAATATTTCTCTCAAAGACCTTCCAGAGAAAATGGAATCGAGAGAAAAAAGACTCTACAAGTTAATTTGGGAAAACACGCTAGAAAGCTGTATGGAGAAGGCGTCATTTTATTCTATTACAGCAAACATAACTGCTTCTCTCGATAATAAATATTTGTATACTACTGAAATTGTAGATTTTCCTGGTTGGAAGATTGTTAAAAAGAAATATGATTCCGAAAACAAAGAGTATCATTATTTATTAACAATCAAGCAAAACTACGAAATACCTTATAAAAAAATTCAATGTAAATTAACACTTTCCAATACAAAAATGCATTATACAGAGGCAAAGTTAGTTCAATTGTTAGAAGAAAATGGTATTGGAAGGCCTTCAACATTTTCAATGTTAGTAGATAAAATTCAAGAGAGAGGATATGTGAAAAAAGATGATGTAAAAGGTGTTAGAAAAAGATGTAGTGATTATGAATTGGAAAATAATGAAATTTTTGAAATAGAAACAGAGCGCGAATTTGGAAATGAAAAAAATAAATTAATTATTCAACAAGTAGGTACAATTGTTTCTGAATTTCTGGATAAGAATTTTCAAAATTTATTCAACTATGAATACACAAAAGAAATGGAAAATGATTTAGACAAGATTGCAAAAGGAGAGAAAATATGGCACACTATTTGCGCTGAATGCTTAAGTCAAATAGATAATTTGATTAACCTACTTAAAGAAACAGGAGAGAAAAAGCATGAAATTAAAATAGATGAGCATCATGTATACACTATTGGGAAATTTGGCCCCGTAATTAAATGCTCAGAAGAAGGTATTGAAGGTATTTTCTTTAAGCCGGTTAAAAAAGATATTGACTTGGAAAAATTAAAAGCAGGTGAGTATAAATTAGAAGATATTATTGCAGAAAATAAAAGCTCAACAGATAGAATTTTGGGTCAGCATGAAGGAGAAGATGTTATTTTAAAAGATGGAAAATTTGGTCTTTACATTACATGGGGAAAAAATAACAAATCACTCAAATGTTTTGGAAACAGGCCTATTGAAAATATCTCGTTTGAAGATATTGTCAAAATTTTAGAAAAGGAGGGAAACCTTTTGAGAGAAGTCTCACCAAATATAAGTATTCGTAATGGCAAATTTGGCGCATATATTTTTTATAAAACCACCAAAATGAAAAAACCACAATTTTATCAATTAAATGGGTTTACAAATGATATCAAACTTTGTGATGTTAATACTATTAAAGAATGGATTGAAGAAAAATATAAAATACGTTAAATTAACGTTAAATTATAACCTAATTTCTTTTGTGCGTTAAACAATGTAAATTGCAATGAAAAACTAAATGGAAATGAGTCAAAATTCACAGGAGACCCATCGTGATATCTAATTTTTATTTTTAGTCTTCGAATTCTCTCTGCAGGAGGATCAAATATCTTATACGATTCGCTTGCTTCTGTCTCAAACCATTGCGAAAGAGGTGTTGTAGGAATAGCAATTTTGGCAAATGCTGAATTTACTTTTCCATTTGTTTCATTTGTCATATTTGTAAACCCAGAAATGTTAAATGGATACGTTTCATCAATATTATTTAGCAAATCTATGTCAATGTAAAAATAAGAAGGCCCCATAAGGTTTATTTTTTGCGGACACTCTAAAAAGTATACTTGACATCCTGGCAAATACTGATTCGGAGTTAACCAAAAACCCGAATCGCCTGGTTTAACGTCTCCATAGTAAAATCTAGGCAAATTTTCTCCGGCTGTAATTGATTCTTCTGGACAACGAGTTAAACCTAAAAAATAAGGTAATCCCCAGTTTACAAAAGTTGGTACTCTTTGTTGTTTGCAATAAATATTTGTATCATAAAAATTGCTGTCATTGTCTATATTATTTGTTAATGTAAAACCACTACTTTTATTCCCAAACCATATCTTTTGAGAAACATTATTATAAACAATAACAAAATCTGTATACCCACCATGTTGCAAAAATTCAGTAACATAAGCAGGATCTATTGTTGATACAATATAATCTGTAACAGCTTGATTAAATCGATTAGTAAGTTCAGTAGTCATTTGATCCGGATTATAAAAACCAGATTCTATAATAATAAAAAAATCACTTCCTATTTTTTTGTATAGCGAATTAAAAATTGCATGTTGCAATGGCTCACTAACGCGCAAACTTCCAGGATTGCAAGGATTTAGTTGAAAACTCATTGTAATATTTCTATTTTGAAGACTAAATGTACTATAGTTGGCCGGAAATGTCCATGAAGATAAAGTTGCAGAACGAACATTCAAATAATCTTGTGGTAACTCTATTTCAAATTCACTCGCTGAAGGAAATTTTACCATATCTCTATCCTCTGAATGAATTGAAATTATTTTTTTATAAACCAAATATTCTTGAGAGTTAGGAATTAAAGGATGGTTTGTTGATGTATTAAACTGACTCATATCTAATATTGTATAAGTTTTTTATTTTTGTTTTTTTCTATTAAATATTGTGTAATTTAATAAAAAATTAAAGTACAAATTTATTATTATGATTTAAAATATTAGTCTTCTATATAAATATGTCACTATTAAATACAACATCTAATTATGGTGGTAGACAACCAAATAATACAGCATACATAAAACAATTTGTAAGCGGTGTTAACAATTTAGTAACTTGGATTTATAATACAACTAGCGTTCCAAACCAAAAAACAATTACACCTGCCGATCCAGCTGCAAGCGTTTTAGTACAAAATGATTTAATTGTTTTTGGAAATATTAATACTCCTTCGGATGTATCTATTAAAGAAAATATTGTAAATTTAGATCCTGATTTTTGTAATAAAATCATGGAATTAGAACCTAAACAATATAATTACATCGATAAATCGGAAAAAACACATTATGGATTTGTTGCTCAAGAATTAGAAACTTTATTTCCACATTTGGTAAATGATTTGCAACTGAAAGAAAGTGAACCTTCTATCAAAACTATTAACTACGTGGAATTTATTCCATTATTATTATTGAAAATTCAGAGTATGCAAAAGGATATTGATGAATTAAAAAAAAATAACTTGTAATTATAATATAAAATGCCAAAAACCCAGGAAGAAGTATTTCAAATTATATACAATGGTTTAATATTTGTAGGAATAATACTATCCATTGTTTCATTATCTATAAGTAGCCACTCAAATGCTAATATATCAATATCATCTTACACTTTTATTAGTGCAGGAGTAATTCTTATTATTGGCTTTTTAGTTAACAAAATATTAAACTTACCAAACCTTTCTAAACTAGGATTTTTCTCAGTATTTTTAACAAATGTAGGACCATTTCTTTTATTAACTGGAATATTAGCATTTACTTTATATTTAATCATTACTTTTAAAGATAAAATTAATAGTGGAAACATTTCTAGTGGTTATGGATTATTTAGTAAGTTGTCTATTGCATTTATTTTAATGCAACTATACATTACATATTATGGAATGCAAAGTCCCGAATTCAAAGAATCCGGATCACTTTCAAAAATATATAGCAGTTTTGCTTATTTAGTTGGGGTTATTAACGTTTCTATTGTTCTAATTTTAGCTTCTATTTTAAAATATTTTTCTACGGATGGTTAATTTTAGAAAATTTATAAGTTACACCATATTGGGTTTCAGTTTCCCATATACCTGAAATCTTTAATAAAAATGTATTCATATATGTTTTTGGATTTACATCAGAAAAAATTTTAATATTTCCATTTTTAAGTTGATCATATATTTTATTTTGGGCAAACTTATTTTTAACGTTTATTTTTTTCAATAAATTATCTTCTATTGTTTTTACACCTTCTATAACATCTTTATGATTATTCACATTAAAAATGCATTTGTATTTATTGTAATATTTTTCAACAATAATGTCATTCAAACGTATTAATAAGTAAACACCATTCAGCACAAACGTCGGTGTAGAATATAAAATTCTTATGAAATTACCCTCATTCATTACGTTATTTTTAATAGGATCGCAAAAGTATATACAATTTTCATCGTATTGATCTAATGTTTTAACAATATTCATTTATTGGTTATTATATTAACGTTCATGTTTTTAAGTTTTATCGCTTTGTTTATATATTCTTAGTTTTATTATTTGCGCAAGTTTATAAAAGTTGCGCAAATAAGTTACAATGGTCAAAAACAAATATAAATAAAAAGTAACTAGTAATCTAATAGATGAAATTCTATGAAACGCATTTTGAAGAATATATTTTGACAAGTCAAAAAGAAAATTTACATCCAAAATTGGATAAAGTTTTTAATAAATTTCCTTCCACTATTCAAAAACTTAAAAACATTATTTTTTATGGTCCCGCTGGAATTGGAAAGTACACACAAATGTTAAGATCTATTAAAAAATATAGCCCTTCTGAACTTAAATATGAAAAAAAAATAAGCATTACCTACAACAAACAACAATATTTTTTCAAAATTAGTGATATACATTATGAGATCGATATGTCTCTCTTAGGATGCAACTCAAAACTACTATGGCACGAAATTTATCAACAAATCATAGATATTATTTCTGCAAAAGTTGACAAGTCTGGTATTATTGTTTGTAAATATTTTAATGATATTCATAGCGAATTATTAGATAACTTTTATAGTTATATGCAACAAAATAATGCTAGCGCTATTGATTTGAAATTTATAATTCTTACTGAAGAAATCAGTTTTATACCAGATAACATATTAAATTGTTGCGAAATTATTCACGTTCCAAGACCAAGCAAAACTATTTATAATAAATGTTTAAAACATAAACTTCCAACATCATTACAACTAGATAGCATTACAAATATTAAAAATTTACACGAACACAATGAAATTATGGTTCTTCAAAACTATAAAATAATTTGCGATAAAATAGTTGAAACAATGAAAAATATTGATGACCTGAAATTTTTAAAATTTAGAGATATGTTATACGATATTCTAATTTATAATCTAGATATTACTGATTGTATTTGGTACATTCTCTCAAAGTTCATAAATGAAGGAAAGATAAAGCATATGTATATTTCTGATGTTTTAGTAAAAACATATTCCTTTTTTCAGTATTACAATAACAACTACAGACCTATCTATCATTTAGAAAATTATTTATTTTATATAGCTTCTATTGTTCATAATTTTACTCGATGATAATAACATTGTAAATTTTTTCTAATACTACAACCACAAGAGAGAGGCAAAGTTTTATAATCTTCATAATAATATTTAACAAGTTGTTTAATTCCCCCAATAGAGTCAACATTAATATGACTAGCAAATTGCTTATTTCTCTCTAGAGGGTCTCTACGAATAAGTTCAAAATCTAGTACGCAAAGCTTATAGCCATCTAGTTCTATGATTGTATTAATATATTTAACACCATCAATTTCTATCGTTTCATTACTAAGTTTATAATCACTTTGAACAATATAATTCATCAAAGTTACTTGATCACTATATACTCCATATTTTAGTTTTGTCATTGACTCATAGAGAGAAGCAAGAAATCCAAATCCTCTTGGTTTTACAATATAAAATCCACTACAAACACCAAACCCTAATTTTTTACTACATTCTACTGGATATGCATTCTCTCCAAAGTGTTCTTTGGAAATTATAAAATCATAATCTAAATCTATGATTGGTTGAATATCTTTTTCAATAATAATATCCAAGTCACATTGAACAACTGGTCTTCTCTCTTGCATTACAATGCCTAAAATATTTTTTGTACGAATAACATCCCACCAAGCTTCTATTGGGTTTAATAATTCTTGGCCTTTTGTATTTCTAAAAATTATAGGTATAGCATTTTTACATTTCTCTCGAATGCGTTTTTCCCAATGTGGTTGAATCTCTTTATATTTTGAACCAAAAGAAAAAGAAGTAATAAAATAGCTATCGTTTATCATTGTATATATTTAAAATGCATTAGTGTTTATATTTTGTATGAAATAAAATATAAATAAGTATTTGATTGTTATCTATATTAATCATTATGGATTACAAAATAGCATTAGAAGCATTAGATATTGATTTATCAAAAGCAGAATGGAAAGGAAACCATTTAAGTTTAGAATATTTAAAGAAAAGATATCATAAGATGGCGTTGAAAAACCATCCGGACAAAAATGGAAATAGTTTGGAAGCAAAGGAAAAATTTCAAAAAATTAATGATGCCTATGAGTACTTGAAGAGAGAAATAAGTATTTCAGAACCTGAACCTGAAATTGATAAAGAGGAAGGAACATACGAAAGTATACTTAAAACATTCATCTTTGGAATTATAAAAGGCGAATATAATGATATAATTTCGTCAATTATACAAGATGTTGTTATTGGATGTAAAAAAATATCATTAAAACTTTTTGAAGACCTCAACAAAGAAAGAGCTATGGAAGTTTATAGTTTTCTCTCCAAGTACAAAAATATTCTTCATATTAGCCAAGATACAATTCATTCGGTGAGAGAAATAGTATTAGAAAAATGCAAAGAAGATTGTGTTTATATATTAAATCCTAGTATTGATGATTTATTAGAAAATAATGTTTATAAGTTAGAGTTGAACAAAACACGTTATTTTGTCCCATTGTGGCATGATGAATTGTATTTTGATGGATCTGGATGCGACATCATAGTTAAATGTATACCAGATTTACCTAATAATATTTATATTGATGAAAACAACAATTTATTTGTGGATATAGAGATTCGATTACTTTCTTCTCTCTTCGATACAGATTCATATATCTTCCAAATAGGTAAAAAAACGTATGCAATCCAATTAAGTGACTTAAAAATGCAAAGAGTTCAATATGTCTCTATGAAAAATGAAGGTATATCAGAAATAGATGAAAAAGATATGTACAATGTCAAGAAAAAATCGGATATTAATTTGAAAATTACTTTTGTTTAAATATATATTTTATTTTTTAATTTAAAGAAAAAGCAAAAAATCGGTTTTCAAGACTTTGGGCCAAAGTCGATTTTGGACATTTTAAAATGTCCATTTTTCACTTTCCAAATACTTTTCAACTTTCAAAAAAATGAAAAAAATGGATTGTGAGCATAATGATGTAAATCGCATATTATTCTTTTAAAAAGTGTGATTGTATTATTTTTCAAAAAATATATTTTTCTTATAAAAAACTATTTAGACGATTTTTTCTGTTACTATAAAAAGTAACTATGGTAACAGAAAACTCGCAGAAAATCGCAAAGAAATTCTATTGTGAATGTTGTGACTATTCATGTAGTAATAAATTCGATTTCAATAAACATTTATCTACAAGAAAACATAAGAAACTAGCGATAAGTAACACTTTGGTAATAAAAAGTGATACAGAAAGCACCAAAGTCGCCGACCCAGAAATTTTTTGTTGTAAAAATTGCGAAAAAGTATACAAGTCTAGAAAAGGGTTGTGGGCTCATAATAAAAAATGTACAACAAAACCTATTGAAGATGAAGCGAAAAAGGATAACGAATTATTAAACTTTTTATTAAAAGAAAATCAAGAATTCAAAAAAATAATTTTAGAATTTGCAAGTAAATCTGGACAACCAACATCAACAACTACAATAAATGGAAATAATAACTGCAATAATAGATTTAATATTAATATGTTTTTGAATGAAAAATGCAAAGACGCCATGAATATTATGGATTTTGTTGATTCTCTCAAGCTCACTCTTCAGGATCTAGAAAAAACAGCAGAAATTGGATATGTAAAAGGGATTTCTAATATTATTGTGAATGGTCTCAATCAATTGGATGTGTACAAACGCCCAATTCATTGTAGTGATGTAAAGAGAGAAACGCTTTATGTAAAAGACAATGATGCTTGGGAAAAAGAAAACGAAGATAAAAAAAAAATAACACGAGCTATAAAACACATTTCTATACGAAACGCAAAACAAGTTGGAGAATGGACAAAGGAAAATAAAGGTTATGACGACTCAATGAATAAAAAAAGTGATAAGTATTTGAAAATTATATCAGAAGCAAATGGCGGTGAACCAGAAGAAATAAATAAAATTATTTCGAATATTTCAACAAAGGTGACTATTGATAAAGAAAATGTATAATAATACTTTCCACTTTTACAAAAGTAGAAGCAAAACAATAATTTTATATTTTTGATAATAAAAAATATAAAACGTGCGCTCAAAAGTAAAAAAAGATTTTTATTTATTTAAAATTACAAGTTACAAAATGTCTATCTATTAATTTGTTTTTTATTTTATTTTTGTTATACTTTTTTAAAAGTATATTTTTTAAAGTTGATTTAAGCCTCGGATCCTGCAACCTTCTTCTTGACAACCTTCTTCTTTGGCTTCTCCTCAACTGCAGCTGGAGGTGGTGCAACTACAACTGGAGTCGGAACAGGAACTGGAGCAGTTACAACCTCCTCTTGCTCTCCATCAGACTCTGCATCAGAATCCTCCACAAGAGCAGTTGGCTCATCACCATCCTCCTCAGGCTCAGGAGCAGCCTTGATCTTCTCCTTGTCACTGGTCTTCAGCTTGATAAGGCACTTTCCGCTAAGAGACGCCTTCTGCTTGGCGCCGACTGCCTGGATGAGCTTCCAAGTAATTCCAAACTTACCATTTGCAAACCAAAGGCCGCCGCACTGAAGAACGCATGCAACATTCACACCCTTCTGCAAGAAGTCAAGAGGAGTAACGCAAGGGTTTGCTGGATTAGGGAAGAGCTTGTTCTCATCCTCATCATACACCTCGCACTTCCAAACGCCCTCCCACTGAGTAATCTTTACCCTTAGAGTAGGAGCCTTGGTAAGATCAAACTCGCCGGTTGCCTTGTTCTTACTATACTTCAACATAGGAGTCCAAAGCGCATCAACAACATCAGCACTCTTGTGAGCCTTACCAAACCAATCCTTGGAATAAGTAAGAGCATCGTCCTTAATCTTTTGTTCAAATGCAATCAAATTTCTAAGAAATGCGCTAGAATCCTCAGTCTTATACTCGTCACTGGGAAACTGAAGCGACATCTCAAACTTTCCATTACCTTCAAAATCAGAAGCACCCCACGTGAGCATAAGTGGAGTTGCAATTCTTAGACCACCCTTAGTGGCATTATTCAAAATGTTAATACTCTTTCCACCCGAGGCATTTGCCTTGGGAGCGGAATAGCGAATATTCTGAGAGTTAAATAGAGTTCCGTCAACGATCGTGTCTGCCATGCTTGCTATGATACTTTATATATATGTCTTAGCTTTAAATCAATTTTTTTTAAAAACAATAAATAAATGAAAATAGGTCACAACCCAAGACTGGTTAGCATCACATCATAAATATTAATTATAATATAAAATGACTCAAAAAGAATTTTATATTATTATAATATATGACAAGTTTTGAGAAAAAGACAAAAAACAACGAATCTGAACATGATAAGTTTATTGAGGTTGTATACGGAAGATGTGAAAAGTACATGCCTACTTCTAAAAAAGTAGAAAAAATAAATGATGATGATATTGTTATTCCAACAAGTAACAACTATGAATTGATTTTACATTACAATTATAACAAAGATCAACTTAAAAAGTTTTTGAAACACTATAAATTAAGATTATCGGGAAGTAAAAAAGAAGTTATTGTGCGAATTTATTGTTTTTTGCGACTATCTTATTATGCAACAAAAATACAAAAAGTTTTGCGCGGAAGAATCCAAAGAAGATACAATTTTTTGCATGGTCCGGCCCTAACAAAGAGAGAAATTTGCACTAACAAAACTGATTTTTTTACTATGGAGGATTTAAATGAAATATCCTATTCACAATTTATTAGTTACAAAGATGTAGATGATTTTATTTATGGGTTTGACATCATTTCTCTCTACAACCTTATTCAGAAATCTGGAAAAGATGTGAAAAATCCTTACAATCGAATGAATATTCCCAAAAATGTTATAGTTAATATGAAAACATTATTGCGATTAGGTAAGTTATTGAATATTAAGATTGACATAGATATTAAGGATGTTTTGACGGAAGTTACAGATAAAAAGTCAATAGAATTGAGAATATTGACACTTTTTCAAAACATAGATTCTTTAGGACATTATAGTAATTCTATTTGGTTTACATCATTAAATAGGATAAATTTAATAAAATTTGTGAGAGAATTGGGAGATATTTGGAATTATAGAGCACAAATAACAAATGAAACTAAAAGGGCAATTTGTCCACCAATAGGAGATCCTTTTAGAAATTTAAGCATGAATTACATAATAACAGAGCATGATTTAGAAAATGTTAGAAAATCAATTTTGGATGTATTAGAAAAAATAGTAAATAGTGGTGTTGACCGGGATAGTAAGTCTCTCGGGGCATATTATGTCCTTGGAGCATTAACTTTAGTAAATTCTGATGCAGCTATAGCAATTCCGTGGTTATTTCAATCATTTTCATATTTTTAAGTCAACTTTTAAAAAAAGTTGAGCAAAACCCAAACAATTTTTATAAGAAGTATAAGTTTTTAAATACTTTTTATAAAAATAAAATAATATGTGTCATTTTTGCGCAACTTTTACTAAAAGTTGCTCATATTGCCGTAAGAATATATATATTTATGCGTTAAATCACTTAAAAAGTAGTCTCCTTAGTAGTATATAAATGGCAAGAACTACCAAAGCTACTACTGCTAAGTCTGAGACCGCTCCCGCTCCCGTTGTTGATTCCGCTGCTGTCGCAGCCCCTGTTGTTGAGAAGGCTGTTAAGGCCAAGAAGGCCAAGGCCCCTAAGCAAGAGGCCGCCCCTGTCACTCCTGCTCCTGTTGAGTCCGCTCCCGTCGACGCTGATGCTGCCGTCGATGGTGTTGATGGCGATGTTGCCCCTGTCGCTGAGAAGTCTATTGAGTTCCTCGCTAAGCTCCAACAGCTTGGCGCTCTTTTGTCCACCCTTAAGTCTGAGTACCGCGCTCTTGAGAAGCAATGGACTCGTGAGCTTAAGTCTGCCCAAAAGCAAAGCTCCAAGCGTAAGCGCAAGGCTGGCAACCGCGCCCCTTCCGGCTTCGTGAAGCCCACCCGCATTAGTGACGAGCTCGCTTCCTTCCTTGAGAAGCCCGCTGGTACCGAGATGGCTCGCACTGAGGTTACCCGTGAGATCAATGTGTACATTCGCAACCATAATCTCCAGGACAAGGCCAATGGTCGCAAAATCAACCCTGACACCAAGCTTGCTAGCCTTCTTAAGCTTAAGAAGACCGACGAGCTTACTTACTTCAACCTCCAGAAGTACATGAGCCCTCACTTCGCTAAGGCCACCAAGGTCGAGGCCACCGCCTAAATCAACCTTTGAGAAAGGTTGAGCCAAACCAATGTAAATAAATTTTAATTTAAAAGTATAAAATAAAAAAAACAACATTTTTGCTCCACTTTTTTTAAAAAGTGGAAAAGGGGATTTAGCTCAATTGGTAGAGCGCACGCTTAGCATGCGTGAGGTAAAGAGATCGAAACTCTTATTCTCCAAATCTACCTTTAAGAAAGGTAGAACCAAAAGAAAAATAAAAAGGTAAAATCATAAAAATAAACACATCATATTTTGTGATGTGTTTATTTCAAATACTTAAAAAAAATTTATATTTTGCTCCGCTTTTTTAAAAATGGATAGGTGGTAATATGAATCCATCCTCCTCCAAAATTGCACGCATATCCTTTCGCTGAATTTGCCCATTAGTAATCTTTATCTTTTCAAACAATTTTAAATTATAACCATAATCTGTCAAATCAAACATTTCATAAATTTTTACAAGCATATCATAGTCTTGAATATAATTTGTGTTATTAAGTAACCAATCATAAAATGTCAAATTGTTTTCATTTGATTTTTTATACTTTCTGAAATACTTAAGAGTGTTATACAAATTGCATTCATTTTTTTGCAAGTTGCACATATTGTAATCTGTTCCAGAAATAACGCAGATTTCCCGAAACTCCTTTTGCGAAAGCCCAAGTTCCTCCAAGATACCTTTCATTTCATAACAAACAAACGTGTGCTTTAGTAAACTCATATAACGTAAGACTTTAAGAGAACCATAGACAAACATGTCCATGTCCTCACTTAAACAAGCATATACCTTCTTTTTGAGAACCATCATAGCACACAATTCATCCGCTTCTCCAGGCGCATCATAATATGTTGCTCCATACGCTCGAATTAACGCTTTTACTTTTTCAATAATGTCCTTAGTAATATAAACAAATTGTTTCTTTAGCATATCCATATTACAAATAATTTCTTGCTTATCATCATCGTCTATATCTTTATCGGAAAGCCGCTCTTTAAGGCGATTATATTCAGATTCAGCCATTTGCTTATCTTCGCGACGCTTATTTAGTAGTGCCTTTTTTTCAGCGGGTGGCTTGCCGTCAAAGATGAAAATTGGAATAATGTTGTAATGACGAAATATTGCTAACATCAAATAAATATTCTCTATTAACGAATCATCTGCATGAAACTTGTATAAATAAATGCTAATATCTACAGCAACCTTTTTACCCGATAGATCAGAGGCAGATATACACTTGATGGAATCGGGACAATTTGTTCTTAGAAATTTGTTGAGATCCTTGATGCCCATTTTGTTGTTTTTGGTATCTTTATTTAGGTCGAATTGTTTGAATTCAATTTTGTAAATAAAAAATAATCATATAAATTAACTATAGTACATAATGTCAAATGCTCCAACTATAATAACAAGTCCAAGTCCATTAATAGCAAATCAACCAGGATCTATTACCTATTATGTTGATATTTCTCAAAATAATACTAATACTTTTCCAGCCCCCGCAACAACATACACTTTACAAGGAACAGGGCAAGTAACCAATCCAACTTTTACGTCAAAAACAAATTGCGAAGATATAACCTCAAATTATCAAAATCCATTAGTTAATCCCGCTGCATGTACGTTTGACAATAATGGTTATTTTTATACTATAGATTATGGTTCAAGTATTATAACAGCATATAATCCAAGTTTTAATCAAACAACAAACCTTAGTTATGTTTATCAACCAATTGGAATAAAAATAAACTCTTCAAATGGTTTATTATATGTAGTAAATTTAGTTGGAACTGGAACACAATTTGGTTCAATTACTATACTATCCCCTATTTATAACTCATCATTGAATCCAGGAGCATCAAATTATAATTATAGCTATTTTATTTCAACAAACGATTATTATGCACAATGGCTTAATTATCCTTATGATATAGTTTTTGACAATAGCGGAAATGCGATAGTATCTAATAATGGATATTATACTTCTTCAGGACCAGCAACTGGTTGTTTTATAGTAAAATTTATTGTTAAAAATAATGCCATAAGCAGCGTAGTACCATTAGTATATAATAGTAATACTGGAAACCAATTATCAGTCAGTCCCTCCTGGAGTTCAGGATTAAACGATGGTATTTTCAGTTCTCCTTCTGGAATGGTATGTGATTTATCAAAAAATTATCTATACGTTGCAAATAACGATCCAAACAATCCAACTCGAGGACAAATAACAATTTACAATCTTTCTAATTCACCAGTAACTAAAGTTAATCGAATATTCTCTAATTCTGTAGGAAACTCAACATACCCTGCAGCATCCGGCGTTTCTATTAGTACCTTGCAACTAGATTCATATGGGAATTTGTATTATATTTATAATAGTGGAAGTTCAATATTTGTAAAAGCTACAACTTTTAATGGTACACAATTTGTAAACATATTTTCCCATCAAATAACAAATTCGGCAAACTTAACATATTTTTATGGTTTATCATTATTCAATGGAAATATTTATGTTACAGGAATCGTATCAGGTAATAAAACAAGTGTAATAGAAATACAGACGGCTTTGACATTCAACAATGTAACATTGGCTCAAGGTCAAAATCAAAATTTAACTATATATAATGGTGCAACCCTTAGCGCATCATTCAATGTTTCTGTACCAGGAAGTAATACTTTAATAAGCAATAATTTGCCTCGATATACAAATCAAGCGTCAATTCTAACCTATTATGATAATCCAAATAATGCAAATTATTTAGTTCCTACTGGAGGAACAACATATGTACTGAACGAAACATCTAGTAATAATTCTGTTGATAGCGTGACAATGGTTGCAAATAATGAAATATTATACGCTCCATATTATAACGAACTTGGAAGTTTAAGCTATCCTATTAGCATGGACTTTGATGGATCTGGAAACTTATACGTTCTTAATAATCCTATCAATGGACAAACAAATTTAACTATAATAACCCAAAATAGTGGTAATTTTCAAGTATATTACACGGGAAACTTATCAATTAACTATCCTACTGCAATTAGATATAATAAATATAATAACAATATGTACCTTGCCTCGTTTGATATAAATTATTATGGTACTATTTATCAAGTAGTTACAAAAACAATAACAAATGGAACGCAGATAAATTTTAATTTGACAGAATCAATATTTTATACCTCACCCTATGCAACATATTTTTGTTATCTTCCAATAGATCTTGTTTTTGATGAAAATTATATGTATGTATCTTGTGCGGGAAGCATGCAAAAATTTGCAAACCCTAGTGTTGGTTATCAAACGCTAGCTTGGAATGCAAATATAACAAAAATTCCAATTACATATGGTTCTACGACTACATTAGGGTCGCCAACCATACTAGTGCCTCAAAATTATCTAAGCAATTATATCAGCGGAATTGAAGTAGATTCAAGTTATATTTATGTTGTAAATGCGCCAAGTTATACATCATATGATGCTTCAGGAAATACTAATTCATATTCAAATTGTTATACAAATATTTCACAATTTAACAAAGTTACAGGGCAATTGTTAAGGCGTTTTAACTCTGGATATGTTGGAAAATTGCCAGATCTTAATTCAAAAACTTCAAGCAGCAAAGGAAATACATTAAACCCAAACAATGTAACTTTTAATATAGGATCCTCATTAAGATTTGATCCATCATACAATAATCTTTATTACATTGTATATTACTCTCCTAACAATTATAGTCAACCTTATTATCTATATAACGGCTCAATTGTATTTAGTACATCATCATCATCATCATTATTAGGAAATTATTACATTCAAGCATTTTCACCTAGTAGTGGACTAGATACACCTATTTTTAGTCACAAAATGTCAAATAATCCAACTGCATCTATTCTAGGAATGGCACTATATAATGGTGATATTTATGTTGCGCAATACACAAAAAACCAGATTATCAAACTTCAATACTCATTATCTTTTGGAAACTATGGTTTTGGACAAGTTGGTTCAGAATCTAGTTTAGTTTTATACAATACAAACAATTCCTACTATATTACAGGTGGAAATTCTTCAATTTATGGTATAAATATAACCGCTCAACTATTAAATTATGCTTTTGATACATCAAATATAATTACAAGTCCAACCCCTTTGTTAGCAAACTGCCCTGGAACATTATATTTTTATGATAATCCTGCAACAACTAGCCCTTCTCCTGGAACAACATATGTTTTAAAAAATGCAAGTGGAAAAAATGTATCAAACACATATACGCCTCCACCAGGAAATGAAACAACAATTATATATAATAATTTAAGTAGTACAAAATCTTTGAGTATAGACAACCAAGGATACTTGTATATAGCAAATGCTGGTCATGTTGGTACGTATGCGAATGGATCTATTGTAAAGACCACAACAACTGGTCAAGTTATTTACACAAAAACAAATGAAAATATTCAAAATCCATATGCTATTAAATATAACCCTATTGATGGATTTATTTATTATTCAAATATAACTCCAAAGTTAATATCTGGAATTGAATATTTTTACATTTATAAAATGTCTACAGATGGAAACACATTTACTCAAGTATACCAAGATTCAAGTCTTAACTATTTATATAATGTACAGGATATGTGTTTTGATTCATTGGGGAATATTTATGTTTCTAATGGATATACAACAACTACAAGTGGAAATCCAGTAAATGGCGGAATTACTAAAATAACCATTGATTATTCTTCTGGAACTTCTAGTCCAATAGGTGTTCAAGTATTTAGTGACTACCTTTCTGGTTTAACATTAAATTATTCTAGCAATGTTATATTAAGTGGTTTAGCAATTGATACAATAACAAATTATTTATATGTTGTATCTGGTGCAAATGATGCAAGTGGAAATAATATAAATATTAGTCAAATGCCTTTGACTGGAAATGATGCAGGAAAAGTTTGTAGAAAATGGCAAACTGGGAAAGTTGGTAATGCTCAAGGCCAAACTGCATTAAATTTTGATGGCTATGGAAACTTGTATTATTATTATTATGATACCACATCTAAAGTAGGTTATTTAAAAGGTTTTGATCCATATACAAACACTAGCGCAACATATTCACACACACTTTTGGGAGGAGCAACTTCAGGTGCATATGGAATAGTCTATTATGAAGGAGATTTTTATAGCACACAAAGTTCATATAATAGCTCAACGGGAGTCTATATAGACAATCTAGTTAAAATAAATGCGTCTTACAATTTTACTGGGGTTACTTTACAAGCAGGACAAAATGTTCTTTCAATAAATACAACTATTACAAATCAAGTAACTATAAATAATATTGTAGCAAGTGCAAGTACTCCAAAATATTATACAATTCCTACTCAACCCAATGCAGGACAACCCGCACAATTAATTTTTGAATATGATGGAGTAATAACACCTATTAATGGACATAATTACGTTGTTATAGACTCAAATATGAACTATGTTTCATCAATATTAAACTATAACTCAGCAACAGAACCAAATCCATATACTTTTACATTTAATAATTTGGTTTTACCTGGCGGAGCAAACTATTTATACATTTTTGATATTACAACAGGACAAATAGTGAATATACCCCTATGCAATTCCACAAATGGTTACATATTTATTAAAATACCTATTGTATGTTTTTATAAAGGAACAAAAATTCTTTGTGCAATAAATGGAAAGGACACTTATGTTCCCATTGAAAAGATTGGGCAAGGCACTCTTGTGAAAACATATAAACAAGGTTACAAAAGAGTCAAATATAATGTCATGGGAAAATTAAACAACACAAAAGAACATTCAATTGATAAGTTATTCAAATTATCTAAAAAACGATTTCCAAATTTAGGCTTAACAGAAGATTTGTATGTTACCGGAAGTCATGCTTTATTACACGATTCGCTTAATGAACGCGAAGTAATTCTTATGAAAAAAGTTATTCAATATGCTGCGTCAAATTACAAATCAATTTACAATGCTAAAATTGAAGACAAATACAAATTATTGGCATATCACGATGAAAGATTTGAAGAAATAATGATGAACTCTGTTTTTGAAATTTACCATATTGTACTTGAAAATGAAAATGAAAATTTCAACTATGGAATATATGCAAATGGTGTTTTGGCAGAATCAACAGATGAATTAACATTGATGAGAATGAAAGGATTTGAAAAAATAAATAAAACTCCTGAAACTCTTGAAAAATTTGTAAATGCTATGAATACAAATAAATACCCTAGCCAATTAAGACGTGCATTAAATAAATAAAAATAATTAAATTTAGTCAATATTTTATTTTTTATAAATAATAATAAATAAAATAACTTAATTTTTTTTGGTATGTTTGTGTTTCTTAACAGACTTATGTTTTTTTGTGCGTTTATTTTTTATTTTTTTGTTTTTATGCGACACTTTTCGGCGAATAGTTTTCTTGCGACCTTTCTTTGTCTTTCCTCCAGAAGAGGGATATTTTCTTTGAAGCAATTTAAGACGGCGTTTTTCTGTTTCATCAAGAGGTGTTAATGTAGTTGGATTAAGAGTTTTTGCCAAAAGAGTTTGTTTTTCTTCAATTTCTTTATTAGCAAGCAAAACATCTTTTGTTCTTCGTTCTTCAGCTTTCATTCCTTGGGCCTCTGCCGACATTCTCTCTTTTTCTACAGCCTTTTCGGAAGAAATTCGTGCTTTTTCGGTGGCCTTTTCAGCAACTTTTTTGGCTTTTTCTTCTGCATCTGGCAATTCTATAGAATCTTGCAATTTCTTTTTTGGTTCTGTTAATACTCTAGGGGTTTCATAATCATCCCAGTCATTGTAATTACTTGTTTTATATGGTTCTTCTAATGAAGATATTTCAGTAGGAGGTTTAGCCAACGTATACCCTGTTTCAGTCGACGTTCCTTCAATGGTTGGATCAGTAATTTCTGGAATAAATGGTTGTTTTGTTTGTTTGTCAATAAATTCCTTTTTCTCTCGAATTGTTTTATATTGAAGTAATTTCAAATATCTAGTTTTATCTTCCTGTATGATAGGAAGCTCGCGAGTTCCATATATTATTTTTCCTTTAAGACCATCTTTTCTAGCATTCGAATCAGTTTCGTCTTCAGAATTTCTAGAAACTAAAATACTTCTAGATGGTTTTTGATTAGCAGAAGTATAGACATAACCACCAATAGATTGTTGATTAATACCTGAATCTCCATTCATAAGTATATAAATAGAACGAAATCCTGAAGGGCGATCTCCTTGAATACCAAGTCTAAGTGCATTACCATGTTCATCATATGGAACAATTTTTAATGGCTCACTTACACTTCTATAAATAGGAGTAATAGACTTCTCTCTTATAAAATCTTTGACTTTATCTGGAAATTGATCTGTTGAATTGACATAACCTCCCCATTTCATGCATGCAAGACATTCTTGTAAAAAATCACCAAAAGTTTTAATTGCGGTAGAACCCAATAATTTGTTGAAATTTTCTTGATTTTTATATATCTGCACATTGCTCCACATTCTGTTTATTTTATCTGTTAAAAATTTCTCTCTAGCTTCTTGGCTAGTAATATCAACAGGTACAAGATCCTCTTCAGTTGAAACGCCAAATGAAGCCAAATATATATCTTTAATTTTATCAACAACACATTTGTAGACAACACTTGCTTTTAAATCATGGGATTCTGCTACTTGCATTCCAATAGTTGAAATATTTGCTACATCATTAACCCCATTTTTTGTGTCAAAACAAACTAAATCAAAATCAATTTTTGCATTTAATTGCTCAGTTCCATCAACATTTTCATTATAGTTCAAAACAACGCCTCCAAATGAAATGACTCTATCACCCTCTACACTTTCATATTTCAATTCAAAATGAGTAGTACCCACTTCTTTGGGTTCTGTAGCACCATATTTGAGAGAGCAGTTAAACATTGCATCCATCATTGAAACTGTAGGGCAAAAGGTTGCTCTAACTAAATTTCGATAAAGACCAAATAAGGCTTGACATTGATTAAACCATCTTTCATAACTTTTAGCCCAATTGTCAAGCCAAAGTGTACCCTTTTGAAGACTTTCATTATTCAACTTTATAACTTTTTCTATTAAATATTTTTTATTTTCACAAGGAATTAAACGAGTATTTCTAATAGTTTTTATATCAAATTGAATTTTTAACAATTCATTATATTCTTTTATAGTTATCCTATTTTGTCTTTTAAGACTTTTTAATTGTTTCTCTCTTGTTTCCATTGTAGCCATTTCTGAAAGAATAGAATTATACTCATCTGTTATTTGTGATAAAGCCTCAACAAAATTTGAAATTCCATTCACTTCATCAACAATTTTTTTTATTTCATCTTTGTCTTTTTTTGTATATAACATGCGCGAACCATTAATATTTGCAGCTATATTTGCTGCATTGTTTATTACAAATTTTAACGCTGGTGCAGGAATATTAAACACAGACTCAGATCCTGTTCTATGCATCAATGTTTGATTATACGACATTAAGTCATACAAAGTATTAATTGTAATAGTAGAACCATCCACTGAAAAAGTTAACGGAGGAATTTTACTAGATTGTAAATTTTGAATTGTGTAAATATTATTTTGATACATCTTTTTCAAATTTTTAAAAACTATTGGCATTCCCGGACCACGTCCCGGATCTATTATCTCTGTTTCTGAAAAAGAGTTAGGTGTTGATATTTTAATTTCAGATGGAACTGGTTCTTCTTCTCCTACTTTTTCAGATTGTTTTAATCCAACCATTTCAATTTCACTTGCGGGCAAAGGTTTTTTTAACGCAACCATTTCAATCTCTCTTTCATTGGCACCTCCTTCAAATGCATTATCTTCTTCTTCTAGTTGTTCATCTTCTGAAGTGTGACCTTCAGAACCAGTGAATACACTTTCTGTTTCTGGACCAATAGATGCATTTGGATCTGGATTTTTTAGAACATCATCATCAATTTTAGGAATCGGTTCTTCAGTTTTTTGATTTTTATCAATAAAATAGCTGTTATAAAATACATCCAAATAATTTTTCAATTGATCGTCAATTTTTGCGCCAAATGTCATTGTTTTTGCAGGAGACATTTCTATCAATAAGTTTTTCAATATCAATATTTGCAAAATTAATAGTTCATTATTAAAACTACCTTGAACAGGTCCGCCTTTTTTCCAAGGATTTGTTGGAAATAACTCAAGTAATTTATCATAACTAATCATATCCATTTCTTTGGTTCCAAACGTATACAATGTTCCATCAGCTTTCGAATAACCTTCAACCCCCGCAAATAATCTATCCCATAGACCCAATTTAACGAACATGCCACGAGCTATAGTAGTTAATAAGTTGTTGTGCGTTATAAATATAGATTCAGAACCAAGGAATATTTTTTTATCTGGTTGTGCATAGTATGCACCAGGTTCATCAGGTCCTGGATATTTTCTAACTTCAACTTGTCCTGTTTTTTCTAGAATTGCATATGGTTGTCCTGGTTCTTCATCTCCTTCTTCTTCTCCTTCTTGACCACCAGTTTGTTTTTGTAAAATAGTATTAAATTCATCAATATCATTGCAGTTCAAAAATAACATATAAAAAATAATAAATTGTTGTAAAACATTAGTGGAGTTTAATATAGTTAAAGAATCAGTTTTAAGATCATTATTTGTTTTGTTAAAAATAGTAACAAATGCTTGACGAATAACAAGAAATACATCGCTAAAAAAACTATACTCTGATGACATATCGCTTTCCACTAATGAAGCTTTTTTAAAATCAGCAGAAATGCAGTCAATTGAACATAAAATGTAGTTATAAAGTGCAATGTTATTCATTTCAGAACTTTTAACATCCATTTCAGGTTTAAGCTTTTCTAAAAATTCTGGCGACTCTTTTCCTTCTCCTATTTTGCTTCCTAAATAACTAACTATAAATGTATTTAGTCCAGAGTGAAACCCTAAAAAATCTGCATTCTTTGAAAAATTGTCTACCAATGTTTTATATATTTCATTTGATGTGAAATCAGATACAATTGGATAAACTAATATATCTTCAACGCCAGAAGCAACTGGTTCTAATTCAACACCAATACCAGATTTAAGCTTTAATTTATCAGATTGATTAACGTCCATAAGTGCATCATCCTGCGTTTCAGAACCTAACAATAAAGGTTTAGCATTGGGTACATCTTTATCTCCACCACTTTGAACAGGCAATTCTAAATGATTTTCTTTAATGAAATTTAAATATGAATTTAGTTTTGATCTAGGATCGACTGGAACGTCTTGAAATTTCGAGTCATCGTACAATTCAACGTCTCCATACGATGCAGTTGAATAAGAAAATATTTTAAATGTCGGGTTTCTTATTCCAATGTTAAGAGTTTTCATAACACCATAGGCATCGCCTTTTATTACGCGTTTATGCATACTGCTTAAATTATAATCGTGTACAAAATCATGCAAAAAATTGCTTAAACATAATAAAATCATATCTTCTTCTCTTTTGAAAGGCACAACAATTTTTTGAATAGGTGTAGCTCCAAAATTCTGAGTTGCATTTAAATCAACTTTTAATATACTTTGTGATTTTGGAGAACTACTTTCTACTAAATTGGCTATTGTTGTCATAATCTTATATTAATAATATAAAATAAAATTGATTATTCGAACAAACTTAAAGACGCCGCAACAAATTTTAATACAATGCAAACAAGAAGTCAAACAAAGTATGAAAATACAATAGCAAAATATGAAGTAAATATAGACTTTGATGAAGCTAGCGCCGCTTGGAAAAAGAATAAAAAATCAATTGGAAATGGTCAATATAAATATATTTGTATTGCAAAAAGTGCTACAAAAGAAAAATTATGTAGGAGAGAAGCTATGAAAGGTTGCGATGTTTGTAAAATACACGCAAAACAACAAAGCTATTTTTAACAAAAGTGCCACAAAATAATATAAAAATTAGTTTTTATATTATTTATAATGAATCGGGTTGAACAAATGAAAATAGTACAAACATCCGCACTAGAGTTATTTGCAAAGAAAAATGCAGATTATGGTGATGCGTTTGCAAAATTCGGGGTTATTGGCGTTTTAATGCGCATTGAAGACAAAATCCAAAGATCGCTTTCTATTACCAAAAATGGCGTAACTTTGGTTAACGATGAAGGCATTAGAGATACTTTATTAGATTTGCATAACTACGCGGCAATGGCTCTTATGCTATTAGATGAAACAACACCAGTTTCAGAAACAATGATTAGATAACAACTTTTTTAAAGTTGTATAATTAGTCATCCTCTTTTCTCTCCCGGAAATAATTAAAAATATCATCTATAAATTCTTGTGGCATATTTTTTGTTGGTACAAGTATTCCTTTTTTGTCGTATTTCAAATGTTCTTTGGGAGAGAACTTGTGTTTTATTAGTATTTGCCACCTTTCTGTATATTTTCTATTTAGTTTTGATCCATGATAATAATGACGAATAACTCCAGGTGTGTATCCTAGTCTAAAATTTTTTGCCTTTTTCTGAAACTCTAACATACTATTGTTATAATCTTCATGATAATCTTGATTATTCATATTTTCACATTTATTGATGAATGAGAGAGCCATAATATTATCGCCTGAACCTAAAACACCTCCATCATATAAACCACCTAATTTTTCATATGCTTTGCGTGTAATTGCCCAAGCATATCCTGGATGCCAATAATCCAACCCTCTTGTAGTATATTTTTTATTTTTTGAAAAACTAAAACCAAATCCATTAAATAGATTAAGATTTGCACCTTCTCTCGACATATCTAAACAATGACTAAATAATTGAACCACATCTTTACATCCATTCAAAATTTTTAATGTATCTAACGCCCATGAATTGCTTTCAAATTCTACATCTGCATCAATCCAAGCAAAAGCCTTGTAATTTTTAGGAAGCAAATACTTTACTCCCAAATTTACCATATTTTCTTTATGCCAGATAGGCGTTGTAGTTTTTATTTGCAAATGATTTTTATTATCTTTATCAGTAACAATAAATTTTTGATTTTCATAAACTAATTCTACTACATATAACTCAACATTTTCTTCTTCTTCTTCGATTCTTTTGACAAACTCTTTTAATAAAATGTATCGTCTTGCGTATAAACACGGATTTGATATGGCAACAATAACGTGCAATTTTTTTTCAATAGGATCATTATTTTTAATAGCATACTTAATATCATTCACTTTATAATCAATATTATCGATTTCAATTCCGTTAATTATTGTCATTTATATTATTTGATATAAAAATCTCAAATAATATAACGTATTTCTGCAAATTTTTATCCAAGTTCACAAACTGTCATGCGCATATTTCGCATTAAATAAGAAATTTTTTGATTAGAGGCATTTTTTTTTGATTTCATTTTTGCCAATAAATTTTCAGTGCAAATAACACCATCTAACATATTTTTTGTTTTATAATTTTTTTCAATATAGTTGCAAAATTCATCCAAATTTCGTGTTGTTTTTTTGAATTGCAAGAGAGAAAAATTATTTGTATCGCACCAAGCTAAAAATCCTTGATAATTATTAAAAAGAATTAAATTTAAAACATAATATGAAAAAACACTTGTATTTTCTTTATATAAAAGCTCTCTAGACGCAATACTAGCCTTATTGTTTGAATATAAATCTTTATACTTTAGTCCCATAAAATCCAATGTTTTAACTAATTGAAAAAATCCAAATGTTCTTTCAAAATGCAAAAAATATTCGGCATTTGAGAGAAATTCATCTTCATTATTTTTGTCATGCATTGCAAAAAAACTGCAAAATAAAGAATTCATAAATTCGGCCCAAAATTCAGCATATGCTTCAAATAAATTCACTTCAGATTTTATTGGGAAAATACTTAATATTCTTTTAGTACAATTTTCAACATTCATATCAGAAAAATCCAAAGCAAAATTATGAAAAGTTTCGTGCATAAATACTTTGAACCATTCTTCTTTTCGAAATATTACAATATCAGAAACTTTTGGGCATGTAGTTGTATATGCCGTATTAACATTATTTTCGCTCAAAACACTAATATTTGTTTCTGGTAAAATTTTTTTCAAAGTAGTAAAATATAAGTACACCTCAAACTCTTTCGAACACTCTTTTGATGAATAATCATTTAAAATATACATCCACATTAACATCGCATCTACATAACGATTGTAAGTGTCAATATTATTATTTATCATTTCATCTTCTACAATAAATTTTATTTTTATTTTTCTTTGAAAGAGAGAAAAGGAATAAACTAATAAATATGTAGCATTATCATTAATGTGAGTTCTCACTTTTTCAGGAAATGCTTTATCAGAATAAAGACGAGGTCTCGGTATTTCTGTTATATTATTAATTCGAGTTATTTTCAAATTGTAAAAATCGGACCCTTTCTTATTTTTTAAAGAAGACACATAATCGTGTGCTATTCTAATTTCATGATACAATTTTAATAATATTTGTTTTGTTTTTTTTGTCATATTAACTTGCGAGACACAATTTTTTTTCGATAAAAAAGACATTATCAATTCACTATTTTCCGTTAATTTCATTGTACTATATTATCCTAGTATTTTATTATATTTTTATATCACTTCATTAAAGATCTTTATAAATGTTTTAATTTATCGCGTATCATCATTAATCCATCAAAAGCAACAGGAGGTTTGCCTCTTGTATGATGCATTAATTTTGCATTACCTGTCGCCAATAATAATTCTTTTAAATCTTCATTTTGACTAAATTTTGCGCATTGAGCGTCATACATTTCTTTTTCACTCCTTTTTCCAAAGAAATCTGAGTCAACTACAACTTCTTTTGGTCTTATCAACTCACCCTTAAATTTGCCAGTTTTACCACCAGCAGCTTTTGCCATTTCAGGATTTTTTGATAAATCAGTACCTGATTCTAGAGAAAATGATAAATAAAATGCAGGATTTTCCTTTTTAAATTTTGATGCTTGATAATAATGTTCAACACTAGACCATTGTTTTCCATCTACAGAGAAAGGTTGCAACCAAAAATTCGATAACTTTTTTCTCCAATCAGGAATTATTGCCAAAGAAGCAAAATCTTTCATTCTATCGCTAGGAACTTTCTCTCCAGCACCTTTTCCAGGTAATGGTTTTGATGCAGACTTTGAATAAAATATGAAAACAATGTTATCATCATACAATCCTCGTATTTTTACTTCTGTCAAATCTTCGTAACATACATTTTCTTTAATTTTTTCTCCAACACCTTTAAATTTTTGAAAGTCAGGTATTAATGCAAAAGGTCCTGCATTCTTCTCCATACATTTATCTGCAATCATCCTTTTAATATCATAAGGTAGCTCTTTAAAAGTAAAAATCAATTTTTTCTTATAACCAACCAATGTGTAATGCCATCCCAAAAATTCAACAATAATATAATGATCTGGGTTAAATTCTCCCTTGTTTTCCAAAATACTATCATTTAATTGTCCACATTGTAAAACATTGTTTAAATCACGTGCTGTATATGCTTCTTTTGAGAGAAGAATCAATTTCACATTTAATATACGTTCTAGTGTAGAAATTGCCCATGTTTCTGCCCAAAATTCGCAACTTCTTATTTTTTTTTGAAATTTTTCTAATGTATCTACATCTTTCATAAAACGATATTCTTTTAAAATTTCCGCAGTAACTTTTTTCTCTTGAACTAAACGATCGTGTTGTTTTTTTATTTCTTTACCACTTTCAGTCAATAATTTTTTTTCATTTCTATCTAAGATAGAGGCGTAACGAATTTTTATATCAGCATATTGTTTTTCTAAAGCTTTTATGTCTGTTGTATCTTTAATTAATGCAGCTTGATACATGTCATAATGTTCTTTATAATTTAAGAATGTTTTTTCATCAGCTTCATCTGATAATTTTTTACGCAACTTTTGCACAGATGTTTGTTGAGCTATTTGAGAGAAAGCATCGCGAATAGTGGCAAAAAGACAATCGCCGCCGCCCTCATTATCCGTAATACCATAATTTTTATTTTTCATAAATTTGCTAATCCATGTGTCTGCAGATTCTTCTTTATATTTCTCTCTTATATCTTTTGCCTCTAAATGTCCTTCTTCTCTTAACTTATTTGGTATAGGAACCCCTTTTGTTAAAGTAAAAATGTCTTTTCTATGGTCAGGAATTTCGACTTCTTGAAGAGGCTCTTCTATTTCTAATCTTTCCTCCTCCTCTTCTACAACATCATCATCATTTTTATCTTTTGCAGAGGAAACTTTGAGAGAAGTCTCAGGAACCAATCTATTCTTTTCAAGAAACTCTCTTGATGCAAATTTATAAATTAATGGATCATTTAAGTTTTCAACTTTTATATTATCATCCTCATCCATTATACTCATTAATGATATTGATTTTATTTCATAAACTCCTATTTGCAATACCTTGTTGTTATGCTTTACTAAATAAATGGGAAAATATATTATATCTTGATCCTCATAAGTATTTTTAGAATTTCCAATAGCAATAATTATTTCAACCCCATTTGCATCAATCTGGTATAAACTTGCCTCTTTTTTCAAATCTTCAGGATCGACGCTTTTTAATTCTGGATAACTTACATTATTATCTATTTTTGACAATACCATTGTTGTATATTTTATAAACAGATTAAATATTTAAATCATGACATTCAAATATTTAATTTACCAAAGCACAAATTTTTTCATAAATTTATCATTCTTTAATTCATTTATATAATACCATAATTGTTTTCTTCTATATACTTGCGCACCATTTTCAGGATTATTTTCAAACATCACAATTGCACCTATAATATCCAATTTTTTCCCTTTTGCACTTCTTATTTCTTTTGTAAAACCATAAAATTCACAAATTTGTAATAGTTGTTTAATTGTAAAGTTTTCATCGTAGTCTGTAATTGAAGCGTACATATCATCCATTTCATAAGACTTTGATTCATCTACAAATTTGATATCATTGAATTCATTCATAAAGTCGTTAACATCAAAACCATTATCATTTTCATCATTCTCTAAAATATATGTTATGTTTTCGTCTAGTTCTTTTACACACGCATCAACTTTGTTCTTCATTTAATGATTTCTTACATTAAAAAAAGAATAAGGTTTAAATGATTATTTTTTATTATTATTACTTTTCCAAATTTCGATTTACATTTCAATCATATCCATGAACTTGAAAATCGATTTGTTAGATAAACTAGGGTACATTTTTACTTTACTATTTGCCAGTTTTGTAATTGTCTCTAATATAGGAGACCCATCAATTAAATATTCATCTTGCTCTTCTTCATCAAATAATGTTTTACTATATAGCAGTGCTATATTTTCAGTTAATTCATCTACAATGTTTTTCTTGTTGTCTTCTTTAATAAATTCAACCAACTGACGCATTAAGTTGCAAAGCAGAGCCTTCAAGTCAGTAGCGGTTATAATTTCATTTTTCATCAAATTTACAAAGAACGCGCTCAATGCTTTTCTGCGTTCATTATCTTTGTTAATTTTACAAAATTTATCATAATCTTTATCGGCATCGACATATTCAATATTATTAAACAACTCCATAAAGGATTCAAAACAATTTGTAAATATTTCTTTCATTATATCATATTTGTTAATTAAATCAGAATACAAGTCAGCATACAATTTTGAAAAGAATCTATTCGTTGATGCAATATCAAATATTGTTGTACTAACGCGCATCATATCTTCTCTTGATATGCCCTCTGAAATCAACTGATCTAACAAATCGACAATTTTATTTCGCATATCAATATAACTTTTATCTGACATTTTATTCAAATGTGAACGAATCAAATCAATTTGAGCATCCAGCCCAACTTTTTGCTCGATCTTTGTAGTTTGAAATGTTCTTAAAGTTTCCCAATCATCGTCATTTAGTACTTCCATATTTTTATTTCCTCGTCTTTTCTTATTTGTATTAATTGGAAACCCTCCTGGAACAGCACTAGAAGACGCCTTCAAAGGATTTTCCCTCTTCTGAAAAACGGGAGTTTTAATATATGAAGGAGAACCAACTTCCAAAGATAATTCAGAAATTAATGCTATTGTTTCCTCTGGTAAAGTATAATCAAAACCATCGAAAATAACATTCGTAAAATCTTTTAATGTGTATTTCATTGTTGCGGTCATAGGCTCTTTACTAGATTATAATCTAGCTTTCGTTTATATCAATTTTTTTCATATATATAATTTAATGCCAAAAAGACACTTAAATACAAATTTCAATTAAATATATAATGTCAATCGTAAACGAAGAAAACAACACTAATGTAATAATAGAGGGGGATTCATATGACACCTCTTATGAAATTGAAACGTGGGATGATCTCGATATTTCAAATGATTTATTGAGAGGAATTTATGCGTATGGTTTTGAGAAACCAAGTCCAATTCAATGCAAAGCTATAGTTCCTGTTCTTAAAGGAAAGGATATTATTGCACAGGCTCAATCGGGTACTGGCAAAACAGCTGCATTTTCTATTGGAGCGTTATCAATTGTTAATTTGTCTGAGGATACAACGCAAATTCTTGTGTTGTCTCCCACTAGAGAGCTTACCATTCAAACGGAAAGAGTTATGTCTTCTCTAGGCTCTATGATGAATGGATTGAAAACGCAAGTTTTGGTTGGTGGCTCTTCTATAGATGAAGACGCGTCTTCTCTTAAAAATAATATTCCTCACATTATTGCAGGTTGTCCTGGTCGCGTTTACGATATGATGCGCCGAGGTAACATTGTAGCTAAAAATATAAAGTTGGTTATCTTGGATGAAGCAGACGAAATGTTATCATCGGGATTTAAGGAGCAAGTTTATAATATTTTCCAAAATTTTAATACCAACATCCAAGTCGCACTTTTTAGTGCTACGTTGCCTGAGTATATTAATAATATTACTACTAAATTTATGCGTGATCCTGTAAAAGTTTACGTAAAGGTAGAGCGATTGACTCTTGAAGGAATTAGTCAATATTATGTAGCAGTCGAAGACGATAAGCAAAAATATGCGACGTTGAAGGATTTATATTCCATCATTTCCGTTTCCCAGTGCATTATTTACTGCAATAGTGTTAAACGAGTGGCGGACTTGTATGATGCAATGACGGAAGACGGATTTCCGGTTTGTTGTATTCATAGTAACATGGATAAAGCCGCGCGTGATAATTCTTTTACCGAATTTAGAACAGGCAAACATCGCGTTCTTATTTCTTCAAATGTTACTGCAAGAGGTATTGATATTCAGCAAGTAAGCGCAGTTATTAACTTTGATGTACCAAAGTGTGTGCACACCTATTTGCATAGAATTGGCCGAAGTGGTCGTTGGGGTCGCAAGGGCGTTGGCATTAATTTTATTACAAGGCGCGATATTTCAAAGGTAAAGGAAATCGAACAACATTATCACACACAAATAGTTGAACTTCCTTCAAGCTTTGACAATCTTACAAAGTAAAAATATATAAAGATTTTGAAATATTATTTATAAAGATGAAAGTCCATCCCGACAATATTAACAAAAAAAGAAAAACAAATAAAAATTATAGATCATATATTAAACCAAATTTTTTATCAATTGCTATAATAGTTTTTGTTATAGTTATTATTTTAATTGTTTGTGTTGTATAAAATAATATTTACGTAAAAAGAAAATATTATTTTGCTAACCTTTAAAAAAAGATGAGTTCAAAAATAGAATCAATAAATGATCATTTTAAATTGCCTATTTTTTATAACAAAGATAAAATAGAACTAAAAGAAGAAATTGTTAACGATTTAGAACTAGTAAAAACAATTGATCCATCGTGCAATCCCATTTATCACCACGCATTTGAACCTCAATCAGAATTTTCAGAAAAAATTATTCAACAAATGCAAACATATTACACAACCGACACTAATTTTTTGGAAGATAGTCAAAAACTTTTATCATCATACACTAAATTAGATGAATTGAATAAAGATTACACTGACATATTAGAAGTTTGGAATGAAATTAAAAATGATAACGGATTTAAACAAAAATATTATTATTTAGACTGGTCTTTTTGTGAATTTTTAAACAAGTCAGAACAATTTTTGCAATTCATGAGTTTATATAGCTTAGCATCACCCGTTTTATCTTTTTTAATTCCCGTATTTATACTTATAGTGCCTTTTTTTATTGTTAAAATGAAAGGTATAGACGTAACATTAAGTGAATATATTGAAGTACTTAAAGTGTTGGCGGCAAACCATGCTCTAGGTAGAATATTTACACATTTTAACAAAGTTCCAATGGACCAAAAAATTTACATAGCAGTATCTGCTATTTTTTATTTGATATCCATATATCAAAATGTGGTAACGTGTTATAAATTTAATCAAAATATGAAAAATATACACAAGTATTTAAATTGTGTTAAAGAATATTCAAATAAAACCATATTCTCAATGAATTACTTTCTTCAATTTTCGTCTGATCTTAAAACGTATTCAGAATTTAACGAATCAATAAAGATAAATAGAGACATTCTCTCTGAATATGTTGACAAGATATCAAAAATAAGCGACTATAAGTTTTCCTTTCAAAAAATTAGCGAAATAGGATACATTCTTAAATGCTTTTATGAATTATATGACGATAAAACCTACAATTCGGCATTCTTATTTTCATTTGGATTTAATGGTTACGTTGATAATATTGAAAACCTTATTCAAAAGATAGAAAACAAGCAAATTAACCTTACTACTTTTGAGAAAGGTTCATCTAAAACAACGAGCAAAACAAAAAAATCAAAAACAATCTTCAAGAACTCTTACTATGCAGCTCTTATTAAAAATAATCCCGTTAAAAATGATATAAAACTCGACAAAAATATTGTCATTACAGGACCTAATGCTTCGGGTAAAACAACAATTCTTAAATCAACACTAATTAACGTAATATTTAGTCAACAATTTGGTTGTGGATTTTATGATAGTGCAAAACTGGTTCCTTACAAATATTTACATTCATATTTAAACATACCAGATACATCTGGTAGAGATAGTTTGTTTCAAGCAGAAGCAAGACGCTGCAAAGAAATTATTGATATTATTCAAGAAAATCCAAATGAAACGCATCTTTGCAGTTTTGATGAATTGTATTCAGGGACAAATCCAGATGAAGCTGTTATAAGTTCGCTGGCCTTTATGGAGTATTTAGTAAAATTTAAGAATGTCGGTTGTCTTTTAACTACGCATTTTATTAAAGTCTGCAAAAAGTTGCAGAAAAACAAAAATATAGTAAACTACCACATGGAAACAATTAAGGGAACTGATGCCTTTGATTTTAAATATACGTATTCAATGAAAAAAGGAATTTCAGAAGTTCGTGGGGGCATAAAAGTTTTGACGGACATGAATTATCCTAAAGAAATTCTTGATAGTACTCAAAAAATGAAAGCTTAAATTTAAAATAAATGTTTTGAAATTCGTTGTCTCAAAAAATTAAATATATCAACTTTCTCTAATAATGCCTATATCTGATATATTTACTACGCCTTTTTTAATCTGTTTAGGAATTTGCTTACTTTTACTTGGTCTTTTAGGTATGTACTTTACACAAAAAATTATGGAACAGAATCACAAAATTACATCCATGTTTGAACTTGTTTCTACTATGGCTGAAGAAATGAATGCAATTCGCGCTAATATTATGATACCACACCAATTTCAACCGCAATTTAATATGGTACCGACACCAATTGGTGGTCAAAGTGCACCCAATGAATCATTGATCCCTGTTTCTGATGACGATGAAGATGATGAAGATGATGAAGATGAGGATGAAGATGAAGATGAAGATGAAGATGAAGATGAGGATGAAGATGAAGATGAAGATGTTTTAAAAATTAAAAGTATCAATTTCAACAATCTAGAATCATCCACATTTAATATTAACAATGAAATTGAAAATTTAGAAGAATTACAAATTTTAGACGAGGAGGATGATGATGACGATGATGATGATGATGATGATGACGATGATGACGATGATGATGATGAAGATGAAAAATCAAATGTAAACATTACTCAAAATTTAGATTTTGTAGAATCTGAGTTAGAAGAAATAAATGAATTTACAAATTTAGACTTTGAAAAGGTTGCTAATGGAGAGAATGCTCCTGATGCTCATTTGAACGAAGACTTGGCATTTTTAAAAACGATTAATCTTGAAAGTTTAGAAGAACCCAAAAGCTTTCAAGTAGTGGACTATAAGAAACTTTCTCTAGCAAAATTGAAGTCTGTTGTGGTTGAAAAAGGACTTGTATCTGATGCATCAAAAATGAAAAAAAATGAATTATTGGGCTTGCTTGGAAGCGATTAATTCAACCTTTAGAAATCCACTTTTAAAAAAGCGGAAAAAAAATAAAATAAAACGTTAACGTTTACTAATAGCATTGGAATATTTTCTCTGATGATAATATACAAATGTCTTGGGCGACCTGTTATAGCGGATCTAATAATATTCATTTTGACTTTCCTCCAATCATGGCTGATGGAAGAAACTATGCTTCTTGGCAACCTGAAGCTGTAATTAATAAAAGAATTCAGAAACAAGAAAATATTCACTCCAATTGGGCTTATAGGCAATATTTAACACACCACGGACAAGAAATTATGAATTATAATACAACAGAAGCTTGTTACGAAATGGGATTGCCAACTCACACACAAACAAACAAAACTCCTTCCGCAAATGTTCCTATTTTATATAAATCCACATTTGACTCTTCCATGCCTGGATACGGATATTGCAATAGTGATTTAAAAAATCCTTATTTATCTCGTGAGCAATTGCAAGCGCAAATGATTTCTCCTACTATTTATTATCCTACCGACAAATATCCTGTCAATAGCGTTAAAAACGAATAATAATATTTTTTGCAAAACAACTTTTATATGTTTTCTACTAGATAAACAAATAAAATAACCGCATAATATAGCATGTATCATTATTTATTTGGCCTTACAGCATTAAAATCCATAAGTCCATATTTTAGAAAACACGTTCTAACTCACTTGGATTCACATGATTTTTTCTTTATAAATACTTTATTTATATTTGGTATTCTCTCTTTGTTTTTCATTTATCGTTACCTTTTTGATAAATCGTTTGATAATAGCATTAAAAAAATTACAACTATGAAATTTAGTCATCTAGTATGTATTTTTATGATAGCATTAGTAACCATTATTTCTAGTATAACTATTATGGAATTTGATAAAAATTATAACACGCCATTGATAAATTCTATTCTAATGAGAATATTTTCAACAATCGCTCTTGTTTTAGTAAGCATTGTTATATTCAAAGAAAAATATACACATTTGCAAATGATAGGAATTGCTATGACCATTGCTGGAGTTTTTCTTATTAGCAACAAAAGTATATAAAAAATATATAACTTTATAGTAAAATGAAAGTGCTTAGTATCGATGTTGGAATAAAAAATTTAGCGTTTTGTCTTTTAGAAAAAACAGAATCTAGCGAAAACTATAAAATACTAAAATGGGACAGCATTAATGTAGTTGATATTGAAACACATAATTGTTGTGCATCAGAAAAAAATAAACTTTGTGATAAACCAGCAAAATTCTTCAAAAACAATTGTTATTACTGCCTTAAACACTCTAAAAAACAAAACTTTCAAATACCAACAACCGAACTTACAAGCAACTTCATAAATAAACAAAAATTTCAAAAACTTTTAGAACTAGCAGAAAAATATAATATTAAATATGAAAAACCTATAAAAAAAGCAGAATTAGTAAAAATTTTAAATGAACACATTCATGAAACATGTTTTGAGCCAATAACAACTAGTAATGCAAGTAAAACAGACTTAATAACTATTGGTAAAAACATAAAAATTAAATTTAATGAAATTTTCCAGGAAGACAATATTGATGTTGTTATTATTGAAAATCAAATTAGCCCAATAGCAAATCGCATGAAAACAATCCAAGGTATGATTGCACAATATTTTATTATGAAAAAAACAACCCAACAAATAGAGTTTGTTTCTGCAATCAATAAACTTAAAAATGATGCAACTGATAAAGAAACTAAAGAAAAAACAAAATATTCAGAAAGAAAAAAAATGGGCATCCAGAAATGTTTAGAATTGTTGAATAATGATGGAAGTTACATTTCATGGATGGATTATTTTAAAACCCATTCTAAAAAAGATGATTTAGCAGATTCTTTTTTGCAAGGATTATGGTATATGAAAAAAATCTAAAACCCTTCTTTAAATATAATTTTAATAAAAATATACAAATACAAATTAGAATAATATATATTTTAATTCGTATTACTTAAAATTATATGTTCTTATTAAATCATAATAATCATGGACTCTGAAATAATAGACATATCCAATTTGAAGTTTGAAGACGAAGCACAGATTAACATTAATTCGGGCGGTAGAAGCAACTTAAGATCCGCTAATTTTGGTGGTGGAATTGAATTATTAATGAACGATAAAGTAAAAGAAAGCGTTGGAAAACAAACAAGTGATATTGACATTGAAGATTTGAATAATTTAGAAAATGAATTGAATAATCTTGCTGACGTTTCTTCAGAACCATCTAGTTCTTTTCAACCAAGATCAGATTTTTTTAATATTGGAAAATTAAACGAGGATAGCACACATAAAGTTCGATTTGACGAAGGACCTAGCATTGGAGAGGCAACTGCATCTACTAATAATCCTAATAGCAAGACTTGGGACGGGTTTGCAAAGTTTAATGATATTCCAGTTAATCCAGATAAACATATAGCACCTCAACCACAATTATCCAAGGAGGAAATGTTGAGAGAGAAATTTAAGTATTTGCGAAAGTTGGAAGCTTTAGAGAAAAAAGGTGTTGAATTATCAAAAAAGTATACTATGGAATCTCCCTTGCTTGAAATGCAAGGTGAATATGAAACCATTATGGAAGAGAAAGCAAAACAAAATTCAGTAAAGTTTCAAGGTAATATGATGATGGCCATTATTAATGGTATCGAGTTTTTGAATGGACGTTTTGATCCTTTCGATATTAAATTAGATGGTTGGGGCGAGCAAATTAATGAAAATATTACGGACTATGATGAAATTTTTGGAGAATTGTATGATAAGTACAAGTCGCGCGCAAGCATGGCCCCCGAACTTAAGCTTTTGTTTCAACTTGGTGGTGGCGCTATGATGGTTCATATGACAAATACTATGTTCAAATCGGCTATGCCCGGAATGGACGACATATTGCGTCAAAATCCCGATTTAATGCGTCAATTCCAATCTGCTGCGGTTAATTCCATGGGTCAATCTAATCCAGGATTTTCCGGTTTTATGAATGGCATAGTGAATCCTGAGCCCGAAGTTCCTATGGGACGCGGACCTCCTCCACCTATGCAGACGCAAGGACCATTTGCCGCACCACCTTCTGTGAGCAGAGGAGGTAATAACAGCTATGCGCCAAGACCTAACTTCAGTTCAAATGGTGTAAGAATGGATGATGGAATTAATATTCAAGAAAATTTTGCTAGACCCGATGAGGCCGAACGCAGTGCAAGACGTCCTGCTAGCCGTCCTGAAATGAAGGGCCCTAGTGATATTAGTGAAATTCTTTCTGGTTTAAAAACAAAGACTATTAATATCCAAGAACCGGCTGGACAAAATAATGATAGCAGTACTATCAGTATTTCAGATTTGAAGGAATTGCAAAGTGATGGTAACATGCCAAAGAAAAGCAAACGCAGACAAAAGTCTGATAAGAATACTGTTAGCTTAGACATCTAAGCTACTTTTTTCAAAATAAATTATGGTATGAAAACTATATGTTTTTTAAAAGTACCACCTTTTCCCCATGAACAAAAAGTATACTTTAACTCATCTTTATTTGAACTATAAGAAATATAACAAGTTAAATGTGGAATAGTAAAATTCCACAATTTTGCTTGTGCCCAAGTATTTGTTTCATTATTATAATAAGTTGTTCTACTATTTATAATATAAGATTTTTTTAATAATAACTTGTATGAATTTTTATACAAGTTTTTATCTATTTTATGAATAATGTGTATAAATCCATTGCGAATAACAATATTTTTATCAAACTCTAAAATATATTTTACTATATCTTCTGGAAGATGCTTTGTAAGTAAACACAAGTTCATTATATATTAAAGCATTATACGTTTAAATATTTTATATATATTTACAATATAATATTGTTTTCAAAGAATTTATTAAATTTTTTCTAATATTTTCTTCTGAACAACACATTAATACACTTATATGTTTATTACTTCTTATTATATTAAATTCATAATCATATTTCAAATAAAATATTCTTTTTGAAAATGCATTTAACTCATTTATCTTATTCCACATGTTCACAATTTTTTGAGTTTTTTCTTCACTTTGTAAAAAATTATTCAAAATGTCATTTTTATTTTTTGTTTTTGTTAACTTATCAAATTTCCAATTTTCACTATAACTTATTAAACGTGGCTTCAAGTTTTGTTTATATTTCATTAACTCTTCGCTAGACAAATTTGCTTTACTCTTAATTCTTATTTTTTTATCTACACCGCTTAAAGCATAACTATTTGTAAGTGTTTTTAGTAATTCACCCTTTACATAAAATTCCGAAAAATATGTAAATAAAGTTTTACCATTGTAATTTTGAATTGATTTAAACAGGCCAAACTTACTTGATAATATTAATTCGCTTATATCCACATTTTCACATTTATGTTTGTGAAATTTTTTGAAATCTATTGCCTTTTTAATGGCCCATTTTTCATAAGAAATATACATTATTTTATTTATTTTAGATCTTTGAATTGTAGTTAATTTATTCGATTTTATTAAATTGTTAACAAGATTTATCTGATTATTAGTCAAATGCAAACAATAGCATACACATAGATTTGTTAATAATAAATATAATATATACATCATTATGTACATATTATAGCTATTTGTTTATATAATTTTATTAAGAATAGTCATTCCAGGTAACGTGTTTCTATTGTGTAAAATCAAATCTAGTGTTTGATTTTTAAAATCAGATGGTTTCTTATTATTAAAACTCATCCAAACTAAATAAATTATAAATAAAAATGTGGTTGCAGTAATATCCTTTGCGGTTATTTTTGTATTCCAAATACTATATAATGGTATTATTTTGAGTAAAATAAACATAATAAAAAACAATAATATCAACTTCTTTTTTGTTCCATAATAAAACATCAAAGAAAGAATACTAATATTTTCAATAAAACCACAAAAAATTGCAAATTTTGGATTATAATTTACTATTCTAAATAAATAAAGTAAATACCATAAAAATAACCAATATGAAAAAATAAAATCTATTCGGGTCATCCTATTATAAGTTAATACTTTTTAAAAGTTATAGTTTATTTTTTCCTCTTCTTTTACTTTTTTTTCCTTTTCCACGTCTCTTTGTTTTTCTTCCATTTTTTGAATGCTTTCTTCTTCTTGTTTTGCGACGCTTCCCTCCATCAAATTGTTCATCGTATACACCATAATCTGGTCCTAAATCAAATTCTGGATTGCTTTTTAACGCGCTCTCAACATCATTTGGTACAGAACGTACAGAAGTTTTTTGTTGAGGAAAAACGATTCTAGACTCATTAGATGGCAAATCAATGTCATCATTTTCATCTTCGGACATTGGTGGAGGAGAAGGAGTTGGTGTTGGTGCAGATTTTTTACGCAGTTGAGGATAAAGTGAAGGTGGAGGGGGTATGAAATCACCTGATTCACTCCTTCGCAAATCATCATCATAAGGTATTTGACTTTCAATATCTCTATCCATTACAAATACTTTAGGTGGTTCCATAGATGGTGCACTATCTGGACCTTGTCCAGCTCTTTTAACTTTTCTAGTTTTTGGCATATATATTATTAATAGATTATTTACTTGTAAAACTTTTTTCGTATAACTTTAAACTTTTACTTAATCCTAATAATGATAAATTTAAATTTTGTAATTTTGAATTATCTCCACTATAGTTTTTTTTTAATTCATCATTTAAAATCTCAATCGGAACTAGATTTTCTGTTATTAGTTTTGCAATGTCTGAGAGTTTATATTTTTCAGTATAAGAAATATTTAGCGTTTTTTCTAGTTTATCTTGAGAATTGCAATTATCTATATAGTGTTTCATAATTTGAATAAAATCATCCTCATAAACAAAATCAAAATATTTATCTTCAAATATTTTTATAGGAGTTTTATTTTGTTTTGCTATAAAGCATGTTTTAATAAAGCGATCAGGTTCTTCATTAATGTGAAATATATTGAATATTCTTAAATTATAAAAATTATCATAAGCAAGTGATCGTTTGTAAATAACATATTTTGAAAAACCATAGTAATCTTTAGGAATTGTAAACAAATGTTCCTCTTTTCTATTTAATATGTCTGTTGCACGATCATATATTGCTCCAGAGTCAAAATTAATAATCATCTTAAATTTATCTGCAAAATGCAGAACATTTTCTAACATTAGCAAATTATTATGTGTAACATCGCCATTTTCTTCTTTTGTTCTACGTCCACCTGAAATTGCAGTATGGATTAATATGTCATAAGTATTATTTTCTAAAAAAGTTTCTAATTCTTGAAAATTTAAAATGTTTAATTCATTGCGTGAAGGACTTGTAATATCATGTAAATTTGAAAAATAATTTTTAATCATTTTAGCTATATTGCCATTACCACCAGTAATAAGTATTTTCATTTTATTAATATATAAAGTATATTTTATATTCTTAGATAACTATATATATTATGTCAAAAAATATAATAATATACACTCATATGCCCCAATTTAGTTTTGTAGATGGAGGAACTATAGTACAATATGAACTTGCAAGAATATTAAAAGAACTAGGAAAAAATGTAAAAATTTTTTCATCATCTGGAATATGTCTTGATAATCTTATATTTAACGAATTTTATAATAATGAATTTCCTATAGATGATAAAGCGGTTGTTATATATTGCGAAGGAACTGGTGGAAATCCATTAAATGCAAAAAATGTTGTACGATGGATGTTAAGTGAGTTGGGACAAAATGTTGGATATGATTCTGTAAATACTTGGGGTAAAAACGAATTGGTATATTACTTTAATTCTGAATTAAAATTTTTAAGAAATCCAGAAAAAATGGGGTCTATTTATAAATTATTAAACTGCATATACATTAACCCATTTTTTAAAATATATAATTTAAAAGAAAGAAAGGGAGTATGTTACGCAATTCGTAAAGCATATCACATACATGGGAATAATTTTAACTTTGTTCATCCTCCAGGTAGCGTTGAAATTACTAGAAATCATAACAATGATGATTATATAAAAATTTTTAATAATCATAAATGGTTTATGTGTTATGACCCTTTATCATTTTTAATTATAATTTCCGCTTTATGCGGTTGTATTCCAGTTGTTTTAAAGATTGATGGATTAAATAAACATCAATGGCTACAAAAAACTGCAGCTGCAGAATATCTTAAAGATAAGGGTTTAGATAATTTATATGGAGTTGCATATGGAAAAGAAGACATGCAATATGCTATTGATACACTTCATTTGGTAAAAGACCAATGGGATGATATAATTAATTATTCTAAAGAAAAAACAATAATCCCCTTCATAAATGATATTCAAAACTTTGAAAATATGAAAAATACAATTCAAAATAATTTTTTTTTTTTGACATAAAAATATATGGAGTATATTTTATTTGCTCCATAAATAACTATTTAGATGTTATCAATGAGCAACTTTCAATTTTAGAAAAGGGATTGTTGAATCTAACAGAAAAACTAATTATATTTATAACAAAATATAATAAAGATGATGTAAATCTAAACAACTTATTAAATAAATTTAATAAAAACAATAATTTTATTATTGTTACATCATCAGAAAATTTATATGAAAAATTTGCAATCAATAATTATAAAAATTATATCAATGACGCTGAATATTATGTTTATTATTTTCATACAAAAGGTCTTTCGCATGCACATGATAATTTATCACATATTTTTAATTCAAGGAGACAAATACTAAATTATTATACATTAGAAAAATATCATGTTAATTTAAAATTATTAGAAACGTATGATGCTGTTGGTTGTTCATTAAGTTTATATCCAAAAAAACATTTTTCAGGAAATTTTTGGTGGAGTAAATCTTCGCATGTTGCTACGCTAGAAAATATAAATGATAAATATTTATCAGCAGAAATGTATATTTTAGATAAAGAAAATGTAAAATATATTAGTTTAGCAAATGATACAAATGATATTCTAATAGAAAATTATAATTTTAAAAATGATGTAGATATCTTTATAAATTCAACAAAAAATATGATTATAGTTGAAGAACACAAAAAACTAATAAATTTGTGTTAATAAATTTTAAAAAATATAATGTTATATTTAAATAATGCAAGAAAATATGAAAGTTGTTCTATTTACAAATGCAAGAGATGAAAAAAATATGCATGAATGGGTTGCACATCATTTATTATTAGGATTTGATGAAATATATATAGTTGACCATAAATCTATTATACCATTAGAAGGACAATTTGATAATTTTAATAAAGATGTTAAAAAAGTGTTTGTTAAAAGATGTGAAAAAGAAGGTGCAGTAAAAGATTTTTTTATTTGTCGCGCGGCTCAACAAGCGCGAGTAACTAAAGCAGACTGGATGTTATACTTGGACGCAGATGAATTTTTTGTTATAAATTTACAATACATAACTAATGTTAAAGATCTTTTAAAAAATTATAATTTTGCAGATTCTGTTTCATTTAACTGGTTGCTTTTTGGTTCAAATTATCATATTAATGAGCCAAAAGGATTTATAATAGATAATTACACAAGATCAATCTTAAAATTCACAGATCATTTAAAAACATTTATACGACCTCAAGAATTTTGCGAGCCAAATGCACATAGATCTAATGTTAAAAATATGTCAAGAGCTTATCATGGTTCTGGTGTATGTTTAGGAACTATTTATCCACCATACTTAGACAATAGACATTTTATTAACAATATAGAATACTATAACTCAATAGCTTATATAGCTCATTATGCTTATCAGTCTGAAGAAACATTTATAAAAAGAAAAATACGACTTCCAAGAGATGATTGGGGTGTTCATAGAACTCAAGAAGAAACAGAGCTCGGAAATAATTTTCATTCAAAATGTAATGATATAGAAAATTTAAGTGTAAAAAATAAATATTCAGAAAATATACATAAATATCTTGAATCTATTGGGTATTAAAAAATTATTGCATTCTAATAATATTTAATTAAAAATAAACATTATTATTATAAATAGTCTTAAATATATATATACTATATATAAAATATGCATTTTAACTATTCAAATGGCGGTTTTTTAGATATAAGAAGTTTAGTTCCTGTTATTGTAAATTTTCCAAATTACGAAGTATTTAATGAAATAGATAGATCCTGGAACGTGGCAATTCAAAAATATGGCCATTATCTTCAACCATTTTCAGACATTGAACGTCATAAAATATTTTTTCATTTAATGAAAAAAGCTTGCGATAATAAAAAAATGACAATTAAAAATCCATTTGAAAGAGAAATAATATGCAGTGACATATATTTTATTACGCATTTAACGAGCGACACAGACAACGACTTTGTATTTAATTATTATTTTGAAAAACAAAAACTTGTATTAGGAATATTGTCGGGATCAGGTCAAACTGGTTTGGCAATAACATTTGCATATATAGTTAATGTGAATCAAAATAAGATATTTTTCTTTCATGGAATAAATTTTGATATTGTACAACACACAAATTATTTTTTAACTAAAATATTTGAAGTTGTAAATGGAATTAATATTGAAAAAATAAATCTAGAAACCCCATTAGTTAGAACATTTGAAGGTTATAATTTTGGACTATTCCATACTTGTTGCACATTTGTTAATGGTATATATATAATGGATCAAATTGGAATAAAAAATGACATAGACGAACTTATTATGGGACCAAATGATCCATTTTTAATTGAAAATTATTATAAAAATAAATATCCAAATATAAATATTGTAAAAGGAATTGCACAAAATGATTTTAACATTCATAAAATTTATAAAGGGGTAATTTTTAAATATGGGCATTTTCATGTAACAAACAAATGTGCTGAATTTATTAAATCATATATTACAAATGTCATGCCTATAAATGAAGAAAATCTTAATGAAATTGATTATATTAAAAATAATTTTTATCCAATTTTTTCAATTAATTTAAGATGCGTAACGTGCGAAATTAAAGATCAACCATTAGTTATTAGTGAAACTATTAATAAATTAAAAAATATTTATCCTAGGTCTTTTTTTTTAATAGGCGGATTTTTGGGAGATTACAACGAAGATTTAATTAATGAACAAAATGTAGAAATTAGCGTTGGAAATGGTTCACACATTAGTACGTTGAATAAATATCAAAACACATTTGAAATTATAAAAAATAATACTACAAATAGCAATATAAAATCATTGATAAACTTAAAAATAAATAATATTATTGAGTATACAAAAATTGTTACATTTTCTATCAATATGAATGCAGGCTATACTTCAGTTGAAACTATTTTGAATAATATTCCAAGCACTTATTTTGGCACAAAATGGATTGATCATAATAGGAAAACTTGGTATGTAAGCAAAGAAAATTATAAAGAACCTATTTATATTGAAAATCCAAGTAAAATAAATTTTATTACTGATGATATATATGCCGAAGTAACATGTGAAATTTGTTCCGATAATATAGTTGAAGTAGTGATTAACTATGATGAAACGAATAATAATGTGTTAAAAAAAATATAAAAAACTATAATATTAATACATGATCAAAAACCCAGAAACCTTTAATATTTTAATACCAATGGCTGGTTTAGGAAGTAGATTTTTAAATGAAGGATTTAAAAATATAAAGCCTCTTATTCCATTAAATGGAAAAACATTCATTGAATGGTCTGTTGATTCTGTTGACTTTAAAAATATTAAAACGCAGTTTATTTTTGTTATTTTAGAGGAGCATTCAAATATTTTATATAATCACTTAAAAAGTATAAAACCGGATTGTATTATTGAAAGTGTTCCAAAATTAACACGAGGTGCTGTTGAAACAGCTTTAGCTGCTGAAAAATATATAAATAATGATGACTCATTAATTATAACAAATTCTGATCAAATTTTTGAATGGAATAAAGAGAAATATATAGAGTATTTACAAGAATCAAATACTGAAGCGGATGTAGTTGTTGTAAATGCAAATACTGATAAATTTAGCTATATTGAATTAAACAAGGAAAACTTTGGTATAAGATTGACTGAAAAAGAAGTCATATCAAATAATGCACTAGTTGGCATTCATTACTGGAAAAAAGGGAAATATTTTGTTGATAGTGGAAAAAAATTAATTGAAAGAGATATTAGAGCTAAAAATGAATTTTATATATCATTATCATATAATTTATTAATTGAAAATAATTTTAAAGTAACTTGTTATAAACTTGCCGAAAATGAAAAGTATTTATCTATTGGAACACCGGAACAAGTTTTTGATTATTTAGATTACAAGGGATTAAATGTTGAAATATTAAAACTTGAAAACTTTTTTAATGGTTGGTTTATTGGGGATTTTGAACCATCTGTTTTAAAAAAATCAGGGGTTGAACTTGCTGTGATGAATAAAAAAAAAGGTGTTGGTGCTAATGATTTTCATTATCATGAAAATTGTATTGAAATAAATGTACTAATTAAAGGAAAAATGAAAGTAAATAATAAATATATTCAAGAAAACGAAATTTTTATATTTAATCCAAATGTTCCTTCTATTTATGAATATTTAGAAGATTGCACATTTGTAGTATTTAAAAATAAACCTTCAAATAAAGATAAAGTTATTATGTAAAAATATATATAATTTCTAATATAAAATGATATATATTGCTCATAGAGGAAACTTAAATGGTCCTGACCCAAAAAATGAAAACAATCCAGAATATTTACTTCAAGCAATCTCAAATGGATTTTATGTAGAAACAGATTTGTGGTTAATAGATAATGAACTATATTTGGGCCATGATAAACCAGACTACAAAGTTGATATAAATTTTTTATTAAATATAAAAGAAAAATTATTCTGCCATTGTAAAAATATAGAAGCCTTGCATTTTTTAATTACAAATTTTAATGAAATAGAATGTTTTTTTCACAATGAAGATGAATGTGTGTTAACATCTAAAAATCATATATGGAATTATCCTGGGATAAAACTAACACCAATAACAATATGTGTTATGCCAGAATATGTTGGTCAAAAAATTGATAGAGTCTGTTATGGCGTTTGCAGCGATTTTGTTAATAATATAAAAAAATGTGGACATTATAAATAATTCACAATATTTTTTCGTTTAATTTAAATTGATAATATATTTATATAGCTATATGAGCGAACTAGTTTTTACCTCAAACTTTGAAAAAGAAGAAAACGTTATTGCAACTTATTTTTTAGAAAGTAAAACAACTTTAGAAAAAGCATCTTGGGAGTTAGCTATTGGTCAAAGTGTTGGAAATCCTAACGTTAGAAATCAATGGGAAACAGATGACCTATTTATTAAATATTCTTGTAAAGTTATTACCGATAAAAGTGATTTGCAATGTAAGTCTGGAGTTGTAAAAATTGCATTCCCTGTTGTAAATACGGATTGGGAGGAGGATGGAATAAGTCATTTATTGTGTCAATTAATGGGAGGACAAATGGATATTGATAATATTACAAAATGTCATTTATTAAAATTAGAATTTCCCGAGAAAATAGTTGATACTTATTTTAAAAAACCTAAACAGGGAATTAGTGGTGTAAGAAAGTACACAAACACGATTGATAAGCCTTTCTTAGGAGGTATTGTAAAACCAAAAACTGGAATTTCTCCAGAAGTTTTGTTAGCTATGGTTAAGGAAATGGTTGAAGGTGGTGTTAATTTTATCAAAGAAGACGAAATATTATCTAATCCATCTTTTTGCAAAATAGAGGAAAGAGTTCCGTTAATTATGAATTATTTAAACAAAAGAGTTCAAGAAGGCCATAATCCTGTAGTTTATGCTGTTTGTATTAATGCTGATTCTCCATATTTACTAGAAAGAGTTAAAAAGGTATATGAGTTAGGTGGAAACGCAGTTCATGTGAATTTTTGGTCTGGAATGGGATCTTACTTATCTATCAGAAAATTAACCGAAACATTTGATCGAGAATTTTTTATTCATTTTCAAAAAAGTGGAGATAAAATATTAACGAGCGTAACCCATGATTATCATATTGATTGGAAAGTAATATGTCAGTTAGCCGGAATGAGTGGCGTTGATTTTATTCATGCTGGAATGTGGGGAGGCTATATGAGCGATGATGAAGATGAATTAAAGCAAGTTTTAGACATACTTCACCATCACAATGTAATTCCAGCATTAAGTTGTGGTATGCATCCTGGAATTGTCAATGCTATTGTTAAAAGATTTGGTAATGACTTTATGGCTAACTGCGGTGGTGCCATTCACGGACATCCGGGAGGAACAATCAAAGGTGCTAGAGCTATGAAACAAGCCATTGATAAAACGTTTGGTCCTGAATATGAAGAAGCAATTCAAAAATGGGGTTTTGTTGAGTAAACTCGTTAAATATATTGAATAAGTTTAATATATTTAATATATAGAAATGTCGGACAACAATATTTATAGTTTGATAAAACTACCCGAACAAAGTTTATACGATGCATTTAATACTTTGATGTTTGATAATAATAATATGGTTATACAAAAATTAATAACAAAAATTTCTATTTACAATAATGTAAAACATTTATATGGAGATATATTAGAATTTGGCGTTTTTAAGGGAGCCTCATTAGCATTATGGTTACAACTAAAAAAAATGTATGAGCCTAATTCTTCAACAAAAATTATTGGTTTTGATTTTTTTAATTGTGCAGACACATTGTCCTCTCTAAATGATAATAGTCAAAACGAAATATTAATGAAACAAGTATTGTCTCGAGTAAATTCAAATGATTTAGATATCAATAATATTAAAAAAAAATGTGATAACATTCTTGAAAATTCCACAATTTTAATTAAAGGTGACGCATCTTTAACAAGTAAAGAATTTAGCGTTAATAGTCCTGGATCACGGATTAAGTTATTGTATTTAGACGTGGATGTAGCAGAACCTACTTATAACATAATGCACAATTTGTGGGATAAATTGGTAATTGGTGGGCAAATGGTTCTAGATGAATATGGTCATCATAAATGGGATGAATCAAATGGAGCAGATAAATTTTTAAAAGAAATTAATGGTAAATATAGTTTAACATGCACAAATGTTATTGCACCAACGTTAATTGTTACTAAATTAGAAGATTAAATTTTCAAATATTATTAAACAATTTTAACAATCATTTCTTTTTCAAACTCTTCCCTAGATAAAAATGGTTCCATATCTTCAAACGGCCTACTTGTAAATGTACCATCATCATTTTTAACTGCACTAAGCTTAGGCACTCTTTGTTGAACGCAAGAAAAAACTTCACATATTATAGCATCTTTTGTCTTTAAAAATTGTTCAAATACTTGTTCTAGATCTTCATTTTTTCTAGCACAAATATAATTTATTCCATATGCATTAGCTATCTTTTCAGAATTTGGAAAAGATAAATCGCTTTCATTGTCGCTTCCATATTTATTTTTAAAATATAAACTTTGAGTTATTACATTTGCACCATAAGAATTATTATTAAACAATAATATTTTAATTGGAAATTTATGATGAACAATCGTCTGCAGCTCTTGTATGTTTAATTGTAAAGATCCTTCACCAAAAATTGGTATAATCATCTTTTCTGGTTCTGCTATTTGTGCACCAATTGATGCAGTCAATTCAAATCCCATATCTCCTTGACTGCTTATAATAAATTTATCACCTTCTTTTACATTTACCATATGCCAAACATTTGTTATTATTGATCCAGATGCACAAATAATTATTTTATTTTTAGGCGCTACTCTAAAAAATGTTTTTAATGCAAAATATGGATTTATTCCCTTTTCGTCGTTTATATTTTCTGGTAACTCAAATTGCCATTTATTCTTCCAATGATTACACTTATTAATCCAGTCCTTGCACGCATTCACGTCGTAATTATAGTTATCAAAAAAAATATTCAAATCCATATTAGTCTTGAATGTATAATTTATATTTGTTTTTTCAATTTCATTTTGATCATTGTCTATGTAAATAATTTTAGCTTCTCTTGCAAATGTATTCATGTTATAACCAACTATGCCTTGTGACATTCTACACCCAAGAGAAATTATTAAATCACTATTCTGTAAAGCAAAATTTCCAGCTCGATCTCCAAGCAATCCAACTTTTCCAACATATAATACATTATCACTTTCAATTAAATCCGTACCATGAAAAGAAACTACAACTGGAATTTTATATTTTTCGAGAAATATTTGAAATTTTTTATTACATAAACCCATTTTTATTCCATTTCCAGCAACAATTATTGGTCTTTTAGATTCTAATAATAATTCATTTATTTGATTCAAATCTTCATAATTAGGCACTTGATTTATAACGTCTTTTTCAATTACTGGTATTTTTTCTTCTTCCATAAAATAACCTTGAATATCTATAGGAATAGATATCCATACTGGTCCAGGTCTTCCGTTAATCATATGTTTTATAGCATTCTCTAAAACACTAGGTATTTCGTGTATATTAGTAATTTCATATGCATATTTTGTTATTGGCTTTACCATTGAAATTATATCGCAATCTTGTCCCGCATAATGTCTTAGTTTCATCCTAGGATTTTCTTTTTCAAGTGTTCTTGTCAACTCGATACTTTTTGATTGACCAGAAATAAATAATATAGGCAAACTATCTTGATACGCAACTAAACATGGTGAAATAGCATTTGAAGCTGCAACCCCAGCCGTTGTACATACTACACAAGGTTTTGAATTTGTTTTAGTAAATCCAGTTGCCGAATATGCACAAGCTTGTTCATGATGTTGATAATAAATATTATAGTTTCCATGTTTTCCAAATGAATCATTCAAATGCATAGAAAATCCACCTGTAAGCGTAAATAATGTATTAACTCCGTTTTTTTGCAAAAAATCAACTATATAGTCGCTAATTTTTATTTTCATAATAATATGATTATATTCATATTATTATATTTATATTACAACTTAATTAATGTTTATTTATACTAATTCTCTCTTCAATCATCTTTATTCTTTCAGTATCTTTATTAAATAATTTTCCATACCTTTCACTGATAAACTTTAACCATTCAACCTCAAAAACATTTGCCCAATAAAGCAAATCTTCAAAATCTTCAAATTTTATTTTTTTAACATCAAATATAATATATCTTGTTTCAAATTTATCCAACAAACTATTGTTAATCAATTTCTCAATAAAATCTTTTGAAGCTATACTTACTGCGCCACCTAAATAACATTTTTTATCTTGTTCTCTTGCCTTTTTAAATACATTCGAAACCATTTCATACATTTGTTCATCATTTACATAACTTCTATCTTTTTTCAATGAATTTACAAAATCTACGCGACCAAAAGTAACATAATCTATAAGTGAAAATTCCTTTGAAATTTCCTCCAAATTATTATACGCATTAATAGTTTCAAGATTAAACCCCTTTTCTCCATTATAGTCGTATTGTTTTAAAGATTTTGAAAACTTATTCAACGCAAAAGCACTTTCAACCATTGGAGCAACTATAGAGTCGCACGATATATTTAAGCAGTCAACAATATCTCTTTTTGCTTCACAACCTCCAATTTTAATTGCCAAATTTATTCCTGTACTTGCTGTGAGATATCTCATTGATATAACTTCATTCAAAAGTGCGCCTTCATCTTCGTAAGAAATTTTTATTCCTGAACAACCCAATTCTTTGAGCTTTTGCAATGTATTTTTTAAACCTTCCATATAATTTACAAATTATTTAGTTTTCTTAAATAAAGACGCAATTATTTTTTTTAAATTTACATTTATTTCTTCTAAATTTTTAAATGAAAAACTTGTTTTTCCAACAGCTTCAAGCAAAATAAAACAAATTTCGTTTCCATTATTTTTTTTATCCGACAATATATGTTTTATAAAAACATCATAATCAAATTCTGTTTCAAAAAATTTTTTATTTACCATTTCTAATATCAAATCATTTATTTGTTTGTGTTTATCATCATAAAATAATTTATTTTTTATATACATGCCAATTAAAACCGCAATACCATGAGGAATAGAGTAATTTGTTGTACATTCAATCGCATGACCAATTGTATGTCCATAGTTTAATACTCTTCTCTCATTCTCATCAAACTCATCATGTTCTATTAGTTGTTTTTTTATCAATGAAGAGAGTTTTATAATATTTATGTAGTTTCTTTGAGAATATTGATCTAAAAAATATTTGTATGCAAATTCACCTCCAATCAATGACAATTTTAATGCTTCACCTACACCAGAAATAATATCATCATTTGACAAACTTTTTAAAAAATAATCCGATACAAATATTTCATTAGGAGCAACAAACATTCCTAACATATTTTTACTTCCTCTATTAATTGAAACTTTGCTACCTATACAACTATCTGTCATAGATAAAATTGTAGTTGGAATAAATACCCAATTTGAACCTCTCTTATAAATTGCCGCAGCAAATCCTCCAACGTCTTGAGTTATTCCTCCGCCAACTACAACTAGTTTATTTTTTTTATTAAATTTTAAATTGTACAACTCATCTATTAATTTTAAAACGCTTTCTATATTTTTATTATCTTCAATTGCATCAAACAACATTTTAGTTTTAATATTTTCAAAAATAAATGGATTTAAATTATAAACATTCCTATCTATAAAAATAAAATCCCCACTAATATGTATTTCTTTTACCAAGTCTTCAAGATCTTTATTACTATAGCAAACATTGTATTCCTTTCTAGAAGATTTTATTTGAATATTATCTTGTAAATTCATTTCTGAAAAAAAATCTACCGAGTTAACATTAAAATTCATTGATATTACATAAATAATATATTTCTTTTATATTTTATTCGCAATAATTGTTAACTATATTTTTTTATATTTGTAAATCCTAAATCAACTTTTATAGATTGTCCTGTTATACCAGTATTATCAATTACTAAAAATTTAATTGTTTTGTAAACATCTGATAAATTAACCAATCTACCAAAATGCATATAATTTTTTATATATTCCATTTGTTCTTCTGTTAAAGTTTTACGAGACATTTCATTGTCTATTACTCCTGGCAAAACATTATTTATTAAAATATTTTTTGAAGATAAATCATACGAAACACTTTTAACAAGACCACTTAGAGCTGCTTTTGATATTGAATAAGACAACTTGTTATCTCTTGCAACTTCTTCCCATATTGAACTTACTATTACTATTTTTCCACCATTTTTAATTATATTATTTGACACTAAACAATTCAAAGAATTCAAAATAAAAGTTACATTAGCGTTTATTATTTTATCAAAACATTCATTATTGTAGTTATTTATATTATCATTACAATTGTCACCATTAGCCCATACAACAATATCAACTTCTTCTAATGTCTTTAAATTTTCTAGAAAATCATTTTTAACTAAAATAATTTTATCAGAAACTTTATCTACATTTGATGTTGTCCCAATTACATCAATGTTCTCTCTATAAAATTCAGAAAAAACATAACTTCCAATAGATCCTTGTGAACCAAAAATAATAGCTTTCATTTACTATATACTCTATTTTTACTTGTTTAAATATAATTTAAAACTAATATTTAATACCACTATAAATATAAAATGTATAACTTGTCAACTCATTAAATTATTTATCAGGACCACTTATAAAGCCCAATATCTTAGGAAAATGAAATTTCTTTTTTCTAAGAAAAGGAATTTTTAATGTTAATAGGCCTAAAATTATAAGTATTATTCCTATATATTCATAATGATATTCTAACCTTTCGCCTAAAAAAATATATGCTGCAATCGATTCTAATAAAGCGCTTATACCATCCCATGCAGCATTAATTGTAAGAACATTAGATCCCTGCAAAGAACGTATTAGAAAATAAACTACACCAACGTAACCAATTGTACCAGTTGCAAAAGGTAGTGCACCACCTTGGTTTGCAAATACTTTATAACCAAAATCTCCGACAATTTCTGTTAAAACTAATGGAATTAAATCTTGATAACTCATTTTATATTTATTGGGGGGGAAATTATTAAAATTAATATTTGATAAAAATCGAATGAAAACCATTTTCTATTTTTGTTTTTATTGGAACATCTATTCTATTATAATTATTCATATTTATTAATGTAAAATAATTTTTGTCTTTCTCTCTCATTAAAGATACTAAGTATGGTGTATTTTTGATATTTGCAATACTAGGCTCACCACAAACCACTCTATTTTCAAATAAAATCTTTTTTTTAAGTTTTAAATTTTCGCAAATAATAAAACCATTGATAGATTTGTTTAAAGCATTTGCATTTGTAAATATTATTTTTTTATCATTTTTAATAGGAAAATCTAAATTATATTTTTCCATTTCATTATTTTTTTCAAAGGAAACTTCGTCTGTTTTTTTATTAATTGTAATTTTATGAAATGTTCCATTTACATCCAACTTCATGAAATCTAATTTATTATATAGAGATGCATAGATTTCAATTACATCTTTTTTTTCGTTATAACTCGCGTAATGAAAAAAATAAAAACTTTCATTGGAAGAATACGTTTTTATTGAAGAATCTGTTTTATTTATAATGTGAATAAAAGTATTTTGAGTATTATCAAAATAAATTGGAATTTTTTTTGTAAACAAATTTTTAACATCATAAACAAATGGTGAATCTATTAATACCAATGTGTCATTTGTTCCATAAAAATCATGAATAAATGGAACGTATTTTGTTTTTATTTCTATTTTTTTATTTGTGGTAAAATCTTCGTTTAATTGATAATAATAAACCTTATTATTTATAACATCACAATCAATAGTTTCAATAAATTTCCCATTATATTTTGAGTGCGCAGAAAAATGTTCAAGATTTGGTATATTTTGTTTTGCAAGAGTTTTTATTTCTTTGTTATCAAAATCAATATCAATTCTATAAGGAACGTCTCTTTCAAAAAGTGCATAAATTTTTCTATTAATATTTATCAACGCCGTATTTGCTAAGCCCATCATGTTTGGTAATAATTTCATTTGGCTCATTAAATTATAAATAAAAAAGAATGGAGAGTTTTTGGGTATTTTTCCATGATCTTCTTCATAGACAAGTTTCTCCGTTCTCACAAAATGTTTCACAAATGTTAATTCACCATTATCAATAAATACACCTTGTACCATCCCATCACCTGTAAATAAATCATACATAGAATCATTGTCCACATCACTTACATCAGACCCAATCAATCCATAAAATCCTTTAAGTTCTTTTAAAATATTATTTTCTTTTAAACTTAAAGACTCGCAGCTCAATTTTTCTCTTATTTCTCTCTTTTCTATTTTAAATGGATTTCCGAATTTAACATTGAAAATATATGCAGAAACCCTTATAAAAACTAAAGCTATTATCAACATTCTCATCATATATCTTAAATATTCTTATATTATATTTTTATTTCTATTACTTGTTTAAATTTAAAAATAATAATAAATTTAAGTATAAATGGAAGAAGAAGATTATAGCATACCAAAAAAAATTATTGATAAAAATGGCTTTACTATGGAAAGAATTGGTAAAAACAAATATGTGGCAATTTTTTCAATAGAAAATAAAAATGTCTATCTTAAAAAAATTGTTAACTTTAATCTTATGCAAATTTTGTATGAAGTAAATAAAGACGTTTTTGACGATTTTAAATATAAACACATTGACGATAATTGTGTTGAATCTTATTTTCTTATTAAACATTTTTTTTCTGATTTCGGGTTGCCTCAAAAATATTCACACACAAATGTAGAAAAAATTGATGATCCAGAAAATAATTCTTTCCTTTTTATATGCAAAAATAGCATTACAAATATTTTAAATATACCAAACAAAGGAGAAATGATGAATTTAGATTATATGTGTTTAAAATGCAAAATAACAAACGATCATAAGATTGAAGTTGTATGTCATATATTTTTTCGCGAAATGGACATACCAGCTTTTGTAGAAAAAATGTCTGGAATTATTATTAGCAAAATGTTTATAAAAGTAAAACAATTTATAGAAAACATTACTATTATATAAATAAATGATATCGGTTATATTTTTTTTATTAAACACGTTTCTTATTTTTTCATGGGAATATATTAAATACGTTTTTTCAGGTGATTATAAATTATTCATACGTAATATTGCAAAAAGTCTGGCAAAAGAAAATATTCTATATGTAAAAATATTTCAAGCTATATCATTAAATAACTACTCTATTAGTGATGAAATTAATAATGAATTATTGCAGTTCACAGATAACTCACCATATAATGAAGATGATATTAATTATGAGTTAATTCAAAAAATAGTATATGAAAATAATTTATCGGGTAATGTAGAAAAACCTATCAATTCTGGTATGATATCTCTTGTTTATAAAATGAGAAATTCTATTGATAATTGCCATGTTATTTTAAAAGTAAAACGCAACAATATTGAAGAAAAATTAAATAATTCTATCAAAGAATTGCTGTTTTGTTTAAAAGTGTTATCATTTTTTCCTATACCAATTTTGAATACATTTGATATTAATAAAACTATTAATAAAAACATTGATGTTATTCATCAACAATTAAACTTTCATCAAGAAGTAAATAATATGAAATTAATGAAAGAAAATTGTAAGCACATGCCGCACATTGTCATTCCACACGTTTATGAAAAAATAACTCAAAAATATAATGATGTAATTATGATGGAATATATTCAAGGCGAAACTATTTTGAACGTTCCAAAAGAAGATTACGATGTTTATTCAAAACTTATAACCAAATTCGGTTTTGCATGTTTATTAAATCATGGTTTTTCTCATGGAGACTTACACGGAGGAAATATATTATTCATTAAAGAAAATATTGATAATAAACCTGTTTACAAATTAGGCATTATAGATTTTGGCATTATGATAAAAATAGATAACGATTTTAAAAATAATATGCTAAATATAGCGGTTAACTTATTTGATGCACCCGCAAAAGAAACAGCAATCAAATTACTTTTAACATGCATTGAACCAAAAGAAATGGTAAAATTATTGAAAGAAGAACATTATGAAAACATTATTGGAATGATTGCAAAAGGACTTGAAGGTACTATTTTTAAGTCTAAAAAAATTAATCAAACATTTTTGTATACATCATTGAACGAGTTTAATTCATATTTAACAAATAATGACTTAACTAAATACGGATTATATTTGAATGATAATTTTGTAAAATTGCAAGTTGCGCTAGCTATGTGTCAAGGCGTGACATTGCATTTATCAAAAGATAAATATTTTGACCTTGTAAATGAATCATTAAATGAAATGTTTCATTCTGATATTTTTTCAGATAATGATTAAGATTTATCGATTACAACTTCAGTTTTAATATTTTTAATAATTTTATTTATTTCTTCTGGTTCACCTCCATTAGCTTCAGAAATGATTTTCAAATATGTGTCACTTTTTTTATTATATGAATCATTATAACCTTTGTTTTCTTTGGTCCATTCGCCAACTTGTTTGGCATTTCGTATTGAAATGTGTTTTATTGCTCTTGTAAGTTTTTTTTTTTCATTATCATCTTTCTCCCATGCATTATTATCTTTAATATACATTGTTTCTCTTTTTACATCACTACAATGAATTGGACGTTTATACACATCCAATTCTTTGAGACCGCGAATAATAATTCTTGAAACACCTTCTACATATCCAAGACGTCCTGTATTTTCAAGATCTGTTAATTCTAATTTTAATGAACTTACAAAATCTGCAATGTTTAGTGCATCTTTGCATTTTTCATTCAAAAACATATTCAAATTAAAATTATTTGTTGTATTATTATTAATAACTCGTCCTTCTTTGGCAAGTTCATATAATTTACTATTTTGTTCCAAAATAAGTTCTTTGAACTCTTGATTTTGTTTTAATAACTCTTTTATATCGTCTTTTGATAAATTTGAGGTTGAATCATCTTGCTTTGGTTCTGCAGTTATTTCCTCTTGTGTTTGACATATTTTGTTGTGTGACCATAATCCTTTTCTCGACTTATATGTTTTATTGCAATTTTTGCAGCTAAAAACAACAGGTTCGGGGCTTTTTAGGCTTTCTATGTTACCATTTGTTACCAAAGTGTTACCTTTACCACTTTTTTCATGTTTGCGTGTCAATAAATGTCTATCGTAGTCTCTTTTTTTGCAGCATTTAAAGTGACAAGTTACACATTCGAATTTATGGGGGCTTTCTGGGGCTTTTTCTGTTACCATCTGTTACTTTATATAGTAACAGAAAAAAGCCCCTAAATTGTTTTTGAACAAATTTTTATTTTTTCAAAAAAAATACAATCACAAACTTTAAAAAAATATAAAAATATTGAAAGCATTATGGTTATAGTGCCTTTTTTTCAGTAGAATTTCAAAAAAAAGTCAAAAGTATTTTGGAAAGTGAAAAATGGACATTTATAAATGTCCAAAATCGAAAAGTCAAAAAAAGTCTTGGAAAATGAAATTTTTTCTTTAAGTTACTTTCGGAAATATATATTATCAGTCATATAAATACTTTTACAATCAATCGGCTTATATATAATTTTATATTTAAAATAATGAATGACAATGATGTCATAATTAATCCTATATACCATGAAAATACTATTCATATTACAAACGCAACATTTACGAACGAACCGCAAACATTTGCTATTGCAATTCAATTAGAAGATGTTGTGGAATCAAATGATGTTATAGAATCCGATGATATTATAGAACCAGTTACTACTATACTTACTTTTAAAAATTTTATTGGTTGCTTTACCTTTTTATTTTATGGGTCGCTATGCTGTTTTTCATTATTTATATTAATGGGTGGTATTGGTCTATTTTTAGCAAATTAATTTTTTAGTTTGCCGATAATAATAAAATTGAATCTTATTAAAGATAGTAATATTGATTTAAATAAAAACATGCCTTGTGTATTTGACACTGACGAAAACAGCCCAACATTCATATTTGTGGATGGCAGCTACTTTACATTCTATCGCTATTTCTCTCTAATGACGTGGTGGAAGAATGCATATCCTGAGAATCCTTTGACAGATCCTTTTCAAAATGAACAATTTGTTGAGAAATTCCGCAAGACCTTTGTTGAAAATCTTGAAAAAATTCCAAAAAACTTGGGCATTGATAAAACATGCAAACCATTTATGTTTGTAGGAAAAGATTGCCCGAGAGAAACGATATGGCGAATGCATTTGTTTGCAGATTATAAGAAAAATAGAGCGAATGGTCCAGAAGATGGATTTATGGGAGGGCCATTTTTCAAAATGGCATACGAAGATCAGCTTTTTCAAAAAGGCGGTGCAAGGGCCATTCTCAAATATCCTACACTTGAAGCAGATGACTGCATTGCTATTTCTGTAAAATATATTCTTAATATGTATCCAAATTGTGCTGTGTATATAGTTACCAGCGATAAAGATTATTTGCAACTGGTTGAACCCCGAGTTAAAATCTTTGACTTGAAGTTTAAAAATATTGCTGAACAAAAAAGTTCAACTGGAAACCCAAAAGCAGATTTGTTTTGTAAAATTGTAATGGGTGATACTAGTGATAATATACCATCAGTATTTCCCAAATGCGGATTAAAAACAGCTCAAAAATGCGTTCAAGATGATGAATTCTTCAAGAAAAAAATGGCTGGAAATCAATCTTACTATGAACAATATGAATTAAATGAAAAATTAGTGAGTTTTGATAAAATACCTAAGAATTTAGCTGATGAATTTATGGAAACTTTTAAAAAATGAATCTAACGTCTTCTGCGTCCGTGTTTGAATGTATATGGTGTTAATTTAATTGTTGGTCTTATCATTTGATGATGATTATGGTGACGAACAGTATGCGAATATTGATTATTATTTAAATAATGTTTTCTTGTATGGAAATTAATTCTTGATATTATTGGATTATGTTTAATTACAGAAAATCTACGTCGGGTAAAATTTCCAGTAATTGTTTCATAACCATTTTTTGTTTCATATAAGTGATGCTTTTTATTCTTAGCATTTTCATTCATTTCTAAAATAATTTTAGTTTTTTCTTCATTACTGTAATTATTTGTATATAATTTAGCAACGATATTTTTTGGATTTAAAGTTTCAACTTTCATATTATTTATCATCATCAATTGATGTCGTTCCATTAAAACATTATATAATTTCTCTCCATCATATTTAACATAATAAACACCATGAAATCTTCCAACAAATTGTTTCGAAGGTATTAATCTATTTTTATACATAATTCCGTGATAACAACTTATATATGTTTTTCTATTTGGAACATTAATACCAAAAGCGTGTTTTTCTATACAAACAATTTTATTTTCATTCATATATGATTGTGTTATGGCAATAATTGGCCTTCTGTGAATTGTATGAATTTCAGGATTAATTTGTTCAATAGGTAAATTACCTTGGTCAGTTAATACAGGTGTTCCAGCTGGAAAACAAATATTAATATTTGGAATAGGAGTAGGATTAGGTGGAGGATTAGGTGGAGGATCAGGTGGAAATCCAAAATACCTGGCTAATATAAATTTAAAATTAACATCTTCACCACCACCAGGGTAATTAAAAGTTCCGCCAACAACAATTTTTCCATCAGTTTGTATAGCAATTGAATTTCCTGATTCATTATTTGAAATTCCAGGTATAATATCCTCTAATATTAGTCCATTTCCAGCTAATCCAAAAGTTGTGTCTATTGATCCATTTGTATTATATCTTGCTAATGAAAAACTATCAGCAAAGGTTAATGTATTATTAAAATAACCTCCTAAAATTATTTTTCCGTTGGATTGTATATCAATTGAAGTACCAGTTAAATTATATGGAGATAAGGTAAAAGGAGTTAGTATTTGACCTCCACTTCCAAAAGGCAAATCAAGTGATCCAGTTGGTGTTATTCTTGCAATAGCATACCTAGATGTTCCTATATTTGATATAGATGTGCCTCCTAAAACAATTTTTCCATCGGATTGTATTTTTAAACTAGCTCCTGAATCATTTGAAGCAGCAGAAAAGTGTGGTATTAAAAATATACCACTTAAACTTGGACCAAAGGTTGTTGGTGACCCATTTGTATCTATTTCAATTACAGCAAATTCAGATATAGATGTTAAAGAATCAACTTGGGAACCTCCTAGAATATAATTTCCTCCACTTGTTATAGCTAAAGAGCTTCCAAATTCATCATATCCTGAAACAAAATTTTTGGCGAAAACACCAGTTATATTAAATGTAATATCTAAAGCTCCAACACTAGTTAGTCTTACTATAGAAAACCAATTTAAACTAGGTGATGTATTTAAATTTCTTACATTACCACCAATGACAATTTTAGGTGGTGAAAAATTAGTATCAATTTGGACAGAGTATGCGTAGGTTTGATCAAACGTTTGTAAAGGATATCTAGTATTAAAATAAGTATCATTAATATAGACATATCCACTTCCACCAAAAGTTAGGTCTATTAAACCATTTGTTAAAAATCTTGCTACAAACATTGTGGGATTTACAAATAATGGAGTATTTGCGTATCCACATACAACTATTTTTCCATCAGGTTGTAATGCTAAACTGTATACAAAAAAATTTGTTAAAGTAGCCAAAAATACATTATAACCAAGTGGAGAATTAAATGTTGTTGTGTCTAATAATCCATTTGTATCATAACGTGATAACGCAATTCCATTGTTGCCACTTACAGGATCAATCGCATAACCAGCCATTACAATTTTACCATCAGTTTGTATTGCTATAGAATAACCAAAACATTTCGGTGGATTAGTACCAAAATCATTTGTTGTATAACCATTTGGAGAATTAAATGTTGTAGTATCTAAATTACTTGTCATATATATATATAAATATATAAATAAACCATATAAATTTATAATATTAGTTATACTGATTCATTAAATAAACAATGGTCACAAGAAAAAATAAAAGTGGTATTAGATATTATAACATTTTTAATAAAATGTAACGATAGTCCATCAAATGTTAAATCACTTGAAACAATAATGGATAGCATTGATGAAGGTACAAAAAATATTTTAAATGATGTTTTTTAAAGTTATATATTAATTTTTAAATCATCACAAATAAATCGAGCTTCACCATCTCTTGTCCATTGTACTACCATAGTAATAATTTCTACACCAGAATTTCTTGCTTCAATAAATGCTTCTCTATATTCTGGATCTATAATAGATGGCTGAAATCTATCTACATCAGTTCGTTGTATTACATAACACATAATACAACGAGTTTTTGATTCTTTTTTTATAAGTGTTAGTTCTCGTAAATGTTTTAATGCTCTGGGACTTACAGGATCGGTGCTTTTTTTTCGGTACCCATCAGGAAAATATGCAACTTTGCTATTAAAATTTCTTCCAGTAAAATCCATCTTTTTTCTCTCCTTAGCAGTCATGTCCTCGTAATCAGCCAAAGGCACATTTTTTACTTCCATAATAAATGGTATTCCGTTAGTATCAATTCCTGAAAAATCAAATCTTGAATCCACCTTTCCTTCGACAAATATAGTTGTTTCTCTTTTATAAGATTTTACATTTTGGAGTTTAGAAAGTAATCCTAATTTCAAAGCATTTTCAGTTAAATCTTCTGCTAATTTTGGATGAATTCCAATAATAACTTCGTTATTCCCTTCTTTGTGAATTGATAAATAAACTCTATATTGGCATTTTTGTTTTGCATTTTTATTTTTAGGTATTGGCATAGGAGTCATTAAAATAGATGCTCCTGCATCCGCTAATCCACAACATCCAAGGGATGCTGTATGCGCGAGTATTTCTTCAGACAAATTTAAAGGTAAAACATCTGCAACATATGGAGTTTTAATATGTTTTGATGGGCGTTTAATAACAGACCCTTCTATTAAATCATTTAATTCATATAACATTGTAACTTTTAATGTTTTAATTTAAAATTAAATACTAATTCAATTTTAAATTTATCTTCTTCTTGTAAAATTATTATTATTGTAGCGAGGGTAACTCGTATTTTCTTTTTTTGTTTTATTTTTTGCCGCTATATATTTTTTATTAAGATCTTCAGAAACGCTCAATTCTTTTGGTTGATAAACAAGACCAAATAAATCAGCGTAGGATTGTCTAATTTTTTCATAACGTATTTGACAAGCAAGTGAAGCCTTGGTTTCTAATGGAATGCTGTCTCCAGGATAAAGTTCTAAATCAATAACAATATAATATGTTAGATTTGCATCATAACCAACGTTATATCTAATAGCTCCTTGACCACCAGATATATCACCGCCGTTCATTAATCTTTTATTTGATGTATTCATTGCGGTAGGTCCATTTTTAATTTTTGCATCATAAATAGTTATCATATCTTTTAAAAATTTGCCAAGAGATTTAATTTCTCCATAACTAGAATCATCACGATCAGCAGGAGTTAAAACCTTGTAACAATTCTCAAATATCATGTATTTAATATAACTTGGTATATCTGCAGCATTATAAATGTATTTGCGATTATCTCTCGCCTTTTCAGAATAAAGTGCTTCAAAATGATTATCATTTGAATATAACATAAAAACAAATCTATCTACATTACTTAAATTTGCATCTGTATCGTGACAATAAATAGAATATCTTGGAATTTGACGCAATTTAGTAACAGGTACATTTGGGTATGTAGTATAATTATTTGTTTCAATATCAGCTATATAGTTGCCAGGACCTAATCGTTGTGCATTTTTAATAGTACCAGTAATAATATCTCCATGATTATCTGTAAATTGAACAAGCGTGCCATTTTCACCTACTGCTGCAATTCCCTCGGTTGAAATTAAAACAATTTTAATATTTAAAACGGACTCGCAACAAGCAACTGCTATTAAATCGCCCCAATAATATTCATCAGGATGCATTGCAACCTCTCCTGGTGGCCTTTCAGATGCAGTTGAAGTTCTACTTATTTTTTCTGCTACCTGGTCACGTGTAAGAATATTATTGCGATTATCTACCATAAAACGAAATTCATTGGGTATTGCATCAAATGGATTGCGCAAAGAATTTATTTCTACTTGTGTAACCGCAACTAATCCATCGTATATTCTTTCTCCCTCTGGAGACTCAATATAATCTGCAACAAGTCTTCTAAGAGATGGTACAGAATATAACCCGCTTGTTTTATCGTAATAACGAGGTACAATAATTTTATTTTTTTCATAGGCTTTAGAATTGTATCCATTTAAAGAATCTCTTAAAGCTTCAAAAAAACAATCTCCGCTTGCTTTATTTTTTTCTATTGTCCATTGATTAATTGAATTCATATATCCAGGAGACATGGTAGTTTTTATAAAACCCTTTTGAAACCCTTCATTATAATAATTCAAAAACTGACGACATAATTCATTTTTTGGTGGAGGAATGGAAGAAGGAGGAGGCGAAGGAGGACCTGGTGGTGGAGGTCCTGGTGGAGGAGGACCTGGTGGTGGTGTTGGTTTTCTTGGCTTGGTCGGTTTTTTTGGTTTAGGTTTTAAAATAGGTCCAACACCAGAGCCTAATGCCGCGCGTTCAAGTTTAGATAAACCAGGATCAACGTCTCCACTTAAAGCTTCCGGATCTACGCCAATAGGTTCGGCATACGCAATTGGTGGAGCGCTAGGATATCGTGCTGGCGCGTATGGCGATGGATATGGATATGGATATGGATATGGTGATGAATATGGGGGAGGATATGGATATGCCCCATAACCTTTTGATGTATAAGGTCTTAAAGCTTTTTGCATTTTATCAGACTTTACGGATTGTACTTCCCAATCACCATTTTCCCATTCATAACTATAAATAGTAAACCGCTTTCCACTCAAATAAAATGGGTTTCCACTTTTAAATAATGTATTTAATGTAATACGAATATTGTTATCAATAACCCCTGATTTTTTAGCCTGCACTAAATCTCTTTTTGGTTGCGATGCATTACCCAATGTTCTCTGAATAAGACTATTAAATTGGTTTTTACTAAAAAATTGTGTAAACTTTTCAGTTTCAGGTAAACCTTTAGGAATATAGTTGACAACAGATGAATTTAATTTAATAAGAGGATCAAAATACACTTGTTTGCTATCATTTCCTTCTACAGACATTCCAGGCGAATATTTTATTTTAGAACTACCTCTTATTCTTGTATTTATAAAAATAGATAATGTATTAGGAATAGACATTCTTATAATACATTAAGATTATTAGTTTACTGATTTTTTCCATAATCAAATTTCAACATGGCATCCTTTTGTTCTCGTAATTGTTTTTCCTTTTTAGCTTTTTCTAAAATAGCCAATGCTTGATTGACTTCAGCTTCAGTAACTTTGCCGTCGCTATTAGCGTCAATAACTTTATTTAGAACGCGATACTCATGAGGTACTACGCATAATCTGCTTTCTTCGTTGAATAAATGATCTGACAACACAACAAAAATTGCAGTCAAAGCTAAAGCAGTATAAATATCACGAGTACCCATCCAAGCCATGGCAAAAACAAGCAATTGTTTACTGATTGAATACTTTAAATATTCCTCAGTAGATTTGCTAAATTGTATAGATATGAATTTTGAACCAACGTTTAACATAATCATAACAATGCCTGCAAAAAATTTACTACTATTAAGAAACATTATATGGTCGTGAATAAAACCAAAAAAATTAGTAAATGGGTTATTATGTATTTGTTCTTTATTAGGTGTTTTTGTCATATATAATTAATATACGATAATATAAAAATTATATTTAATTAAAAAATTCACTTTCTGCTTCGAAATAAGTTGCGGTAATAGCCAAACATACCCTCGCGAAATGATTCAATTGATTTTTCCGCATGCCTTCTACACGAATTGTAATTTTGTTTTAAATTTAAAAAAGTTTCTCTTTGCGGTTGCATTAGAAATCCTCCTAATAATCCAATAATAAGAATAACCAAAAGAAAAATATAGTCATATTGTTTTCCTTTCATTTTGCCTTTTATTAATTTATACGAGGAAAAAAATTAAAATGGTGCCCATTCATTGCCAAACATATTAGCAAATCCTTGTTTAGTAGATATAGTAGATGTTTTTGTAGATTCACTTGGCGCAACATTTGGATTGCTATTAGTAGAAGAAACAGGCAACTGCTTAGAATTGTTACCCTTTTGAATTTGTCCTTCTAGTTCTGTTTTTTTGGTTGAATCCATTGCATTAGTATTTACAGGATGAATGGGTTCTTCTTTGGGAATAGTTGCTTGAGGAGATGAAATAGATCCTGCGTCATTAGGTTGTACATTATCTTTAGGTTTATCAGTAGGGACTAGAGTAGAAGTGGCAGAAGTAGAAAGTGAATCTGATATATTTTGTGCGCCCTCAAAACGATTATAGTATTCATAAAGCGCAATAATTAATAAAACGCTTACAAGGCCACACATAGTATGATAACTTGTAATAAGTATTAAAATAAATAGTAAAGTAAGTCTGCCTAAAAATGTATTAATCATAGTTCCAAAAATGGAAGGTTGAAAAAGGAAAATTGTAATTAACAAAATAACTAAAACACTTAATGCATGGGTAGTTGTAAATTCAAATTGCTTCATTATATATATACTTTTTAAAAAAAGTGTAATGAAACAAAATTAAATATACTCTTTTCCAAAAGTATATTTATTTATTTAGTAAAAGTCAAATACTTTATTTCAGTTTGTTTGACAAATTATTATCTTATTTTTTATTAAGAATGTCTTCATTAAATTTTTCACTATTTAATCCCGATGAAAATGAAAATTATATTAGTAGCAAAAAAAAGATATCACACAATAGAACACAAAAAAGATATGTTAAAGAAGGACTAACGGAAAAAGTTAGTAATGTTTTAAAATCTATTCATGACAATGATGGAGAAGAAGAAGCAGGATCACATCTAGCAGACTTTACACCCCCTCCCCCACCGACATCAATGGGCGCGGAACGTACTAAAATGCCTAGAGAGTCTATGCAAAACCTAGGATCTTTTAATGCTGCTACACAAAATGAATATAGTCCTAGTTTAGGAAATCAGCCCGCACCAATGAGTGAAGGAGAAGACTATGATTTGAATAACTTTAAAACAAACTATGGAGATAATAAAAGTGTAGAAGAATATTATAAAAAATATATTCCCAATTATTCAAATGCTAATTTAAATCAAGGATCTAAAGGAGCATATAACAGACCATATTATCAAGCACCACAAAATTCTGATAATAATACTAATTATGGTAATGAAGTTTTGATTGCCAAATTAAACTATATGATTAATCTTTTAGAAGAAAAACAAGACGAGAGAACAAATAATGTTACAGAGGAAGTTGTTCTCTATAGCTTTCTAGGCATATTTATTATTTTTATTGTTGATAGTTTCTCTCGTGTAGGCAAGTATGTGCGATAAATTCTATCTTTACAACTTTAGAAAAGTGGAAATTAGCAAATAACAATTGTTTTGTTTGATTTAAAGGTTGGGTATGCAAAATTATAGAAAAAGTATGCCGTAGGTGAGATGATAAATGGTTTAATTTTTAATAACATATTTTGAATAAGTATGTCATTGTGTGATATATTTTCAATAACGCAGCACTTGAAGCCTTTATTTTTTTCAACAATTTTATACAAGGCATTTTTATAGCCCTGTATGAAAAGTTCTCTCGAATCCACATCATTAATACTTGCAAAACAAGTTAATGCTTCATTATCTTTATCAACAAGTATACAAGTTTTCCTGAAGAAATAAGCAGAACAAATTTCATGATCTTTCAAAATAAAATAAATGTGAATATTTCCAGTTTTCATTAACTCTAAAATGTTTGAATATGCAGATATAATAGAAATGTCAAATTGAGATACTTTTTCTCTCAAGAATGTAGCCATCAAATGAAAATTTTGAGCATTACATTCAACAATAGAAAAGACGGGTGGTAATAAATCTGGTCTTGTCCATCCCTTCATAGAAAAAGCATAAGTAGAATAAATGCACAAGGGTACTATACCTGTTAATTCGCCTTCTCTCTTAAAGAGTGAAACAGAAATGCTTTTATTCAGATGTCTTTGATTGTAATGATGGGTTTGAATTATTTCTGGTGCAATTCCCTTTTTTCTATATTCTTTATCTACACACAAGTAGTCGACATAATATGCGTCAAATTCTGCATCGCTAGACCCATTATAAATAGCAACGTGAACCGGTTTGCTTGTCATTACACTGATTATTTTTTTCTCCGGTATAGGTTCATTAGTTTTTGAATCTTGCAAAAGAATATCTTCATAGTAAAATGAAAAATATGCTGATGCGTTTAAATGAGAGAAATAGGGAATAACATTTTCTTTTTTGGGCATGAATGTATTATTTTTATTTTGAAGGTAGTGGAGTTGAATAAAATTGATAAACTGATTCATTTTAAGATCTGTAACTTTTTCAAAAGAGAGAGTATCTATACTTTTGAAATTGGTGTATTTGTTTTTATCGGGTAAGTTATGATCAATAATACCGGGAGGAAATAAATAGTATTTGAAATCATAAATGTGAAAAACAGGTTGATAAAACCAAAACCCATATTTGAATCGAATGTAAATATAAACTAAAAGAAAAACAACTAGAATTGATAATATTATATATGCATACCACATATAATATAATAAATTTAAAAAACTTACGATAAAACGAGTTTTAATTAGGTTTAATAAGAATGTACAAATATTGGTATTCGTATGCAACTGAAATAAGATCAATTTTACCTTGCACAATAAAACCATTATTTTGGGCCATAGTTAAAATATCATTATCAGTATCCATGTAAAGTGTGTGCTCATTCTTGCGGACTTTACCCGTGTCAGTATTTTTGAATTTTTCTTCAAAAGTTGCTATATTTTTATTATTATCGAGAGAGAAGTTGCTTGTATATTCCATATCATTAAAAATTAATTTAGTTTGCGTGATTCTCTCTTTTGCGTATCTTTGTGGAGAAACTAATATGAATGGATTTCCCGGAGGTAAAATAGGATCAAAATTATCACGTTCAACTAAATGAAGCACTAAATATCCACCAGGCATTAGCCAATTCATACAATTTTGAAAAAAGGCATTTTTGTCCTTCATATAATAAATTGTAAAGTAAAGACATAAAATATGTGTGAAGGAGTTGGGTTGAAATAAAGAGGACTTCTCTACATCTCCATTCAAGAATTTGTATTCAGGGAAATTCTCTTTTGATTTTTCAATCATACTTTTTGATTTATCAACACCAACTGCATTAAATCCTTGCTCTTTTAATTTTGCTACATGGTGTCCAGTACCAGATCCAATGTCTAAAATAACACTTTGAGATGTTACATCTGTTTTGTTAATAATTTCTCCAACTTCATAGTCATCTTTAAGATTATTAAATACAAGTTCGTCATAAATTTCAGAATAAAACTTATCATACAAATCATCATTAGTTTTTAATAAAAATGTTTCTTGCTGTTCAAAACCCTCTTTTCTTTGTAACTGCATGGGTTTAAAAATGGCTACTACTAATAATAATAACAATACTAAAAAAAGTATTTTTCCCCAATTAGAAGATTTGTTATAAAGATTTGTAATTGATGTTAATGGATTGTTTATTTTCATTCTATATGTATTGTTGTGATTTTTTTTATCCATTGTTTTTTTAAATATATGGCAGATTCTGAAATAAATGATGTAAGGGAACCAAAAGAATTCAAGGGAAAAACTTTTTCTGAATTTAAAAAATCTGATGCTAAAAAAGAATTACTAAATAGTTTAATAAACTCAAAAATTGAACCTGCGTGTTACTGGAGCGCAGAATTAATATGCGCGGGCCATTTTAAGGATATATGGGACACAATTATATTTTTTTATAGCAAACATATTCATTTAGGAAATCCTAAACTAGCAATTTATTTAGAATTAAGAATACAAAATTTTAAAGATGTTATTGGCACGGGTTACTTGAACAATGAAATTCGCATGAGAAATAGTGATAAAATACGAAAATTATTTTGTGAAGTAATATGCATTTTATGTGAAACTGGAAGAAAACATAGTTTTGACGAGATAAAAATCAAAAAAACCGATTTTGATATGACACAAATGACAGATCGTTTCAAGGCGCCAAATATAACATTTGCAGAACCAATATTTAAACCAGAAGACCCAAAAGAATTATTTATTGCATTAAATGAGTTTGCGTATAATTTATCAAATGAAGGAAAAAACACAATTCAAGCGTGTTATTGGATAGAATGGGTTATGGAATTTGAAACTATTTGCAAATCAAAAAAAGAAAAATGTGTTTGTGATAGAAGGTCAAGTATTCCTGTAGACGCAAAATTTCAAAAAGAAATAATATGGGTTATATGGGATGCATTTATGACAATTTCAGAAAAAAATGCAAATCCATTAATAAAAAAAATTATGAAAAGCCTATTGAACTTATTTGTGTTGCGCTATAACACTGGATGTTGTAAAAAACGCAAATTTTTAATGTATTTTGCGGTTTCATTATTAACGGAACCGTTAAATTTAAATGAAGAAATAGCAAAACCTGAAACAAAAGAAAAAATTTCTACTATTACAAAGAAAATAGATTTAATTTACAAGCAAATAAAAAAAAATGAAAAGTCTCCAAATACAGATTATTTATTTAAAGATGTAACAAAATCTAATTTAGAGAAAACTATTGAAAAACTGGAAAAGATGAATACATTTGGAGAGAATTATATTCCACGTATATAAATCTTTTATCCAATTATAGTATAAAATGACAAAATCAATTAAAAGAAATTGGAAAAAAGGTGGAACGCGTAAAAATAGAACAACAGGTTCTAGTTCTGGATTATTGCAAAATTTTGAAAAAGAAATAACCATCAAATTTTTGGAGATGTTAAACACAACTAAATTATATCACTGGAAAACTTATAGTTATGCAACGCATAAAGCAACAGATGAATTATATGGCAAGTTAGGTGAATCAATAGATAAATTTATCGAAGTATTGTTAGGCAAAGCACAAAATAGAATTAATTTATTGGGAACTAAAAGCATAAAATTGAGAGACATGAAATCTCCGGAAGAATTCAAAAATGTAATACAAGAATACAAAAACTATTTAGTAAATTTAAATTCAAATAAAGCAATGAACTTGATGTCAAATACTGATCTTTTTAATATTCGCGATGAAATTTTAGGTGACTTGAATCAATTCCTTTATTTATATACCTTTAAATAAATGTGCATTTATAATAAAAATTTTAAATATCTATTTTTATTATAATGGATGCAAAGACACCTTCTATTGCAGATTCAATTCAAGCTAATAGTTTTGATGCTGATATTAATAGTGCAACAAACATAACACCTTTAAGCGGTGAACAGACAGGTTCATTTTTATCAAGCGTACCTTGGTATGCATGGTTAGCATTAGTTTTAGTTGTTGCATTTGTCGCATTTAATATTTTTATATATTTAACAAAAGGTTTTGATGATATTAGTAACTTTTATACTCTTATAATGGAAAAAATTAGCAATTTTTTTGGAGTTTCTTCAAGCAATAATACTCAAGAAACATCGTCCAATCCTAATCCAGTTGGATCAACGCAAGGTGAAAATGTTTCAACTACAACTCAGACCAATGACACTGCGCAAAAAACAACTTTGTATAATGCATTAAATAGCAGTCAACAACAAGCCATAACAAGTAATGAAAAATCAGAATATACTGCTGATGATTCACATAGTACAATTCAACAAACAAAATCAGCAAATAAAGCTGGCTGGTGTTACATAGGTGAAGATCGTGGATTTCGCAGTTGTATAAAAGTTAGTGAAGGAGACACTTGTATGTCTGGAAATATTTTCCCTTCGGAAGATATATGTGTAAATCCTAGTTTAAGAGTTTAAAGTGCAGTTTTATTAGCATTTGGTATAGAATTTGCAGAAACAAATCCTTTATATCCTTCTGGAAATTTATTCAAAGAATTATTCATATAATAACGTGGTTTTGGGTACCATGTTTGTATATTATTGTTGTAACACAATCCAATAATAGGTCCTGGTACATCTGAAGATGAAGTGGGAAAACAATTATTGTTAACACATTTTTGAATAACTGCGCCAGTGCATTGATTTACAATCAAATTACAATTTAAACTTCCTCCATCAGGAATAGTATTATTTTGACATAATTCCGCTGCTTGCTGAGATGTGCCGGGATTAACACTAATAACTCCTGGATAATTTATTCTTTGTAAACTATTAGAGTTAGGATTACTATAATTTTGTGTTTGAGTTGCCCAAACTTTTTTCCTGTTCCAAGCACCTTTGGCAATTAGTGAATATTTTTGGGATTTGGTAATATTGGCGCTATTGCACTTATATTGAAGAACATTGCCTTTATTAATCATTGAAAGTTCATATTGAAGATTTTCTAAGGGAACGCTTTTTTTAAGAAAAGGAACATATGCAGTAGTAGCAGTTTCATCGGGACTTAAATAAGTACATTGAGATTGAACTCTGCTCCAAGCTCGTGTTGGATTTGGATTATAACCTGGGCCTAAACAAGACATTAGTATATAATATCCACTTTTAAAAAAAGTGGAGCAAAATGTATTATGTTAATTTAAGTATTAATGTGAATCAATACTTAAATTCCACTTTTTCTATTATTTGCACAACTTTTCTAAAGTTGTAAAGGTAGTATTAAGGGTTAAATTGATCTTGCGTTCCATAAAAGAACCAACGTAATGACAAGTAATTGGGATTCTTCATATTCATAGCATTAGAACCAACCATCTTAGTGTTGGGTCCTGAGTGAACTATATTTTGAATGGCTGCAGTTCCTAAAGCATAGTTGTAATACCACAAATTAGAAACATAACCAGAGAAACCTCCATTCATTGCAACAAAAACATCTCCATAATTTTGTTTTGGCACACCTGCAAGCTGAACGCTTCTAGCAATAGTGCCGTTAATGTATACATCTAGTGTTTTGTTTTGACATCTCATAATAACGCTAATCCATTTGTTCATAGGAATGTCAGGAATAGTGATTTCCTCATTAATATTATCATACGTATTCATAATAATAACAAACGCGTTAGTATTTGGTGCAATGTAAAGGCCTGGTGCATTATTTGGAAAATTTAATCCTGTTGTGGATACTTGATCATTACCTTTGTGGAAAACGTGTTTGTATTTTCCTGCATTATATTGAAGATTGTCGATAAAAACCCAGGACGACCATGTAAATTCAATGCCGTCATTAGCATTTACTGAACGTGTTATAGTTTTAGCACCGCTTGTATTTGGGTCTTGTGGAAAAATAATCATTTGTTTACCATCAACCATACCATCAATCAAATGAGGAGACCCAGTTGGAGAAAGGAAATAAGCCAAAATGCTTATTCCTAAACGTAATGCAATTACGAATCCAAATAAAACTAATAATAAAAAGGCTATTTTTGCTACTAAACTATTTGAATCAACAAAGTCTTTAAATCCTGATGTGCTAGTTGATCCCGTGGAAAAAGGGTTATATAGAGATCCTGAACCTGTATTTGAACTATTCATCTTATATATAATATATAAGAAAAACCAAAGGTTATTTTAATTTTTAATAAATCTTATGTCTTGCTTTGCTAAAAGACAATTTAAATTGATACACTACTTTGTTCAGTATCTCCTTTATAAACAGCAACCTTAACTTTGTATTGAGACATCATGTTAGATCCGCCATAACCTTGCATGTAAATATTCCAAGCCGTTTGAGGATCTGTAGCATTAGGCCAGTATTGTAACTTAGAAGTCCAACCAGCGAAACCACCTTTGGGAGTAATGTAAATGGGGGCGGTATTGTTAATTTTTGCAATTCCAGGCAACAAACAAGTTTTAACTAATTTGCCATCAATGTAAACATCCATAGATCTTCCATAAACACTAACCAATAAATTTACCCATTTTTGAACAGGAACGTTAGCAATGTTGCAGGTATGAACGATAGAGTTTGTAGAAGTTGTAGGAGGAGAATCCGCGCCAGGATAACAAGCTAAAGCAATAGACAAATTGTTTTGAATTGCTCCTAAAACAACGGAAGGGCAGGGGTCAAGACCACTGACACCCGGAGTTGCGCTATTAGTAGAACTACTAGAAGCTCCCATTCTTCCAAAAATAACTTTAGGTTCACCATAACGATAGTTCCAATCATTCACATAAAACCAAACGGAGTAAGTAAAGTTGCCAGAGTTGGCTCCGCTAGATCCACCAGATAAACTAGTAGATTGAATTGTAGACATAGTAGTTCCGTCTTGAATTGTGGATAAGGGAGCAGAACTTGAATATATCAATTTAACGATAATATACAAAAGGATTAGTATAAAAATAATTAAGAGGATACCCTTTACGTCCATAATATAATATAGATTTAGAAATTTTCTTAAAAATATATTATTAAATGATGCTTAACTAAACAATTACTTAATATCAAGATTTTTTGGAATGGGAATTGATTCAACTCCAGTTTCAATTTTGGAATTAACTATTTTATCGCCTTCACTAGCAATATTAAATTGATCTTGTAAAACACTAAAATTAGATTCATAAAGAGTAGGCGGGGTTTTGTTTTTTACGGAATTATAAATATAATATATTTGAGTTGCATTCAAAGGTTTGTTAAAGTATATCACATTGCATATTCCGCCATTCAGACCATTGTTTTGTCCAACAGATAAGTTGTCTAATTTCATATAAGGTATGACTTCCACAGAAGACTTTACCAACTCGCCATTGTAAAATATATCTAAAGTTCCGCCAGTGTAGTTAATTATGATGTTATTCCATTTTTGTAAAAGAACATCTTTTCTTTTGTAAATAATTCGCATACCATTTTCGTCTACATCATCCGTGCTAATTTTAAAATCTGGACAAGTTGAAGGAGGACCGCCAGTTTGATCTTCAACAATCATTAATGTATTAGTAGTTGCATTATATTTAACATTTGGTTTGTCACCATAATTCAATAAAGACGTATATTTTAAATAGGAAGCGTTTGTGCTAGGTGCAGATGAGTCAATGTAAAACCAGAAAGATATTGCGTATTGGTAGTTAAAATTATCAGAACCATTTAATGTGCCATAAGATCCCAATACGCGTTCGCTAGTAGAATAAACGGGATCATTTAATAATTGATTGCCGCCTTGCAATACATTTTTATTTTTTATATAGGGAAAACTAAAATAAATTGCAAGCAAGGAAATTGCAATTGCTAGCATAATAACAGATCCTCTTGTGGTATTTTGATATTCTTGTTTTAGAGAGAAAGAAGGCAAAACGGAACCTTTAAATCCTCCAAAGGGACTTGCAAGTAATTCAATAATGTTAACAAATATACAAGGAATGTATAACAAAATGTTGACAAAAAGACTAATTAATGGAGATGACTGAAATATTTTTCCTGCAACAAAAGCTTTATAGGCTAGTCCAAGAATTGTAATAACAATTAAAATATTTAATATAAAAGATATGATACTGGATTTACTATCAAGTTTTCCAATAGTAGTAACAATCCAATAAATAAAAAGAGCCGAAATTCCACTTCCAAACAAAAACATGAGCGCTTTGGAAAAATAATTATTTATAATTTGCTCATTTGTTGTTGTAATAGTAAAATCTTTAGAGTTATTGAAAATTAATAAGAATCCTATGCAAATAATTCCATAAAAAAATATTATAGGCGCTTGAATATATTTACCACCATCAGAATTAGTTGCTTTAAATATAATAAACAAAATAAAAAATAAAAGAGAAATAGCTCCAAGAGAAAGAATTGAAAATTTTCCATTCTCTCCAATATTCAAAATTGATATAGTAAAAATTGATATTAACACTAAAATATTAAAAAAAATTGCAAATCTATCTCCATAAGTATTCTTTGAAATGTCTTCAAAAGTTTTATTACCAAAAGCAGATACAATCCAATAAATAAAAGCAATTAATGCGCCAAATTGCATAAAAATAACAACAGCCTTTAAAAACCAATTATTAACATTAACATTTATAGGCGTTAAATCTGATGGATCTCTATTATATAAAAATAACATTGAAATTAAAAAAGCCATGAAAAATATAATAATTGGAAGTGTAGCATATAAATAAGTTGAAAATATTTTAGCTGGATTTGTTACTGCAAGAACTACAATTATTATAAGAAAAAATACAAGAAGAAAAATATATTTCCGTCTTTTCATAAATATTTCACTTGGTTGATTTGTTTTCATATTATATTATACTTTTATAATACTTTTTATAAAAATAATGTTAAAAAAAGTATTGCAAAAATACCTACATATTTTCCATAGCGGTTTTTTTTCCATGGCAATCCCTACACAATGCTATTAAATTGGTAACTTCATTTGTTCCTCCATTTTCCAAACTAAGAATATGATCTACCTCAAACCATGCATTCAATTGGCTTTTACAATGTCCACAATGCCAGTTTTGTTGTGATGCAATATATTTCTTTTTTGTTTCACTTACAGAGCGTTTATTACTTTTACCAGAATTTAATAATCTTTTCTCTCCAGGGGATATTCCCATTCCTCCTAATAATCCTCCCCAGCCAGAATCAGTATCTCTTAAATTATCGTCATTCTCCCCTGTAAAAGATTCCATAAATCCATGATTCGATTGTCCTGCCGTGAAATCTAAAATAGGATTTAACATATCCATACTCGATCTGTCAATAGGCATATATTTTACAACATTATTAGCATGCATTAACATATTTTTACATTGGGCGGGATTTCTTTTCATTAATAAATAAATGCTAACCCCAACTAATGCAAAAAATCCCATTTGAAAATATTTTTTCCAAGACATTATAACTTTTGTATATTTTCCGTCGTGATAAGTGTTATAAATTAAAAACGCTGTGATTCCAAATATCAATAACTCTATTTTCATACTTATATTTATAACATATTTAATTTTTGCAAGTTTCGGTAAAGTTGTATTATTTTTTTGTTTCAATAAAAAGCATTGTTCTTGGTTGTTTTTTATTTTTTTGAGATGTTTTTTTTGATGATTTTGTCTTTGATTTTGTATTTTTTTTAAAACTAGTAACTAAAGTAATAATACTTTTATCTTTTGTATTTTTTTCAGCTTGTTTAAAAAGCGTGTTTAATTCTTTCAAGTCTTCTACTAAATTATTAATCGAAATAGGTTCAGTAGAATTTTCAAATAAATAATGAATAAATATATATTTCAACTTGTTAAAAAGTTTTAATTCGAGTTTGTCTAACTCGGAATAATTCTCGTGTAAAATATTAACAATCGGATAATATGTCATAACAAGACCCCAAACATCAACATTTTTAAGGAAAACGTTATTAAAATAATCCATAAGCATTAACTCGTCACCTTTTGTAAATTTCATTAATATTTTTGTCAAATATTCAATAATATAATAATAAAGAAATTCCATTTCAATAATTTCCTTACGATTTTCTTTATCAATATTGATCAAATTATTATCAAAAAGACTTTCCATAAGTCCTATCATGTATTTAATATGACCAGGTCCTCTTTTTTCATTCCATAAAAATATATAATCAATTACAAAAGCGCGTACTGCATAATAATTTGGATTTGGATTTGAATCTAAAAGTTTCTGATACATTTTTTTAAAAGTGTCGTTAAACAAAATAATAGAATACGGCAAATTATATTGAAATGGTCTTTCAAACATGCTTTCTGGGATTTCTGTTCCATTATATTTTGCAGATAACCCCCAATCAATGAGTTTTGTATGAAAACCTTCTTTGGTATTAACTAGAATATTAGATTCTTTAACGTCACAATGATAAATATCATATTTATTCATAGGAATAATTCCATTAAGTAAAAGATCAATTAGTGAGTTATTCAATGTAATAAATTGAGAACCTTTGGTAATTGTTTCAATATAATCTCCTACATCTAAACCACCATCAGGCATGTTTAATAATGAAATTTCATTTAATGATTCATTAATATTTTTAACAGAAAACCCGTCTTTTTTAAGAGCTTTGCATTTTTTTTCATAGTCTTTTAGATCGTCATCTGTTAATTTATTAGGCTTGCATGTATAAACACCATCAATAAAAAAATAATGGTTGAAATTAGGAATTTTCTCAAGAAAAGGTTTAAATCTAACAATATCATTGTATTCTTCTTGAATGTGTTTATTTGTCATTAATTTTGACACTTCATTTTTAGGCCTAGGTTTATTAATGCATTTTAACGCGGGTCTAAATATGCATCCATAACCACCAGACGCAATAACTCTGCCGCCATATGTTACTTTATTTGGTTTTGTTCTTCTTTTTTTTAAAGTAAATTTCTTAAAAGTATTAGTATTCATAACTAATATACATTAATATTAAAAATGATAAAAATAATAAATTAAACCTGCAATGAGTAAAACAATTAATAAATAGATAAGTTTAGCCCTTAACTTATAGAACTCACGATATTTAACGTCCTTTGGTTTATAATTTTCATAGTATTGTTTATAAAATTCTTCCAAAGTTATTTTAGGTTTTTCTAATTTTTCATTAATTTTATTATGAATAAACCAAGTCCATCGAACAAATGATTCTCGATTATCTAAATATGGTGTAATTGGATATTGTTCTAATAGTTCACTAAATTCATTAGCAATTTTATCTATTGGCAAAAAAATGTGTAAATTTTGAATCAAGTCATAGTATTTTTTTTTAGTAACTGCGTTTGGATGGTGTGGATATGTTACTGCAATTGTATGTAAAAAAAACCAATAATGGGGTCCCCAAACTTTAGGATCAAGATAACTCATTTATATATAAAACATATAAAAGGATCTCTTTTTAAACATATAGTTTACTATAGATGAGTAAAAATAACAATTTATGTAATAATTGTGGAAAACATGGCCATTTATTTCACCAATGCAAACTTCCGATAACCAGTTATGGAATAATATTATCTAGATCAAGCGGAGAAGGTTTGCAGTTTTTAATGATACGCCGAAAAGATAGTTTTGGTTATATAGATTTTATTAGAGGAAAATATTCTCCGTACAACATTGATCAGGTGCAAAATTGTATTAATGAAATGTCTTTACAAGAGAAAGAGAGATTATTGAGTGACCCATTTGATAAATTATGGAAAATGATGTGGGGTGAAACATCTGGAATACAATATAGAAACGAAGAGTCGGTTTCATTAAAAAAATTTGAGACAATAAAAGCGGGAGTTTTAGTAAACAATGTTTTGGTAACTTTAAGCGACTTGATTAAAAATAGCCAATCAACATGGAATGAAACGGAATGGGAATTTCCAAAAGGTAGAAGAAATTATCAAGAGAAGGATTTAGATTGTGCACTTCGTGAGTTTGAAGAAGAAACTGGATATTCGCAAAAAGATATAACAATTATTGAAAATATATTGCCTTTTGAAGAAATTTTTATAGGTTCAAATCACAAGTCATATAAACACAAGTATTTTTTAGCATATATGAATGATACAATTGATAATTTGCAAAATTTTCAAAAAACAGAAGTAAGTAAGTTAGAATGGAAAACAATCGACGAATGTTTACATTCAATAAGGCCATATAATTTAGAGAAAAAAAAGTTGATTAGAAATGTAAGTAAAATATTGCAAGATTATATGTTATATTCATAGTTTTAAATAATGAAAAATATATTTAGGTATATTATAAAGATGCCCACCTCAAATAGAAGTATATTTAATTTTAGGAATCCTTTTATTAATTCAACTGTAGTAAGACAACCTACAGGAATTACAAGTCCTCAACAAACAAACAATTTTCATTATGCGGCATTTGCTGCTGGAAATTTAACAGCGTCCAGAACAATTCGTGGATTAGGTAATGGACCTTTTGGAAGTAATACGTTTTTGATGAAACTTTATGGACGTTAATAAATTAAGCATAATTTGAATCATAATTTAAAAAAATTACTATACATTATATTCATAATATATAGTAAGATGAGTAAAAAAAATAAATTGCAGATAGTTTCATCTTCGGATGAAAGTGAATCAAAAGTGAATTCAAAAGAATTAGAGAAAATATTTAAATTAAACGAATGTGGAGCATCAGAAAACTATTATGATAAAGAATGTAATAAATTTTTATTAAAAAAAGAACTGGTTGAACACGTTGAATTAGAAGAACACCCTGATTCAGATACTTATTTATATCCTAATATGAATGACCCAAATTTCAATATTAAAATTGCTGAAAAGAAAGAATTTAACGATACAAAATACGACGGCAAATTGAAAGATATAAAAGAGCAAGCTGAAATATTAAGTAAAGCAGAATTTGAAATGGCTCCCCATCAAGCATTTGTTCGCAATTTTCTATCATTTCAAACTCCATATAATAGTTTGTTACTTTATCATGGTTTGGGAAGTGGTAAAACTTTAAGTTCTATTGGTGTTTGTGAAGAAATGCGCGAATATTTAAAACAAATGGGAATTAATAAACGCATTATTGTTGTAGCGTCACCCAATGTGCAGGATAATTTTCGATTGCAATTGTTTGATGAAAGAAAATTAAAAAAAGTGGATGGCCTTTGGAGTATTAATAATTTTATTGGAAATAAGTTGGTAAAAGAAGTAAATCCAATGAACATGAAAAATATGCCTAGAGAGAAAATAATAAGTCAAATAAAAACATTAATCAACACATCATATTTATTTTTGGGCTACGGAGAATTTGCAAATTATATTCGAAAAGTGGAGTCTGTAAAAGAAGAATATAAAAATGAAAAAGACAAGGAATCTAGAAGACTAAGAAACTTAAGAAATGAATTTAATAGCCGTTTAATTGTTATTGATGAAGTTCACAATATTCGTATAACAGAAGACAACGAAAACAAAAAAGTGGCCATGTATTTAATGTCTCTTGTAAAAGCGGCTGAAAACATGAGACTATTACTTCTTTCAGCAACGCCAATGTACAATAGTTATAAAGAAATTATATGGCTTTTAAATTTGATGAATGTAAATGATCGTAGAGCAACAATAGAGATAAAAGATGTTTTTGATAAAAATGGCAACTTTAAAGAAGGAGGGGAGGATTTATTGGCAAGAAAAGCTACGGGGTATGTTTCTTTTGTTAGAGGAGATAATCCTTATACATTTCCTTTTCGCGTATTTCCAAATGAATTTGATAAAAAGCACACTTTTAAAGATTCAAAAAATAAGTATCCTAAATATCAAATGAATGGTAAGGAAATAAAAGAAAGTGATAAATTAAAAATTTTAGACTCTAATGTATTTTTAACAAACATTGGAAGTTATCAATCAAAAGGGTATAAATATATTATTGATCATTTGAGAAAAAAACAAATTACTATAACTACCAAAAAAGGAGTTGTGAGAGATATGCCTTCATTTGAAAATATGGAATCCTTTGGATACACCCTTTTACAAATGCCGTTAGAAGCGCTCAACATAGTTTATCCATTAGATATTTTAGATGACGCTATAAAAAGCATAAAACCTGTTACAGATTTTTCTGATGCGTCTTTAAGTGGAGATAGTAATAATTTATCGGAAAATTCTAATGAAGTTGAATTGAAGAAAACGCAACCAAAAGTTCAAACACCTATCGAGTCTGAAGATGAAACAAAAGATGAATCGGAGTATGAACCTGAAGATGAAGAAGAATCTGACGATGATGAATCTGAAGAGAAACCCAAAAAAGAAACGGGGAAAGTTTTAGAATTAACAAAACAACCATCAAGTGAAAAGTCATTAAGTAGTTTAAATGGAGGAGAAAATACCAGTTCTTCTTCTGGAAAAATTATTATAAATCCTCATGAGTTAACAGGAATAAAAGGTTTAGAAAGAATGATGTCTTTTGTAAATAGAAAAACCCCACCCGAGTTTGGAAGTTTTGAATATAAAGACGCGACAGAAAGAAAATATGGTAAAATTTTCTCTCCCAATGAAATTGGAAAATATAGCAGTAAAATAAAAAATATTTGTGAAAGTATTGTTTCAAGTTCTGGAAAAATATCTGAAGGGATTATTTTAATTTATTCGCAGTATATTCCAGGTGGTTTGTTGCCAATAGCACTCGCCCTTGAAGAAATGGGATTTACTCGATTTGGAGAGAATGTCAAGTCTTTTTTTAAAACTCCTCCAACACCCGCGGTTGATTCAAGAACTATGAAACCTAGAGTTGACAGAACATCTGACTTTATGCCTGCAAGATATGTTATGATTACGGGTGATCCGCGTATTTCACCAAACAATGATTTTGATGTAAAAGCTTTAACTGGTATTGATAATAAAGATGGAAATAAGATAAAAGTAGTATTAATATCAAAAGCAGGATCAGAAGGTTTAGATTTTAAATATATAAGACAAGTGCATATTTTGGAGCCTTGGTATAACTTGAATAGAATAGAACAAATTATAGGTCGCGCCGTGCGTAATTTTAGTCACAAAGATTTACCATTTGAAAAGAGAAATGTTGAAATTTTTATGTATGGAAGTTTGCTTGAAGATAAAGAAGAAGAATCAGCAGATGTTTATGTTTATCGCGTTGCGGAATTTAAAGCAATTCAAATTGGAAAAGTAAGTAGATTGTTAAAAGAAACATCTGTTGACTGCATTATTAACTATGATCAAAGCAATTTTTCTCAAGAAATCATTGCAGATACTTTGAAAAACCCAATTACACAAATTTTATCAAATGGAAAGGTCTTGAAAGACTTTAAAGCTGGTGACGCTCCTTATTCTGCAGCATGTGACTACATGGAAGATTGTCAATACAAATGTCGTCCCTTTAAAGAAATAGAAGAAGAAGATTTAAAAGAAGACACGTACAACGAAAGTTTTATTATGATGAATTCCGAAAAAATAATTCAAAAAATACGTTTGCTTATGAAAGAGAAATTTTTTTACAAGAAAAAAGATCTTATTGAGAGAATTAATGTTCCAAAAAAATATCCGTTGGTTCAAATATACGCTGCATTAACTCAACTAATAGACGATAATAATGAATTTATTACAGATAAATTTGGTAGAAGTGGTTATTTAATAAATATAGACGAATATTATTTATTTCAACCGAGTGAATTGAATTATAAAAACGTTTCAATTTTTGATAGATCTGTTCCAATAGATTATAAGCACAATATGATAAAATTTGATATTAAAAAAGAAGTAGAAAAATCTGTTTTAGAAAAACCCCAAGTAGAAATTCAAAAGGAAAAGAAAGTTGGTCACTCTGAAATTCAAAATATGTTGCAACAACTAAAAAATAAATTTGATTTAGCGAGAGAATACACAAAACCAAATAAAAGTGTTTCATCAACTGAAAAAGACGCAGACAATAATTGGTATAAATATTGTGGAATTGTAATAAGAAAAATGGCGGGACAGGGCGTGCCATTAGAATATTTATTAGAGTTTTTAGTAGAACACATAGTTGATATGCTATTATTTAATGAAAAAGTAGAACTATTGAATTATTTGTACTCTTTGGATATTGTGGATGAGAGAAGTTTTGAAGGGTTAGCAAAAGAATATTTAGATAAAAAAATTCTTAAAACCGGCAGATTAACTGCAATTATTCTTTACGACATGGATAAAAGAAAAATACTTAAACTGGATGAGAAAAAAAATAAATGGGTAGATGCAGAACCTGAAGACATAAAAGATTTAAGTGTTGCAATAAAAGAAAGTTTTTCAATAAAAACGTCAGATTTTAATAACTTGGTAGGTTTTATTGGAAATGATGATAAAAAAAAGTTTATGGTTTTCAAATTAAAAAATATGAAAGAAAAACGTCATACTGGTGCAAGATGCGATCAAAAAACAAAAGCAAAAATATTAGAGTCCATGAATGATATAGAGGGAGAAGAAAAATATACAAAAGATAATACTAAGGGGGTTGTTCAGGCTGAATTGTGTCCTTTGCAAGAATTTACGTTGAGAAATTACAATAAAATTAAAAAAGGAGATAAAATATGGTTTTTAGATTCTGAAACGGCAAAAATTTATGGTTTTTAAAATTAAAATTGAATGGTATTAAAAAGATAATATGTGTATTAATATATCTATGGAACAACAACTAACAACAAAAGTTACCCAACAAAAATATAAAAAGAGAGAAACTAAAATAAATACAATTTATTCAAGATGTTTAATAACTCGCAACATTCTTTTACCAATTACAAATATTGGTAAAAATATAAAGGAAACTATTGAGAAAAATATTATTTTCAACTATGAAGGAAAGTGTGTTGTAGAAGGGTTTATTAAACCTAATTCTAGTAAAATTGTTACCTATTCAAGTGGTTTAATTCAAGGAACAAACATATCATTTGAAGTTGTTTTTGAATGTGAAATTTGTTGTCCAGTTGAAGGTATGTTGATTTCATGTGTAGCAAAAAATATTACAAAAGCTGGTGTTCGAGCAGAAAGTGCCGATGAAACCCCATCGCCAGTTGTAGTATTTGTTGCGAGAGATCATCATTTTTCAGTTTCCCAATTTTCAAATATTCAAGAAGGAGATAAATTTGTTGCTCGAGTTATTGGACAAAGATTTGAACTAAATGATAAATATGTTTCGATCATTGCTGAGCTAGTTGTTGAAAAAACACAAAAGAAAAAAGAGCCTGCGAAACCAAAACTTGTTTTTGAAGAAGATTAAATACATTTCATATTAACATTTATGAAATATATAAAATTAAAGAACTAAGTCGGTAAGAGCTCCGGGATCACCAAGTGTTCCTTTTACAAATACATTAAATGATAGACTTATTCTCGGTTGCGTTGATTTAGTATTTTCTACCATGTGAGTCAAAGATGAATCAAAAATAATTAAATCACCCGTTTCAACGGGCAACCACCAACTTTCACTATTGTAATTAGAAAATCTATTATTGTCTACACCTATTTTTATTCTATTATAACGTTCGTTAAAAAATGTTATCCTGTCTACATTTGTTTCTGCTTGAATATACAAACATCCTGATAAAATACTATTTGGATGAGCGTGTTTGTGATGAAAATGTGTTGGATCTGTAACATTACACCACGATTCTGTTATATAAAATTCTATATCCTTGTTAGCAGGACAAACAATAGTATCAACATAATTTTTTATACCCAAATTAATATAATCCTTCATTTTTTTCAAACTTTCATCCTCTAAAATTTTACTTGATACAGTTCTCTTATTTCCCAAATTAGGTTTCAATTCCAATTTATTAATTGCATCCAACTCTTCTTTTGTAAAATTGTATTTATTTGCCATTTGAACTACTGGGGTAATAAATACATTTTGAATTTTAAAAGAATTCGTTGGGGCTTCGTTAACAACATTCGAAGTAGCAACAGGCGTAGGCGTAGAATCGGGCTCTGTTTTATTATTATCTGTATTTTCAACAAAAATCATTCTATAAATATCATTATTGTTTTTATGTTTAAGTGATATTTTAAAAATAAGTTTTATATATTTGGCAAAACAATATTATTGAATAAGTAATAATATTAAATAAGTAATAATATAAAAACAAAATTTGAGTTAGTAATATTGTATAATGGAGGTTTCAGTTGAAACAGAAGAGATAAACATATTAGAATTGAATAGCATGAGAGATACTCTTGAGAGTATGTCAAAATTTAACCAGGTTGAAGTTCTTCGCATTTTAAGCAAACACAAAGAAGTAATGTTGAATGAAAATAAATATGGGGTTCATATAAATCTTTCAGATTTAAAAGGAGAAATAATAGATGAGCTAAAAAAATATATTAACTACGTTAATACGCAAGAGATTACATTGCATCAAGTAGAACAACAAAAAGAAACGTTTAAGAATATATATTTTACAAAAGATAATAAAGATATACACGGAAAAACAAGTAACTCTAAATGAATATTGAAAAACTAGAAGAATTTATGCTAACAGGAAAAAGATTGGCAACAACTTTTAGAAAAATTAGCACAAACACTAGTAATAAAAATTTTGACAAACCCAAACCTAATTCCAATATCAATACCAAATCAAAAATTGAAGTAAAATCAGAACCAAAACGTGAATTTGTATTTCCGGTGCAAAAAGACTCTTTGTTTTGGTGTTTTTATATTATGAAATATGGTTTTGAATCTTATGAAACTCTTGAAAATATTAATATTGTTGTTGAAAAGAAACTTAAAATAGAATGTATTGAACTATTGAGAAAAAACAAACAACTTGTTAAAGCAAAAAAGATAGCACCACTTACACACATTGAAAATTGTTTAGCAAATGAAACTAAAATTGACATGAAAACGTTTTTAGCTTTATGCGTTATTTGTGATTTAAGTATGTTATATCTTCATAAAAAAACATATTTTTTGTTAAGTCTTGATGAAGTTGAAGATGACAATTCTAACTATGATTATCAATCATTTCATATAGTAAAAAGAACAGACGATCCTTTAAAATATGGTGTTTATTTGAATGATACAGATAAAGTTGAAAAAATTAAAGATTATGTGGATGCGAATTATAAAATTGAAAATATGAGTAAACCAATTAAGGCTTTATCGGCGTATAAAGTAGCTGAACTAGTAGATATAGCAAAAAAATTAGGAATCGAAACTATAAACAAGACGACAAATAAGCAGAAAAACAAAAATGAAATATATGAATTATTAATCCAATATTTCTAATAAAATTGATAAAGAATTTAAAAAATATAAGGATTAATATATAACAGATGACGACGATTCAAAATTCTGCACGTGAAAATATTTTAGAACAAGAATCAAAAAATAAAAAAAAGGCTGAGCATATAGATAGGGACCCTCCACAAGTCCAATTTGAAAAATTGGTCAACACCTATTATGCTCAAAATCCTTTTACAATAATTAAAAAGAATTTTGAGTTAGAGGTGAAATTTGGAACAAAGGGAATAAAGTATCTTACAAAAATTGATTATGACAATGTTATTAGAAAACTAAAGTCGCTTGGTTTTAATTGTATTAATGAACAAGGTGCGTATATGTTACGCATTCAAAATGAATTTCTTGATTCCAAAACTGGAACATTCAAAGAGTCAAATATTAGAACTGAACTGAATAGTTTAAATGCAATACAGGAATTTTGTAAAACGAATGATATAAAAAAATTGATAGCAGACCATCAATTTACTAGATGTGTAAATTTTGTTAAAAAAGATGCATTATACATTAAAGATGAAAGGGTGCGGGATGTCAATTTTAATGACTTTAATTTTCGTGTTTCATTAAAAGCGGAGGAAAATTTAGGTGTTACAGATAGAACATCTAGAGGTATTATTGAAAATTGGGAAAAAACAAAGAAAACATTGTTTCGTTACATTAACAGAGTAACGTTCAAACATTCAGACTTTCCTATAAATGTAGACATTAGTATAGTAAAAAATTCAACAAGAGAAGGAGACAGATATGTAAAAGTATATAGAACTGATGAGTCGGGTGTATTTACAAATCCAGAAACTTATGAAATTGAATTGGAAGTAAATAATTCAGAAGTTGGGCCCGGAACATTATTTAACACTCCAGATAAAATTTTGCAATCAGTTCGAAAAGTAATTAAATTTGTTTTGATGGGTCTACAAGGTACTAATTATCCTGTATCCTACAATGAACAAAAGTCTATTATTCACTCTTACATGAAGATGTTGCATGGTGAAGAGTTTGATCCAAGTGATCGCAAAAAAGGAAGAATTAATAATAGTAATTTTATTGGTCCATCTTCATACACTTTGCAAATGCAAAACATTGTATCTCTTGATGAGAATATGAGTGTTCCAAATATTCGAAAAAATTTTGTTGTTACTGATAAAGCAGATGGTGATAGACACTTAATGTATATTTCCGGACAGGGAAAAATTTATTTAATAAACACTAACATGAACGTTATATTTACAGGGTCTGTTACTAAAGAAAAAGCAACGTTTAATACATTACTTGACGGGGAATTGATTTTACATAATAAATTAGGAGAATTTATCAACTTGTTTGCAGCATTTGATATTTATTACATGCAAGGAAATGATATTCGCGCGTATAGTTTTATTCCGGCTACTCCGGAGGAAAATAAAGCAAAATCAAGATACCCATTGTTAAAAAATGTATTTCGTGTATTAAATGCTTCTTCGGTTGTAGAAGGTGAAATTAGTCCAATGCGATTTGAATGCAAGAGTTTTTATCCTAGAAGTCCAAATGATAGTATATTTTCAGCATGCAAATATATTTTAACGCGTGAAAAAGAAGGCGCGTATGAATATAATACTGATGGTTTGATATTTAGTCCAGCATTTCTTGGGGTTGGCTCAGATAGCGTAGGAAAAGCCGGAAAGTTGAAAAAGGTGACATGGGAATACTCTTTCAAATGGAAGCCTCCAAAGTATAATACTATTGACTTTCTTGTAACAACAAAAAAAATGGCAAATGAAGAAGATGTAATAACCCCAATATTTGAAGACGGAATGGATACATCAGAAATTTCTCAGTTAAAACAATATAAATCAATAATATTACGATGTGGATTTAGCGCAAGAGATCACGTTTATCTTAATCCCTGTCAAGATGTTCTTGAAGACAAACTTCCCGAGTTTAGTAATGTTGAAGATGATAATTTATACGAACCCAAACGCTTTTATCCAACCGAGCCTTATGATGAAAATGCAGGATTGTGTAATATTATGTTAAGAAAAGATGATTCGGATACAAATCAAATGTTTACGGAAGAAAATCAAGTATTTGAAGACAATACTATTGTAGAGTTTAGCTACAATCCGGATGCTGAACCAGGATGGAGATGGATACCTTTAAGAGTTCGTTATGATAAAACTTCTGAGTTGCGTCAAGGAGGAAAAAATTATGGAAATGCGTACAATGTTGCAAATAGCAACTGGAAATCGATTCACAATCCTATTACCGAAGAAATGATATCAACAGGTGCAAAAATTCCTGATATAGTTGGGGATGAAAGCGTATATTATAATAAAACATCGGCGTCAACGAAAACTAGAGGATTAAGAGATTTTCACAATTTATATGTTAAGAAGCTTTTGATAACAAGTGTAGCAAAGAAAGGTGATACATTAATTGATTATGCTTGTGGAAAAGGAGGTGATTTTCCAAAATGGATAAAGGCAAATTTATCATTTGTTTTTGGAATAGATGTTCACTCAGATAATTTAGAAAATAGAATAGACGGCGCATGTGCAAGATTCCTGAATTATAGAAAAGAATATCAAAATATGCCGTATGCTTTATTTGTAAATGGTGATAGCACTGCAAATGTTAAAAATGGTTCAGCAATGTTGAATGATAAAGCTATAGAAGTAACAAAAGCCGTATTTGGTGAAGGTTCAAAAGATCCAGAAAAATTGGGAAAAGCTGTTGTAAGGCAATATGGAAAGGGTAGCGAAGGATTCAATATATCTTCGTGTCAGTTTGCTATACATTACTTTTTCGAAAACCAAACCACTTTCCAAAATTTCATGAGAAATGTTTCAGAGTGTACAAAAGTTGGAGGTTATTTTATTGGAACAAGTTATGATGGAAAACTATTATTTAATCGTTTGAAGGGAAAAGCGCCTGGCGATGGAGTGGAAATAGTTGAAGATGGTATAAAGATTTGGGAAATTAAAAAACAATATAGTTCAGAAACATTCGAAGACGACATTACGTGTTTGGGATATAAAATAGATGTTTTCCAAGAATCTATTAACAAAACATTTTCCGAGTATTTGGTAAACTACGATTATTTGAATCGCGTTATGGAAGACTATGGCTTTAAGCTAATAACTCGTGAAGAAGCCCGCGCGATTGGAGTTCCCGAAGGTAGTGGATTATTCAGCGAATTATTTATGAACATGGAAGAAGAAGTTAAACGCGTAAGGTCCAAGGAAAAAGACTACGGCACTGCATTAAAAATGAATTCTTTTGAAAAGAAAATTTCGTTTTTGAACAGATATTTTGTTTATAAAAAAATTAGAAATGTTAATGCTGCAAAGGTTGAATTAGAGAGCGCAGAAGAAAGCGAAGTAAATATTGCAAATACACTTGTTCAAACAAAAAAGGCTGTAAAAGAAACAAAAAAAATTGTAAAAGAAATAGCACCAAAAATACGGAAATTAGATAGAACATTAAAACTCGAAGAAGCCGCTTCAGCGGAAAGTGAAAATCCTACGAAAAAGGTTGTTAAAAAAACAAAAAAACCGGAAAAGCCTATGATTTTAATTGAAGAAGACGAAGAAGATTAAACCATTCGGAAAAGACTTAAAAAATAAATAATAATATATAGTAGTCAATGAGTTATTATATATTGCCAAAAATTCCAAACAACGTGTCAATTGCAGTAGACGTTCAAAAAGATCCAATGCATGCATATATTTCACACAGTTTAGTTTATTATTACAATGATACGATGAAATTAATTGAAAAGTTGTGTAAAAACGAAACAGATCCCATATGCAATAGCATAGATGAACTTTCAAAAATAGTAAATCCATATGAATATATTTTTTCTAAGGTGACAGGATCCAAATTTTCTGTAAGTAAAATAAAACCATTTTCAAGTATATTTTACGACTTTCTAGAAATATCTCAAACGTTAAATATGTTTGACAACTATATTGAAACAAATATTTTATCCTTGCATTTTGGTGAAAATAATAGTTCTACAATTGAATGCATGAACATGATGCGAGAGGATAATAATGATTCAAACATTGGTTTTAATAAAGTAGAAGAATATATAATAGACGATCAAAATTTTAATAATATACATTTTTTATTTTATGAATATTCAAACTCAAATGAAACAAATTTAATAGTTGGACTTGTGAAATTTATAATAAAACTTTTGCAAAAACAAAAAAATGGTGGGTCTTGTGTTATAAAAATAGACAACTTATTTTACAAACCTATTATTGATATTGTATATTTGTTAAGTAGTTTGTATGATAAGTTGTATGTTATAAAACCAAACACATCCCCTATTACAAGTTGTGAAAAATACGTTGTTTGTAAATATTTTATGTGCAACTATGAAAAAATAAATTTATATTTAGAAAAATTATTAATATTTTTAAATAATTTTGAAAAATTACAAGACGATAATATTAATGTTTCTTGTTTCGTTAAAGATGAAATTCCATATTATTTTATAAATAAAATAGAAGAAGCGAATATAATTGTTGGTCAACAACAACTAGAGTCATTGGATCAAATTGTAAGCATTCTTAAAAATAAAAATAAGGAAGATAAAATTGAAACTCTTAAAAAAAATAATTTACAGAAATGCGTGCATTGGTGCGAAAAATACAGAATTCCATATAATAAGTTTTCTGAAAAAGTAAATATATTTTTGCCTTTTTTTAAAAATACAGATGATTCTGAGTTAGAAGATGAAGTTGTATTGGAAGAGGCAAATGTAGTAATAGAGGTATTTACAAATGAAGAAAAATTTGATTAAAGACTTGCATAGGATGTTGCAAAATGATTTGTAGGAAACGGCGATTGTTTATTTCCTTGATTTATTAAAGTTGTAGGATTATTAACAACTGAACTATTTGTTGTAAGACTAGAACAAGTTCTTGGGTTTTGAAATCTAGGCCAAAAATTTGTAAAGTAGTCTTGAGTGCAATATGGGGCTTTGTTTTTATATAGAAATGGAATTGCGGGAACTCCTCCAGTTGTAACTGCAGGTCCAATGCCATTATCGGATCCAATTTTTTGATCGCGATTATATCCAGCCAAATTCTTTTCAATTGTTGTAACATTTAATTTCAAAATTCTAGTACTGCTAGAAACTGCTCCTTGTTGGGCAAATTGTGAATTATTTGGTTTATATACAACCAATTTGCATCCAATAGGATTATTAGGACCTTCAAAAGGTACGCCAACATACGGATTATTTGTAAAGTTAGTAAATACTGCTAATGCAGCTGTTTTTGTGGATCCAGTTAAAGATTCGAGATAGTTAACAAATCCGTTTAAGCTTGTAACATTCAAAGCATAAAATGCAGCAATTTGTGCATTTGTTAAAATACTTTGATTTTTCATAATTTGAATCATGCTAGCAATCAAATTTATTTCGGAAGCTTGATATATTTCTGCATTAGGTTGACAATTTGCTACATACGTGTTAAGAGTAGCAAGTGCGCTTCCAGGTTTAGCATTTTGAATAGCTGAAGCAGTAATAAATGGATTACCTGAGAGTTGTTCCAATAAAGCCCCATTGTTTTGTTTAACAAAATTAAATACACGTTGTTCATAAGTTTGGCATCTATTTTGCATATATTGAGTGTGAGTAGTGTAATAATTTTTTTTCAAATTTGTGCTAGCAGGAATAACTCGTTTGCGTGCCTTTTTTTCAGCGTTGCAGCAAAATTTAGGAGTTTGCGTTTCGGGCTCAGGATTTTCAGTAAGGTAAGTTGTACTTGGTTTATAATCTACAACAATTCCAGTTCCTTCACAAGTTTTACAATCTTTATCTAATTGATTTGTACCAGTAGTTTCATTTAAAGTATTAGGTTTAACAATAAAGTTACCAGGAGTATCAATCATCTGCGAAATAACGCCAAAGCCACCGGAACCACCACCTAAAGAAGTTCCTTTTGATGATTTAACTTCTCTATTATAGTTTCTCTCAACTTGAATTATATTATTAGGATTTTCTGGATTAACCAAAATAATAGGGATTGGAATAGTAGTTCCTTTTCTATAATGTTTGATTGGTCTAGCTTTTCCAAAAGCTGCAGGGAAATTGTTACCAATATCGTTATTAGTGAGGGGACGAACGTGTCCGGCGGTTACACCAACAGGATAACTTTCAATTCCATTGGCTTTCCATGATAAATATGGAACGGCGCCTTGATATTGACCACGATTATTGTATGAAGACATTCCTTGTGGATAAAATGCAGTAGACATAGTATATAATTGTTAAAGAAAATAAAAAGTCATATATATATAATAAA